TTATATCTGTTCAGCCTCATTTAAGAAAGTTTCAAAGGATTTTCTTTTAATTTTAATCGTTCTTCCTATCATTAAATGGTATTTGTTACCATAGTCTTCGGCTATTATTGCTCGTAACCTATGTTGTCCAATCCCAAATAATTTTGAAGCCTCTTTTATTGATAATAAAATTTTTTCTTCTATAATAATCACTTCTTTCTAAAATTTTTTCTATTTATCTTTTTGGATAATATGGTATAATAACGCCAAGCAAACTGTATCTTGAGTCATCGTATCTCGGATCATCTGCACGACAGAATGCCCGGTATTATATATCATACGAAGTACCAATTTTATAGTTTGGTACGTGGAACTGGAAATTAAATATCTAGCCCGTTCTGGGCAATGCAATTTCCCAACTTTTATAATACTATAAAGAAGGGAGGGTAGGATTGTTAGTGTTGTTGACACTTATTAGAGGTGGACTTTTGATATATGGTTTTCATTTTCTAAGCATAATTGTTAAAACAATTGGAAAATGTTATATTGCTAAAATTACTAAAGACTACAGCGATTCACAAACCAAATCTTTGGCTCAAATGTTCACCAAGACTAAATATTTTTTACATAAATAATTTTATTCTTTTGTATAAGTTATATTTGTTTCCTTTTTGATCCTTTATATATACCACACCCTGAAATATGGGTGTGGATTTTTTAATTAATGAATAAAATTATTTTGTTCCTGTTGAACCAAAGCCACCCTCGCCTCTTTTAGTTTCTGATAATTCTTCCACCTCTTCAAATTCAATAGGTAAATATGGCATTACTACCAGCTGGGCAATTCTTTCGCCCGGAATAATTGTTTTTGGAATATCAGTATCATTATGTAATGCTACAATGTATTCTCCACGATAATCACTATCACAAACGCCAACACAATTGGCAGGACGAATACCCTGTTTTGTTGCTAATCCACTACGGGCAAATATCGCCCCAAAATAACCTTCGGGAATTTCCATTGACAATCCTGTGCCGATTTTAACCGTTTTATGGGGATTGATTAGAATTCTTTCTGGTATACAAGCATATAAATCATAACCAGCGGCTTGTTCGCTTCCTCTAGTTGGAATAATTGCATTTTCGTTTAATTTTTTAATTTTAATTTCCATTGTATCCTCCTTTTATCTCCATTAGTTTTTCTAATGCATCTGCTTTATTAAGAAATATTGTTTCGTTAATATCTCTATCTGAAAAAATATAAGCATGTTTAGTTGTTGTACTATCCAATCCTACATAATAATCATCTGCTACGGTTCTAATATGTAAATCATATATGTCTGTAAGTTCAGGATTGGGTGAGATTTTGACAAAGTAAACAGTGCTGTTTTTATTTAGTTTAGTCACAATATAAAACCACCTTTCCTTGTTTAAGTGTTTGTTGAACATCAATAACTCTTTGATTTTTTGAACCTCTGAATTTTAATGTGAGATCCTTTTGCTCATCTATATATTCTCCGTCAACAAGTACATCCACATTAGAAATTATCTCCCAACGTGTAAGCCACTCATCTGCATTTGCTGCAAATGGAGTATATTTATATTCATTATATTTGGAATTTAAAAGGTCAAAATTATATCCACTATACAACCAAATGGTTTTCTCAGGAAAGGAAATACGGATTTCTTTAATTAAATCTAAAACCCCATCTAAATTCTGTTCTGCTAAACATTCTCCACCAAGAAATGACACACGCTTGATATATGGTCTATCAATGAGTTCCATAAATTTATTTTTTGTTTTTTCTGTCCACTCTTTCCCACCATTAAAATCCCATGTTTCAGAATTAAAACAGTTTTTACAGTGAAATGGACAACCTTGGACGAAGAGGGAGACTCCAACTCCCTCTCCATTTGAAATATCCATAGATCTAATCTGTGCGTATCTCATTATAAATCCTCCGCAATATCTGTCATATGAACATATCTCTCCTTAATTTCCTGAGTGCGTCCTTTTCCCCAGTAATTAGTTCCAATATATCCGCAAGTCCTTCTTGCTACATTCATCTTGTCTTTATTTCTATTGTGGCAATTTGGGCATTCCCAAATAAGTTCGCCACCTTCATCAATAATTTTGATTTCACCGTCATAACCACAAACCTGACAGTAATCAGATTTTGTATTTTCTTCTGCATACATGATATGGTCATAGATGAATTTATTCATTTCCAAAATAGCATCTACATTATTTACCAATCCATCTGTCTCAACATAAGATATTGCACCTCCAAGTGATAACGCCTGAAATTCTGATTCTTTAGCAAGTTTATCAAATGCATTAATTGGTTCTTTTACAAATGTATGATAACTGTTTGTGATATAATTTCTATCTGTAATACCTTTAATAATTCCAAAACGCTTCTGTAGACACTTCGCAAATTTATACGTTGTGTTTTCTATTGGAGATCCGTAAATTGAAAATCCAATATAATGTTCTTTATTCCACTGGTCACATTTATCATTCATAAACTGCATTACTTTAATACCAAAATTATGACCTTCCTGTGAATCAATATGTGATTTACCAGTCATATATTTTACACATTCATATAAACCTGCATATCCAAGAGAAATACTTGCGTATCCATTATGAAGTAACTTATCAATCTTTTCACCTTTTTTAAGTCTTGCAAATGCTCCATACTGCCATAATAAAGGTGCGACATCAGATAATGTTCCTTCTAATCGTTTATGTCTGCAAAGTAATGCTTTATGACATAATTCTGTTCTCTGTTCCATTAAATCCCAAAACTTTTCATAATCTCCTTCAGATGACAATGCTACATCTACAAGATTTAAGGTAACAACGCCTTGGTTTAGTCTTCCATAAAATTTATAATTACCATTTTCGTCTTTATAAGGTGAAAGGAAACTTCTACACATTTTTATTACATATCACTATGTACACTGACTATATATTCTCTCCGAGTCCGTTACTCTCATCAACGAGCCGACTGCTTGGAATTGGTGCTTATCTCCAATCCTACACCGCTACACTCATCACGGTTAGTCGATACACACTTCCTATTTCTAGGGTTGGCACGGTACTCATCTTAGGTCACAGAATCTCTTCTACCTAAGACCTATCCGTTAGCAACTATATTAGTTACACCCTCTAAGCAACGAGGTTCAATCGGTTTATCCTGGGCTGTAGTTTACGCTCACCCATACACGGGAAACAGTTACCCTCTTTATATTTCTTCATAATCTTCTCTGAAATATAATCAGGGTTCATTCTCTTTGCAGTACACTTAGCTGCAAGTTTTGTTAAATACCAATAAGGGGAATTTTCATGAATATTATCTTCTTCTAAGACATAAAGAAGCTTTGGAAATGCCTGTGTGACATATACGCCAACTTCATTTTTAAGACCAAGTAACCTCTGATTAAGAAATTCCTCAATAATCATTGCAAGTTCCTTCTTATACTCTGTAGTCTCTCCAAGATACATAAATACACTCAAAAAAGGAGACTGTCCATTTGAGTTAGACATAGAATTGCACTGATAGTTAAAAGTCTGAACACCATCTGCCACTTCTTTTTTGGTATCAGCTTCTGCATATCTCTTACAATCTTCATCAGAAAATCCCCATGACTTATACTTCTCATAGTATTTGTTGTAACTATCTCTTACAAATGGTGCTAAATGTGTAAGAGTAATTGTAGCCCCTCCATACTGAAGTGATGTAGCACCAAGAATAATCTGAGTAGCGATTGTACAAGCAGTAATAAATCTATGAGGCTTTTCAATCTTTACTTTATTAATACACGTACCATTCTGTAACATATCTTCAAGATTGATAAGTGAGCAGTTGCTCATCGCTTTCATACCAAAATAGTCAATATCATGAAAATGAATAATACCTTCATCATTTGCTTGTACAATTTCTGGTGGAAGTAAAAATCTACGAGAAATATCTTTGCTAACAATCCCTGCCATATAATCACGTTGAGTATTTAATACTTTTGAATCCTTATTGGAATTTTCAGTATTCCAATATTCGCTTTCACCATCTAACAGTTCATCAATCTCGGAATCTGTTGTATTCTCATTTTCTCTCTGAAACTCACGAATACTCCTATATCCTTCATAAGCTTTTGCAGTAAGTCTCTGTTTTTTTGTGATCAATTTATCATAAACCATTGATTCAATATCAGATATACTTATTTCTTCTTTATCTTTACATATTTCTTCAATCTCATTCGCAATATCTTCTGCAATCTTTGGTTTTACAATTCCAGAACCATTCTTCATAGCTTTAAGAATTGCTGTTGAAATCTTTGACTTATCAAAATTTACTTCTGTACAATCTCTTTTTAATACTTTCAATCCTTTTCTCCTTTCCAAAATCTATTTAAAATTAGTATTTCAAATTACATGTCCTTAATCTTTACCTTCAGTTCTTCTAATAGCCTATATCGGTCAGAATCGTACTGTAAATGGTCTTTTACAATCATCTCTGTCTGCTCTTTGCATATAAGCTCAATTATTGTTTTCTTCTCGTTATTATTCATATTTCATTCTTTCATTAATTTAAATAAAAATTAGTTACATAATTAACAAGTTTTAATTTGTCATCAAAAATCTTGTTAGACATATCTATCTGCCAAGGATGAAGTTTGTTATTCTTTTCATTCAAACCAATAATAGGTATTTTATTTTCATAAGCAATAGCCTGCTCCACTAAAGTACCTTTAGAATCTGGATGATTAAAATCAACAATTACCATATCTGAATGACGTACTTTATATAAATCAAATTCCATAACCTCGTGTTCGCTATCATATGTAACTTCTTTAAAATTATAATAATCATTAGGATTAATACATTTTACTTTAATGTCAGAATATGTATGTTTGAACATTTCGGTTAAAGTTTTTCTCCATTCATTGCTTTCTACAAAATCAATATCCGACATAGCACCTGCTAAATATATAGTAAATTCTCTCATAGTGTTTTGTCCCTCCTAACTCTGTTCTTTACGATGTCATGCATATCTTTGATTAATTCTGTTAATTCCTTTAAATCTCTTCTGTTGTTTTTTATTACAACATCAACATTATTTTTTATTCCTCTAAAATCTTTAATGTCATGTAATAATCTTCTTCTAATTTCTTTCGGATTATCTCCACGCAACTTTAAACGCTTGTATAAAGTTTTGACCGATGAATCCAAATAAACTGACAGAACATCTTCCTTATTAATGTATTCTTTAATGTCTTCATAACCATTTGGCGTAAGAATTATCACCTTGTCATCAGTATCTTTTGTTACATCCTCAACAGCAGTTCCATAGTACCAAGTGCCAAATACTGAATTATATTTTTTCCATTCAGCAAAGAAACCTTCTTCAATCTTTTCTTCAAAATCTTCATCATCCGTAAAATGATATGTAAGATCTTGTTTTTCTCCTGGTCGCATAGGTCTTGTTGTCCATGTGATTATCTTCTCATATCCATAATAATTATGAATTAAATTATTAACCACTGTATCTTTGCCTGATGCAGATTTTCCAAGTAGAATAATCATTTTTATACCTCCTGATCTTCATCTTCTTCTGTTTGTTGCACATTTTTTGTATTCATATACATATAAGCGTTGTCTCCACGAAAAGAAATAACGCATACACAAGAAGTAATCATTCCTAGCAACATTTCTAATACAAATACAACTATTGCTAATATTACAATTTCACCTATTCCCATAATTTTCTCCTTTATTTTATTTTCTTTTTACAAATACCCTTATCGTTCATTTCGTATTTTTCTTGCCATATTAATGTGTTCCAAGGTATATAATTCCTATGTCTTATACACTCAAAATCTTGGCAAGTTCTATTTGAACAATAAGGATATTCTTTTGTTCCCAACACAACCTTATCTTTCATTTAATTCACCTTGTATTTGTTAACTACATTTTCAAAGTCTGAAATATTTAAATATTCCGGAATATTTGCAATAATCTCAATTGGCTTAGATAAGTCAAGTGATAATAATGCCATTATACTTTTAGCATCATATTCTGCGCTTCTATTTAATGAATGAGCATTAATTGGAAAATCAAATTTTGTAATTTCGTTTACAAAATTTTTTAGTGTTTCAATTTCGTTTAGTTTAACTTCTACACACTTTTTCATTAATTTTTAATTCCTTTCTTATATATTCTCTTATTTATTTTTATGTATTTTAATTTTTACAATTTTACTGTTCCATGCTTTTGTTGAATAAGCCACGTCTCCTCTTATTCTTACTTTTTTTGATAGTTTTGGAGTATCTACAACAAATTCAATTAATGAACCATCTGCTGTTTTTTGATTCTTGCCATCTGTATCTTTATTCGCTTTACAATCGGCTAATATACATGGAATTACTGTCCCATTTTTGAGAACTAAATCAATATAAGTCCCTATTTTTTCTGTATAATATGAACCAACGGCTATGCAGTATCTTCCATCTACTTGTCTTATACCATAACTTCCTGTATAAGCTTTCTTTTGCAATTTATATTGTCTGCTGGAAGTATTAGTAATACATCTATAATCCATAAAAGAGCATAATTTATAATGAGGTATAGACGTATGTATTTTACTTTTTATTTTTTTTGTTGTAATATATTTCATTTGAACATATCCAACTTTGTTATCGACTTTTATTTTCGACCATTTTTTATTAATTATAATAAACTTAATCTTTTTGCCGTAAAACAATCGTTTAATGCTCTTGCTTTTAACATTTGGTTTTTTTCTTAGATTAAGATCATTAGCTTTTATATATGCCGTTTTATATTTTTTCTTCTTCTTTTTAATTGTTTGAGTACTTGTTGGAATATTAAGTGTTGTTTTTGTTTCTATTTGTTCATCGCTATGTGCTGCTATTGAATCAACGTCAACTGTAGACATAACGATGTTTTGGGGGACGTTTTTCTTACTTGTTTTCCCATCATATGACCAATAAATTACACATAACATAGTAATTAATGCGATTAACATACCAATTACTAATATGTCATAGCTTTTCTTGTTCTTTTTCATATTTCTCCTTACTCGTAAAATTTTAACAAATTGTTTTCTTTATAATTTTCTATGTTCAAAACTAAAACTTCACCATCTCGTAAAAATGTATTAAGTATTCTTTGGTCATATCTCCCAAGGTCATCACCAAGCTTACCCACACATATAAATGCATCGGGATGTTTTTCTAATTCTTTAATCAAGTCTTTTGCATAGATAATTCTTTTGTTATGCTGTGAAATCGCTTATCACCTCTTTTTATTATTCTCTTTTTTTTTTTATTTTGTTTTTATTTGATTATCTGAGCATAGATAAAAATTGCTCTTCTGTTATGATAGGAATATTTAATTCCTTTGCTTTTTTATTTTTAGAACTGTTAGAATCAATATAATTATTAATAAGATAAGTTGTTTTAGATGAAATACTTCCTGATACTTTTCCACCACGATTTTCTATATCGGCTTTCAATTCGTCACGATTTTTATAATGATTAACTGAACCAGTTACAACGAATATTTTTCCTTGTAATGTTTTTGGAATTTCATCTAATACTACATTAGGTGTTTCAAAATAAAATTCTTTTGAAAACTCAATAATTTTACTTCCATTTTTATTCCAATAGCCAATAATGGATTTACCTAATGCATCTCCTATTCCATTGATATGAGTAAATGCATCTTTACCACTGCTCATCAGAGCACCAATAAAAGTATCTAAACTTTGATTACATGCTTTTGCAATATCCTGGCTTACTGATTTACCGAGTAATGGAATAGATAAAGCGTAAAGGAAACGCTGAAGATTTGTATTACGAGACTCTTCAATAGAGGTAAGAAGCTTATCTACTGATTTTTTACCCAGTCCGTCTAAAGCTTTCATCTCATTTTCATGATCTGATAGATGATAAATGTCTTGAATTGAGTTTAACCAACCAAGATTAATGAATTTTTCTATTGTAGATTCTGAAAGACCATCAATATTAAGTGCGTTCTTACTAGCCGCATGTGTAAGCTTGCCAAGAAGCTTGCCCTTACAATTATCATTGGTACAATAAAGAACTTCTGAATCGTTATCCTTGATAATTCTTGTAGGCTGACCACATATAGGACATGTACGAGGTATATCAATATAATTTTTTGTATATTTATCATCTTCCTCTGCCCATCGAATCTGTGGAATTATGAGATTTGCCTTAAATACACCGATATGCTGTCCAATCCAAGGATTGCTAAGAATCTGTTTCATTACAGAAATGTTGTGTAATGATGCTCTTTCAACAATTGTCTGTTCTATTTCTATAGGATTGAACACAGCAGTTGGACATAAACTTCCTGTTTTGCCCATTGTCCATTCAATATCTACCAATTTTGTTTCTACTGAATCATTGAATATCTTATAAGCAATACCATTTCTAAAATGATGACTTGTATTTCCAAGAGACTTTCCATATTCAACATCATCAAACTTAAATACCACACCATCTTGAGGAAGATTTTCTTTTTCTGCAATATTAATAAAATTATCAATATGTATCTGTAACTGATTAAATTCATTTATTGTAATATTGTAGCACGGAACTACATCGAATCCTAAATTCTGAGCATTTAATAATCTTTTGTAGAATGAATTATCACTATCTCCTTCAACCACTTCCCAAGCATACCAAGATAATTTTCTATCTTTTACAATTGAAGTATCAAGGCTTGATAATGTGCCTGCTGCTAAATTACGGCTATTTTTATATTCTCCGTTTGTATTAATCTCAGCAAAATTATCTAATTTAATCAGTGCTTCACCATCAATTATATAAGTTCCTTCCTTATTAATATGTAATGGAACATTAGTGAATTGCTTAACATGTTCGGTTACATCAGATCCGACTGTACCATTCCCCCTGGATTCTGCTAAAACTAAATTACCATCTTTATAAGTAAGACGTACAGTTAAACCATCGAGCTTTACAGAAGCTACAAGATTATGATTATTTGCAAATTTAATAATCTCTTCTATGCTGTGACACTTTTCAAGTGAAAGCATTGGTGTTTTATGAGTAACTTCTTTGATATTATCTAATACTGTTGCACCAACACTATGAGTAGGACTATTAGATAACACAATACCCGTTTTTTCTTCCCACTGTTTTAATTCTTCAAGTTTATTATCAAACTCAGCATCACTCATGATAGGCTGTCCAGTATTATAATAAGCTTCGGAAGCGTTATTGAGTTCATTGACTCTTGCTGCAATATTAACTCTATTCATTTAATCCTCCTTTTCTCCACAAAATTCTTTTAAATATGTAAGCATTTCTGACTCTTCTGGGAAGAACGGATCTCGTTTCTTTTCGTTCTGTACCCAACATAAGAAGTTCATCCAAAATTGTCCTACTCTCCAATCAGGCATATATGTCATGTGTAATCGGGTTACTTCGTTGTAAAAGTTATATAATCTATTTGGATCTCTCGTATTAATCACCTCCTATGAAATGAACATTTACTTGTGTACTTCATAAAACCATTCATTGTATAAATCATATCTATTTTGAATATTAAGCCAATTAATTTTCTTGTTATTATCCTTTGCCCATTTTATAAATTCAGCAATCTTACCACAACAACGAAATTCAGGACACCCTGCCCTATAAATGCAATTAGGTACTAAAACATCTGATTCTAATGGATGTGTTTTATGTAATTCAATTTTGAAATCTTCTGCCAATTCAACGGCTTCTGGTGTGGCGTTTCCACACAATCTTTTTCTCCATCCATCAATACAGTTTTGCTCATTAGCATAACCATCAAAATTAACCAATGCATCTTGTGGTTTCTTTCCTCGTGGAGTATCATCGACCAATCTATCATCTCTTTGAGAGCTAATAAATTTTTCAAATTTATGTCTTGACCATTCTGTACTCAGCCAATAATAAATACCTTTCCATGACCAATCAAATTCAAGTAATCTAATTGGCGAATGTTCAGATATAAGCAACTTCTTTTTAAAAGTATCTGTTGCTTCGTTCTCTGTAAAATCTTTATTATCCGTGGTTCTACAATGATTCTTTACTCTCTTCCAATCATCACCAAACCAGTTAAAAACTGTTTTCAAAATTAATCCTCCTATTTTTTTAATCTAATGAAAATTTAGTTTACTGTAGATTTATTTATTATTTTCTACTAAATTTTTAACGTATTTACAGTTGTCACCGTATGTAATGTTGATTCCTTTCTTCTTAAAAATTTTCAAGTCATTTACTCTGTAATCAGCTATACGATACCAACCATCATCAGGGTTAAATCCATCACTAAAAACATGTTTTGTATTGAATCTACCTTCACAGTTATATAGTCCTTCCATACATCCATGACGATATACATTGATGTCAATTAAATTATCTTCTCTTTCTTTACACATATATCTTATTCCCATATCTTTCCTCCTAATCTCCACAAGAAATAATGGATTCTTGTTACTTATTTTTAGCACCCATATAGTTTTCTTTTGTAACTTCATAATGTTTAGTGTCATAATATTTGTTATCAATTAACTTTACATCATCCTTGAAAGTTCCAACAATTCTTCCATTATACTTTTTAACCATTTTGTCATATGATTTTTCAATTGGGTTGCCAACAACCACATAAAAATCAAGCTTTCTAAAATTATATTTTTCGAATATATCTTGCAATACCTGTCCAAGATCCATACCAAACGTTATCTTATCGTCTGTAAAATTCATTATGCTTAAACTGTATGCATAATTACATCTTCTGTTTACAGAATAACTAATATATCCAATCACATTGTCATCTTTAATGGAAACAAATTGATGTCGCTCCCATGTACTATCATCAATAGTCATAGCATCATAATATGTATCACTATTCCAAAATTTATATTTATCTTTGAACCAAATATCGTATTGTAGTTTTTCTAATTGCTCTTTGTATTTAATTGCAACATCTAACAACTCATTCACCCCCAATCTTCCAAAGAAACTGTCGATTATTGCTACTGTATTATTCTCTACAGTTGAGCTAATAAACTCTTAATTGGCTCTCTATTCATATTTTCTTTAGCCCATGATATGTAACTTGGATCTGACTGAGCAACATCAACAAGCTTCTCGCCACTGTGCTTTCCAAAGTTCAGAACATAATCCTCTAACTTAACGGTTTCTTTCTTTGGTACTTCAACCCCATCAAACAGAACTTCTATATCTTTGCGACTTGCAAGGTAGTCTGCTAAATGTAAAATTGTCTGATATTTGTTTTTAGGCAATGGCAATACCGTTGAACTTCTTTTATCAGTATTCCATGCACCCATATGGCTCTCAATTATAGTTGCAATCATTTCGATTTCTTCGTCAGAAAGTTCATTGCCTTTTAACTCACGAATAACATTAGCTGCTAAAAGAGGATGGTCAAACTTTGTATATTTATTTTTTGTGAAGTCATCATCATTCCCACTTTTTCGTGAATCATGCATCATCCCTGCAACTCTCATTAAATCTTTCTCTCTTTGAGTAAAATTCTTACCAAAGCAATCAACCGCAAAAATATGGTTTAAGAATCTTACTAAAGCACATGTATGTCTTGCCAATCCTAAATCACCAAGAGCATATTGAGGATGGTATTTTCCCGTACTTGACGCACCCACATTCCAAAAATAATCTGGTATTGTTTCAATACATCTTTCTGCAAATTTTCTAATATCTTCTGACTCAATTGTATTTAAAATCGAATCAAAAATACTTGACTTACTATTCATATATTCTCCTATTCTGCTTTCATAAATATCTGAAGCATTGTTTTTCTATCAAAATTTTCCTTCTTTTTAAGTGCATTATTTACTGTACGAATCTCTCCAAGGTGATAACATTTTTCTTTTGCTCTACTTTCTCCTACATATAACAAATTGGAATTCAACATGAATGTGTGGGCTTTAGGTGTAATTAAAACAACCACCTTGAACTGACCACCCTGAGATTTGTGTGTACTGATGGCATAAGCCAATCGAATATTTTTCATAGAACTTTTTGGGATATAGATAAGTGTTCCATCATAATCAACAACCATTGCATCTTTTAGAATTTTTACAACTCTGCCAGATTCACCATTAGCAATAAATGTTGTATTTTTATCATCAATATATTCCTCATTATAGATAATTGCTTTGTAATCATTGGCATAGTTCATTACAATGTCATTCAATCTGAATTCTGTATCTCCAAATGTGATTTTCGCCTTTGGATTAGAATTAACTGCGTTTTGTATCTTCTTATTTAACGCTACTGTTCCATAATCACCTACATTATAGCAAGATAAGACTGCAATATCATCAACAGAATACCCTTTGGATAACAATGTCTGATAAAGTTTTACAGTATATCCAACAAGTTTATCTTGAAGAATTGGCATAAATATATATGACTGATCTTCACCAAACACTTGCATACCTGTTTTTGTCTTATCTAAATATTCAGTACCAGTTCGTGTATCTGTGGCAACCGTAGATAAACCACCTTTGCCATAACGGAATACCTTATCAAGTGTGATAGTAGGAATATTCTCACATTTCAACAAATCATAAAGTACATTACCAGCACCAACAGAAGGAATCTGTGCATCATCACCAATAAGAAGTAATTTTGTTTTTTCAAAATCTATAGCTTCAAGCAATTTCCTAAATAAGAAAATATCTACCATTGAAAACTCATCCACAATTACTACATCATATGGTAATTTATTTTCTTCATTAAATCCCCAATCAGCAGGTGGCATATACATAAGACCTCTATGGATTGTCATAGCATTTTCATTTGTAAAACCTGATAGTACCTTTGCAGCTCTACCAGTTGGTGCTAAAAGTAAATGCCTTTTGTTATAAGCATTTAACATATTTACAAATGCCTGTGTACTTGAAGATTTACCACTACCACCATAACCAACTAAAAGAACTATATTGTTTTCACACATATATTGAGAAGTTTTACACTGATTGTCTGTTAATTTGAATCCATCAAGTTCTTGAAATTTAGAGCAATCATAATCCCATTTGGTATGTATTTGTAATCCTTCTTTAATCCTATCTGATATATATTTCTCTGTTTCATATGTTTCTTTTTTACATACACTTAATAATTCTCTATCAAATATAACATCATTCTCACCTTTTAATATGAGTGGCAAATTATTTTTTGCTTCTGGAACTAAAACATCAAACTGTTTCTTCAAATCACCAACATGCATATATGTATTACCATTGTTCTCATTTTCATCAAGTAAATAGTCTACACATGCTTTTGCTCTTTGGTATGACGTAATCAAATCAAATCCAAAAAACAATACTGGCTTCTTCCCATTTTTCTGACATTCCTTGCTATCTTTATCAAGGGTAAGTAATAATGAATCGGCAGTCTTAAAACCAATTCCACCAAGTCTACATAAACATTGGTAAGGTTCTTCTCTGATAACTTCCTTGATTTTATCTACTGATGTATATTTGTCATACAACTTTTTTACTGTTGAAAGATTGAATAATCCTCTGAATTCTTCAACAATCTCAGCTAACTTAAAATTTTCTATAACTTTATTTTTAATGACATTAAATGTATAATCCTTTATTCCTTTAGTCTTATTCAAATCAATATCATCTAATCTGTTATTCATAATCTTATCTACAATATCAGGGTACGCTTCAAGTAATACATCCGTTTGATTTGGTGTTAATATCTCATATAAGAAATTTCTTGTTGCTGCTAATGTTGTAGGTTTCTCTCGTTTTATGTTGACTACATCATATCCGATTCCATGAGAATCGGATATTTCTTTTGCTTTTACAATGTAGTCAACTCCAAGATTGAGTTCTGAAATATTACCTTTAATAGTTGCAGTGCCATATTTTCCTATCTGTACATCAGGATATTCAAATGAATTTACAGACACACCATAAATTTTGAAGTCAGTAGAATTATATACAAGTCTTTCTGGTACACATTTAAACTCAATTATTTTATCCAACTTTACATCTCCTTAATAAACATCCCACTTCTTTACTATTCTCTCTTTTTCGTCTGTCTTGATCCAATCGCCACCAACCTTTTTCATTTTGTTTCTTTCACCAAACTCTTTTACATTGATGACATTACCTGCTATAAATGGGGATTCAATGAATGACTTTCCAGAAGTGATTTTTGTTTTAAGATACTCACCATCTCTCATGTTATAAAGCATAAGGTATGGTTTTGTTTTATCCTTATAGAACTTACACTCAAGAACATAATACATATCTTTTGGTGCTTTCGGATTTTTATACATTATGTTTCCAAGATACTCTTGTTCATATACAATCTGTTCTTTTATTGATAGTGGCTTATTCTCTAAACCGCTTATCATAAGTTTAACAAGTTTGTCTTTATCAACATTGCTATACTGTTTAGATGTCTCTTTCTCTGCACATTTTCTCACATCTTCTTCTCTAATGTTCAGTGATGCAATTTTATCTTTTTTCAATGTCTTGCATTTTCCCAACAAGTTGTACATATCAATAATTGATAGTAAATATTTATTCTTACCAAACTCAGAAAAGAAATTTAGTGTTGTAAGAATATGTAATTGTCTATTATCCACAGATGTTTTTGATATAATATCAGAAAGTAAATCAACAAAATTATCATAATGATTTTTAGACAATTCATATAATTCGTCTGCAATCTGATCATTACAATATTTTATAGAAGATATTCCTTGATAAATGGCATTTTCGTCTTTATCCATGAAATACTGTGCTTTGGATTTGCCAAATTTTATTCCTTTGATTTCTATTTCCTGTGATTTGATATATTCTTTGATGTTTGACATTTTTTCATTATTGTCTACATAAACATTCAACGCTGATGTTAATAGCTCAATCTTATGGTAATATCTTAACCATCCAATAAATAGACCTATCATACTATATGGAACGGAATGATTTCGTGAAAACAAATAATTAGATGCATCTTCAATTACTACCAAGAATGATTTTATAGCCTCTCTTGCTTCAGCTTCGGTCATTCCATACTTCTCTTGTGCAATTGCAATAAATCCTGGAATATATCTATCATCTTTATTACCATGAATGTCTACCATATATCCACCATTTTCAATGATAGGTATATCTGCTTCAGTACCTGTTTTTTTAGCAAAATGTCTACGGACAATATCTGCTTGCCCCATAGTAAATCCACAGAAGTCATGTAAGAAATCAATAATCTGTTCCTGATATACTAAATAACCAAGCGTAGGTTTCAAGAAATTATTAAGTGCTTCATTGCCATTATCTTTGTAAATACCATTGAATAACTGTTCTCTATAAGATTCACCTGCTGGTCTAATAGCACCACTAACCATAGCCATTACATCAAGATATGAGATATTATCATTCTGTGCTTTAATATTCTCCAAAGTTTCCTTACTAAGTGTTCTTTTTAATGAATCACTTGCAAAACCACTTTCAAACTGGAATATCAATGTAGTATCTTTTGCTATTGAGTTAATAACATTTTCATCTGAGAAATTAACTTTATCAGGTGTTAAATAATCTATACCTGCAAGTTTACAAGCACCATCAATTAATCCAACAGCATTTAATCCTAACAAATCTAACTTTACATAATTTAAAGAATCAATTTCGTGCATATCTATTTGGCTTACAGGACGTGGATCTGATGTAATAGACAATGTTCCAAAATCATATCTTATATCTGTAGGACTACAAACAATTCCTGCTGCATGTCTGCCAAGTGATGTAATTGTTCCTATTACCATATCAATATATTTAAACATTTCTGGATATTGTTCTCTGATTTCTTCTGGCATATAATCCTTGCCTTTATCATCAGTTTCTACCATATTTGATAATTCCTGAGTTTGATCAGGAGTCATCCCATATGCTCTACCGACATCTTTTATCGCTGCTTTTAACTGAATTGTATTAAAAGTAATAATGTTGCAACAATACAAACCTTCCTTATTAAATAGATACTCACGCACTTTATATCTATCTTCTGCGTAAATATCAGTATCTACATCAGCCAATGACATTCTTTCAGGATTCATAAATCGTGAGAAGTTAAGCTTATATTTAACTGAATCAACATCAGTACATTTAATCAAATATGCAATCTCACTACCAGATACAGAACCTCTTGAACATCCATAGTGCATATTATTTTTTAGCAGCCAATTCTTGTAATCTGAATCGAGTAACATAAAATCAATAGCGTCATTATGTTTATATGTTTCTAACTCTTCCTGTATCCTTGGAATATACTCTGTTTTATAATTTGGGAGTTTGCTTATCCCACGTTCCTTTACGCCTTGAACTATTCGTGCCTTAAATTCTTTCTCAGCATCAGGATATAATCTTGGATATTTATTACTATAGTCCAATTCATATGATTCAATATTATCTGCGAATCTATTTGTTTCTTCAATTGCATCAAGATAAATTGATTTGGGTAATGCATCCTGTAATTCAAAGGCAGTAACCATATCATCATAAGATTTCCATGATAAATCACACGCATCCTCATCATGGAAATTAACATTTTTTGATTTCTGCATTACTGCTCTACCCATCATATGATCCTTATCAATAGCATGTACATCGTTTGTAGCAATAAGCTTCATCCCATATTTCTGAGCAATTCTATACAAATACTGATTGTAATAAATCTGAACGTCAAAATTATGTGGCTGTATTTCCAACCAACATCTATGCTTATTTTTAATAAGGAATTTCAGAAATCTTTCCTGTACTTCTTTCGTTCCTTTGCATAACATGCCTGCAACACAAGCTGTTAATACTAAAATATTATCTGATGTATTCTCAAGTTCCTCTAAGGTAATTCGTGGATTATAATAAAAATGACCATCATTACGATTAAATGAATCAGAAGAAAGTTTGTTAAGTTCTAATACGCCATCATAATTCTTTGCGTATAAGCAACAATGATAATTGTCTCTTTTCAGATTATCCATATCAATTTTTTCTGTTACATAAAATTCTTCTGCATTAATATATTTCAACCCAGCCTTTTCACATGCCTGTCTTTTTGCAACATTATGAAGGACTGCACCATGCTCTGTAAAAGCAATGGCTTTCATTCCTTCTGATTTTGCTTTGTCAATATAAGCTTGAAAAGGGGTGATTGAGTCAACTTCAAGACCGCTATATGGGTTAGAATCCATACTATGTAAATGTAATACTGTTAAATTACTCAACTTCTCACCTACCTATATCTATAAACTATTCACAAATGCCAATAAATCATCTTCGTCTGCATCAGAATCAGATTCAGTTTCTTCTTTGAACAATTCCTTCTCTTTTAGATACTGGTCATATGGTTTATGCAACGACCTAGAATATCCTGAGAGGGTTGCCAATCTAAATTCATCGGCATCTGTCACTTCTTGCCAAAAGATATTTTCATCTTCACTATTCTTATATTCTCTCTCTTTAGAGTTAATTTCTTCGATTGTATTGATAATGTCTTCTTTTAAATCATTAATCTTTTCTTCTGTTAGAGGTACTTGTACATAACAATCATGGATTTCGAATTTTTCTCTAACCTCATCTGGCAAACAATCAATATTGTTGTTTAACACCATCTCATCAACATATTTATCAATATCATCTTCATATCCGAAATTTTTCAGCCACATCTTTGCCGTATTGATAAGACTTTCGCCTATAGAATTTCTTTCTATATATCTATCTTTTTTCTTACCATTTTTCTGTTCAATGGTAACTGTGACATATTTTAAGAAATTCCATTCGCATACAATATCTTCCAATGGAATATTTAATGCTTGTCTAATACCTTCAGCATAAATAACCAACTGACCACATTCAGTGTCAATTTTTGCGCCTTGATAACGTGTAGATGTCTTCCAATCTACAATATGCACACGCTTTTTTTTATTGCCATCTTCATCTGTATATGGCTTAATATAGAGCATATCTATATATCCTTGCATATAAATGTCATCAGATATTTTAATTGTAATAAAATGTTCAACTTTATGTGGGAAATTAATCAGATTATGATTTTTTAAGAAATGTCTAATGCAATTTTCATATTTATTTGCTATTGCATCGTTTTTATCAGAATCACTACGATTATATTTAAGTTCTGCACAGTTCATTGTGAACAAACTATCTTCATATAAATCTGGCATGTCTTCATACTTAATTTTATCAGTGTATAACTGCTCAATAATATCATGTACATTTCCACCTGATACACAATAAATACTGTTTGTTCTGTCTTCTTTTTTATGTAGAATATATTTCAAAAAATATTCCCATTTATCTTGCTTGTAACAATGATACCTTGACCATGACCATAATGTGTCAACACCAAATTTCTTACAAATTTCTGTTAATTCTTTACCTGTTTTTCTTGCCAAATTCTTAATTTTCTCCTTTCTGATTCATCATATATAACACGATGTTTAAGAAGGAAATTATATACTTTGTTTGGCATATCGGCAGGACTGTCTTTACTACCCTTTTTTATTAAATCCCATTTGTCATATATGTAACTTACTTTTCTAATCGGATAAAATTTATCACATTCCTGTCTGATATGATTTATATCAATTCCTTCATCTAAAGCTATTACAATTTCTACATTCAAACTAATTAAAATTCTTACCTGTTCTTCTGTTAGTTCACAGTTTCCAATTGCTACAGCCGTACCATCTTTTCTTGAGTATCTTTTTAAAACTGATTTCTGTGCTTCTAAGGCTACACAATAACCAGCTTCTTGAATTGTTTGATAATTTTCGTTCAATCCATATACATTAATCCCTTTTGGATATGTTTTGGATAACTTAAAAAATTTTGGTATATCAAACATTTCGTAATTTGGTACTGTAGTTCTGCCACTAATACCTATATATTCATTATCATCCCCATCCCATTTTCGTTCAGGAATAACAATTCGTTTTCTATCATATGAATATCCAATATTAAATCTTTTACAAGCAAACGGCATAACACCTTCTCGAATCCAATCAATATAAGGTAAATCCGTATATTCTTTCATACACGAATCATCATATACTGGTATATCTTTATCTATTGTGTATCTCTGACGCTTGATTTTTTTAAAAATTGCTAATGGATCTTTCTTATCGTCTTTGTTATTATTTTTACTATATGAGTATTTCAATCCTAAAATATTATGGAGATATTTATTGGCTTTCCCAAAAGAAAATCCTTTAATTGTCATAACCAATGTAAAAATATCTCCACGCTTATTTTTCTCTGAGCTTCTAATTGCTACTGATAATGTATCTTTTTTAATACATATAGCAGTTTTATTATTGCCTTGTGGTAAGGCGGCTCTCCACTCTGTAGGATATTCGTGTAGTCCATGACACTCCAACGATAATAAAATCTGTTCTATACAATTATTCTCTATAATGTATTCTTTTAATTCATCTGCATTAATACACGCTCACCGCCTCCATCACAAATTTATGAAACATTCTTCTTATATTCCCATATATAACCACCAACAGTCTTTCTTTTATGTTGACAACACTTAGTAATACTTCCACGATCCAAGCCAAGTTCTATTGCTGCATCTTTTGTTGATGGGAATATTTTTATAATTTCATTTGTATCTTTATTGATTTGAACAATAGGTTTCTTATTCTTTTCCGCTGTTTTCATTATTGAATCCGTTGATGGTTTATACCAACTTCTACTATCAAGAAGTTTTTTAATACTTTCTTGTGTATGATGTTTCCCATAAAAAGGATTATCTTTTCCTACGCATTTTCCTGTCCTTGAAGCACTAATTTTCTGTAATGTTTCTTCTGTATGTTTTTTGCCATACATAGGGTTATTCTCTCCTTGAATGTCTTTCGAATGTTGTTCACACCATTCTTTTGTATGCTTTACACCTGCAACACCATCGCCACCAATTGTAATATTGTATCCAAATTCTCTATTGTTAGATTTTAATTTTTGTATCAATAACTTTTCAAAATTATTAGCTTCTTCTTTTGTTAAATTACTTGCAACAACCTCATGATAGATGTTATCCCATCCATATTTCTGAATTGCATTATAGAAATATTTCTGAGAATAATATCCAAATCCATTTCGCCATCTTTCACAAGGTTCTTTACTAGTAATTCCAACATAATATTTGTTGCTTGGTGTAATATGTATATAAACGCTCCATGCCATATTAATTACCAATCCTGTACAATATTGCAAATACCAAGATCTTTATTTGTATTTGTACTAAAATCAAATTCACTTATAATTTGGAAAGCATCGGTTTGACCAAACCTATTTTTAGGAATAAAAGTAATCATATAATGTTTATCTGGTTTTAACTTAAATGGAATTTTACTTTTACCATTAACTCCGTCAAATCTATAACCCACAATCTCATGTTTGCCACCCTCGAATTCATCTTCAAAAGGTCTACGGATCATCAGATTTACACTCATAACATCTACAATACTTTTACCAAGACCAATTTCATTATTTGTTAAATATCTCATTTTGATACTAGCCTTACCAAGCTGATAAGTTACGAATAGCCCAACATTTTTTGCTGTTGGCTTTACAACGTCATATAGCTTAACCATATCTCGTGTCATTGACTTATATATTTCATCAGTCTTTGCATCAAAACTTTCTTTTAAAGTATCAAGAACAAAATATCTAACACCTAGACTTGCATATTTTTTTATCAATTTAATTACAATATTTACTGAATATCTCTCAAGAGGAACTATTGTAATATTTTGTTTCTCTTTTTTGTCTTCAATCCATTCAGCAACTTTTCTGAGCTGTCCCATTGTCTCTTCATCAAATTTACCATCACGCAATTTGTACTTTGGTAAATCGAATTTAAAGACATTATTAGCAACCCATATAACTAATTCTCTTTGAACTTTTGTCTGATCTTCCTCATTGATAAAAAATACAACCTTTTCATCATAATGAAGAATTGATGGAATAATATAATTCATAGCAGTTGTAGATTTACCAACACCTGAATTAGCACCAAGACCATAAATATTCCCATCACAATTGAATCCACCTGTTTCCTTATTGAGAATGTCACAATTATGTAATGGTAATCCAACGCTTTTACCAGAATTCAAATCGTCAATAAACTGATTAATTCCTTCGCAAGCATTGTAGGATTCAACGTCTCTTGCAGCATTTACAAAAATGTGATTTATCATTGCTTCATATTCTTCATAAATTTCATCCAATGACATATCACAAAATTCATTAATACGATTGCATACAGGGAAGTTGTTTTTTAACATAACCAGGACAGTTTTCCATTTGTAAAGCTCTTTTACATACCCATCCATATTACTGACATTGACATATTCTTTTGCTTTGTCAATTGTCTCATAACCACCGTAGTCGTCATATTCCTTCTTTAGTTTTGGATGTTTTTCAAGATATAAACCAACAGTCATATCATCTAAAACAGACTTTTTCTCAACAACCAATAAATCACTAGCGATTTGCCAATAAACACGCCACGTATTTTCACTAAAATCTTCTAATTCCAGTGTATAATCAAAAAATAATTCGGGCTGTTTATATAGAATCGCTACTATATTAGCCTCTGCTATTACTTTATATTCTTTGATTTGCTTTGCTGCTTTTAATACTTCTTCTTGATAAGGCGTTAATTTTTTATTCTCTTTTTTTGTAGTAGCCAATTAATACCTCCTCAGAAAAGTTTTTTCATTCTATCGCTTGTTTCTTTCGTCTTTTTCACATAACTTGCACTATCATGGTTCTGATTTTCATATTCTACATTTTCAGCTTTTGTTTTTGCTTTTTCTGCTCTCTGCAATCTCAAATATACATCGTTGATTTCAGGTTCAATCATTTTCATAATAAGATTGATTTTATGTTTTTCATCTTTGATTTTCTTTTCATTTTCATGTAAATATGTAACAATTTTTCTCTTACATAACTTAAAGGTACATAAAATTGTGTAATCATCATAATTAGCTTTTGCTTCATGATTATTATTCGCTATATGTTCGCCACGTTTAATACCTTGTAGCTTTAATGCGAGATACTGTGGAAATTTCATATTATCATCGTATTCAAGAATCTCTTTCTTTACATACTCACATAGTTCAATCCACTGCTCATTATCTTTCTTTTTTATATTTCTCATTTACCAAATCATCCTTTCTTAAAAACTCCAACAGGCAATTAACCTGTCGGAGTATAATTTTAATTAGGCTAACTGTAACTTGGCAAAATCAATTAACTCTGTAAGAGTATCTGGGGACTGCATTTCAAGATTCTTTAATGAAACATCCTTATTCTTCATCTGCTTGTTTACTTTGAGCAAAGCATCTTTGTTATCCTTGAGTGACTTTAATACATCTTTAAATTCAGCAGCTAACTCTTCTGCTTTCTCAGCTTTGTCAACCATAGAATCTGTAGAAGTCTTTAAGTCATTCTTGTATGATGTCTCATTTGTCTCAAGATCATGCATTGACTCAAAATAATCCTTCCAAATATCATAAGATGGGTTCTCAATAATCTGTCCAACCTTAGTTACATTTGTTCTGTCCTTCTTAACCTTTGCAAAATAACGAACATCCTCACCATTCTCTTCCTTATAAAACTCAAGAATTGTATCATAATCAAATTTAACTGACTTATGCATATCAGGTTTAATGCCAACTAACTTACGGTTATCACCTGTTCCTTCATATACTTCTGTTGCCTGTGCAACTGACACAACATGCTTACCCTTTGCAGAAAGATCAATCTTAGCCTGCTGAAGCTTCATGTTGATAATTTTGATACGTCCCCACTGTCTCTGAGAAACTACTGTATCGTCAACATCTCCACCCTTTCTACGAGCTTTCTTCTCTTCAACTTCTGTAGCTCCAACCTGCATTGTTGCATAAAACTTAGTCTCTGAGTCGATGTCAAGTGTCTGAATCTCATCCGAATCTACTGCTTCGTCAATATCATCCTCTAAATCATCAAGATCTGATGTGTCGTCTACTAAAATAAGATTGTTGTAAGTCTTGCCATTTGCCAATGTAATATCCTTGCCCTCGTAGTGTGCAACACCAGTCTCTGAGTCAATACATGCAACTTTAGGGAATGTAAGTGCGAACCATGACTTTCCAGAACCTTCATAACCATATGCTAAAAACTTTCCACCAATCTTTGCTTCTCTTGCTTTTCTAAATGCCAATTGTTTATCCTCCTAGAATTTAATTTTTTATAAAGTGCTCACCCTGTTTATAACAGGGCAAGCATATTTTTTAGTTCATACCTTCAAGCATTGCAAGAAGATCATCATCTTCTGATGAACTGTCACTTTCTGTTTCAGAATCGCCATCATCACTTGGTTCTACACCAGCATCATTTAATGCCTGTTCGTAGAAATACAGGTCATCCTCATCATACTTACCATCTTCAAATGCTACAGTTGGTTTTCTATCATCACCATCACCAACATATGTAATATCAGGCTTAACAATAATCATTCTTCTCTCACGATTACCATTTCCTACGGCACACTTCTTTTCAGCCTCTTTCTCTGAATAAAGTCCCATTTCGATAAGTTCCTTAATGTCGTCAGGAATGTCATCTTCTGTGATATTTATTACTGAACCACCTTCAACTAAATTTCCTGTAACCGTAATTTCAGTAATCTTACCCTTCTTAGGCTTGAAAAATCTCTGAAGCATCTTTGCTGTAATTTCTGGATTCTCGTTGATAGCAACCTCAAATGTCTTAGGAAATGTAACATTCTTCTTAACCTCAACCTTTTCTCTATTAATCTTAGGCTTGCCAACATAATCAACAACATATGCAGAAAGCTCCATAGTCCCCTTGTCCTCATTTTTCTTTCCAATACTCTTAGAATCTACAAGGATTGTCTGTGAGAATGCAGCCTTGAAATCTGCTTCATCATCAACCTTTGAAAGAACAATAGATGTAATTTCCTTCTTTGTAGATACATTCCCTTCGTACTCGCTATAACCCATTGTTCCCTTTACGTTCACAATCATTCCGTCTTCAAGATGCTCATTGAGATATTCAACTGCGTCATAAGCTGTAAGGAACTTCTTATATACAGTCTTATCCTTAACATCCTTCTCAACACCAACTGTTAAGAAAGAAGAATCTGAAATACTGTCATATAAAGACTCATCAAGACGATCTTCCCATGCAATCTCTACTGACTTACTCTTTCCTGAATCATCCTTTTCATCCTTGCTATACGCACGAATGACATTATCTTTATCAGGGAAGAAACCGCTTCGCATCTCTGCATATACTGTATTGCCGTTTCCACAATCAACACCTACATACATACTGTTATCTGTCCAACCAGAATCATAACTATTGTCAAGATTGAATGTCTTGTCTGTTACTTTTACACGTCCAATAAGATTAAATACTGCCTTACCTTTCTTTAACGCTTTTCTTTCCTTTGTCTTTGCCAAATTACTTGTCCTCCTTAAAATTAAAAAATTTATGTAAATATTGTTAATAAAACAATCTATATAAACGCCCAAATGGACGGAACACAGAAAATAAATTTATGTAAAACCTATCTTCAACAGTGATTTTTGAGCGCAAAAGCCCAAGGGTATGCTGTTCTTCCACCCATATTTATATTCTCTATTCAGTTATTTATTTTTGGAAATTTTGAACTGAATTGTTCAAGACTAAGAATTTGCTTTGTTTTTCATAATGTTCAGTATTGTATTTAACATATTCTCTGTGGTTGCGAAATCTCCACCTAAACAAGAAGCAGTTGTCTTTATTTCATAAGTCCAATCGGCTTTATTACTTGTTGATTCTACTGGATAATCCATATATAATACTGTTCCTTTGGGAACAACAATATCATTGTATTTATTCTTGTAATCTTCTTTCAAAACCTTTAACCACTTTTGACAACCTTTATTATATGATTTATACTTTGCATCACTTGTATATACATGAAAATAAGGTTCAGATGGATATTCAATTCTCTTAAATTTGTTAATTACAAGTAACACTCCATCAGATATTCTATAAAGGTCTTGATAATCTGTTTCTGCTAATATCTCTATGAACATCACCTCACTTGTATATTTTCTATTAGTAATTTATTTATCACACATAACACTGCCATCAGAATTTAATCTTGGTGTAATACCACCCATACCTTTATATGATTCTGCATGTGAATAAATCCAATAATGGACACCTGTATCTGGATCGACAAATTCATAAACATCTCTATTGTAAATCTTTGATGTTGTACCACTATTACTCGTTTCTGTACCTTTTGGACTACTACATCCAACTAACGAACACGTTAAAATTAATACTGTTGCTAATGTCATAAACTTCTTTTTCATATTTTTTCTCACCCCTCGTCTTTTAAAAGTAAATAGTATAAGAAACTTAGAAAAGTAAAACTAAGTCCCAATATTTTATTCTCTGTTTGATATGCGTACATTGTTATTCCACTACAAAACCAAACCAACAGAAAAGCTAATGCTTGTTTTATGTATTTCTTCATATTATTGCACCTCCTAACAACCAATGAAACAGTGATTTATTGTTGTTATTTTACTTGATTGTTCTCTTATTCAGATTTTTTAAAATTAAAAAATCTATGTTTGTATTTATATTTTTGTTTATATGTTTCAAATTCTTTCTTTTGAGCCTCAATATATGCTATTTTTTGATTACACTCTTCCATTGTTTTTTTAGAATTATCAGTATCAACATGTTTATCTTCTACAAAATATACAATTGAGCCATCACTACTACGCATTCTTTTTTTGACAACAATAGCTTCTTTTATATCATTGAGATAAAATTTGTCACCTTCTTCCAACAAAGGAACATCAATATCGTATTCGCCAATTATTTTATCAGAAACAACTATTCCATCACGACTTGCAATGAACTTATATTTTTCGTCACTGTTAAAGAATCCCCATCCCATAAGATAATACAAATTTTCAATTACACGCTGCCGAAATATGCTTTTGACTGGCTTAATTTTATATTCTTCACTCATTTGTTTATTACCTCCATCTATATATTCTCTGTTCCAGGTTCTTCCAAGACTGCGATACTTAAAGTTCCTGTATCGCAATTTCTCCCCATTCTTGTCTTAAATCCAAGTTCATTTAATTCTTTGTCTAATTCGTATAGATCATTTTCATCTGTACTGTAAATCTTACTACCTTTACAAATCTCGACAGCTCTTACATAATTTTTATCTCGCCAAGCCGAACTAATATATAACCATTGGTCTGTATCTACTTTAGATATTTTATTTCGTGGAACTACTGTGAATGGTTTAAGAATTTCTTCGATTTCATCTTTATGTTCTATGTAATTATCTACTGGATCTCGTATCAAATTAAGACACGCCCTACGACTTCTTTTATATTCCATAATAATATTCTCCAATCTGCACCAAGAAATGTCAGATTCTTGTGTTTTATTTTTCACCTGAAACATCTTCTAAAACAGGTTTCTCATTGATAATCTCATGTAAAAAAACAAAAATAAGACCATCATGGAAATCAACTTCATACTTATCATATACATTAGTATCAATAAGTAAATGAACATCAATTTCATTCTCAAATCCAATACCTTCAACTTTATGTGCGCCTTTGATATTCAGATAAGTTTCCTTGGTTCTATTGACAAACTCTGTCTCATATTTAATATTCTCCTTTGGAATACCAATCGCATTGTAAATATAAATCTTATCTGTTCCTACCTGTGCAACTCTAAAAGCTGCTGTGTGATTATTAAACATACATGTATACTCCTTCTTAAAACTTTCTTCGCATAAATCATCAATAAATATATTTGAATTTCTTAGTCCTCTACGCCAACCAGTCGAAATATAAATTGAACGATTTTTACCTTCAATGACATCACTCTTGCTAATATCTACTGTAAATATTCTCTCTTTAACATTATTAAATTCTTCAATTTTATGTCCACTAGAATCAATCCTTACCATTAAATATGGCATAATCAAAGAATTAACAATATCTCTTTCGATTTCATTTTCAATTATTACACCATTAAATCTGTGTCCTCTAACGGAATCGTTTACAGGTAATACTTCAATACAATTACCATTATTCCAATAACAGCCCAATTTCCATGCATAATTTTTTAATTGAGTATTTCTTCGGTCTAACAATAAGTTTGAAATGCATTTCATTACAATCTCACATTGTTCTTTTGTTCTTACAAATACCCCACATTTATACTTTGTATATTGATTACAGAACTCAATCTGCTTTTCTAATGCTTGTACTAAATTCGTATGTATCAATCCTCCTTATGTATATTCTCCAAAAGAAATCGAAATTTACTGCGACTTTATCTCAGAAATCCCTCTTTAACAACTTCTGGGTTTGGTGTCTTAGGTAATTCAATTTCGCTTAACTGTTTTAACTTTTTATTAAAAGGCTTTGGCAATTTCATCCATGCTATCACCTTGTCTGCAATAGTAAAATATGAATAGTCATCAGGTGAATAATCGCACACCTCATACCAACCTTGTGGAATCCACCATGTATCCTCCTCTTCTATATATTCCCAATCATCAGGAACACCATCACACATATTCCATCCCATATCTTCAACAGTGCAATGATGATATGGAAAGTAAACCGCTTTGATTACCCTTTTATAAAGTTTTCCTAAATATCCCATATGTTGTACTGTTATAAGCACTTCATCTGAGCAATTTCTAGCATCACATTTAGGAACTGTATTTTCATTCCATTGTGCCATAACAATCACCTACTTTGTATTCTCTAAAGCCTGAATTGCTAATGCTTCCGCTTGGTAAAGATCGAACTCCTTCTCTATATTTCCACCATTATTTAATGTTATAATTCTGTCCATATCCTTTTTTAAAATTTCAATTGCTTTAATATTACTCATTATAATATTCTCCTTTCTCATATCACAAGAAACCGATATTTCTTGTTTTTTTATTACAATATATAGTAGTTTAAATTTATCCGACCACTATATATAGTATGTATTTTTATGAAATATACTACCTATTGTATTATTCTCTCTTTTACTTCAATAAAGCAGCAATCTCATCAATTTCCAGTTCTGTTTTCTTATCATCAGAAAGCAACTTGTCCAGCTTGCTCTCCATTTTCTTCAAATCAGATTCTTCTTTCTTCAGACCAGATACCTCTAACTTACTCTTAATATCTTTAATCCATGCTGTCACACTGTATCCTGAAATTTCAAAATCAGCCATATTAAGATCCTTAGCAGACATTAAATATGAATTCAATCTAATCAAAAGTAATAATAATGCATCATCTGAACACACGTTAAGATTAATTGTCATTCCATCCATATTAAGAACGCAATTTGTTTCAGGAATAAATCTAACCTTCCTCTCAGAAATTGATTTCTTCTTGGCTTCAATCTGTTTCTTTAATTCTAAAATTCTGTCATCGTTTTTACTCATTTAATTTCGTACTCCTTTTTATATTCTCTGCCATTTGCTAAATATTTTTGAATATACATTGGTTTCATCACTTCAAAAATCTTTTCTAATGTAACTGGAATCATATGCTTTTCTTCTATGTCTTTATATGGATAACGGTTTGATTTAACCATTTTAGATGTAGTCGGAAATATATCAGTTACTTCAACACGTTCTTCGGATGGGTAATAATAATTATGTACTATTTGTATTTTACGAACAATATATAAATCATTATCTTTACAAGTGTCAAATACGCATTTATTTCCACTATAATATTCGCTTATAAAACAACTTCCTCTCCAATAGTCGCCACGCTCTTCTTTAAATTCATCAAGTGTAAAATATTTGTATTCATCTTTGCTGCTATCATATGGAGAATATTCTGGTTCTCCTTCTAATTTATCAAAAATGTTTGCATACTTTTCATTACACTTATCATCAATACATTTGATAAATTTATTTTTTGGCATTGACCTATAATGTTCAAAATAACTACCTCTCCAAAACCAAAAATGTTTACCTTTATTTGTTCCTCCCCAATAGTCAAAAGCTTCAAATTTACCCATATAAATCCAGTTCTCATTATCTTTTGTGAGATATGTAGCACCGATAATTAAATCTTTTGCTTTAATAGTTTCATTATTATGAATAATTTTATTAAACTCACTAATTTGCTTATAGTCAGGTGACTCAACAGGCATAAGAACTAAATCCTTACCATCCCATCCATATATAAATTCTCCTTCAAGTCCCTTACCCTTGATACAATTCGCATTTTCGAGAATGTATAATAAATTTTCAATGGTAATTTCAAACTCAAATCCTCTTGGATCATATACTCTACAATAAGCATGTCTGTGATCCCATCCTGTAGAGTAATCACCAGCTTTCTTATTTAGCACAAATCCTTCAGTTGGAATATTATCATATTCATTATTTGGAATATCCTTGTCTCGCCAACTATTCCACGATGCTTCTTTTCGCAGTTTGCCTTTTTCATCATAGTAAATGACATAGGCAAGTTTTCCCGTATAAGTTCCTGAACGATTTTGATATCCAACATTTATCGTTTTAGGAACAAAAATACTGCTGTTCAATATATTGTCTTCTCCTTTCGTTGTATAAAATCATTTCCATAAGAAACGAATCTTTACTCTGAATATTTATCCATGTGCTCAAAATATTTATCTTGTATATATCTCTGTAAATCCTCAAAACAACTATCACATAATTCGTTTATATTTTTCATCTTCTTAAAATTTTTCTTTTTAGTTCGCACCATTATGTTGCCATAGATATTATGAGAATAATCGCAATACTTGCCACAAATATCACACTTATATGCTTTCATCTACTCACCTCACAAATATTTATTCCCTCAATCCATCCAACACTCTCATTAAAACGTGTCTTGTAAGATTTTTAACATCACCACTGTAAAATCCACATTCAATGTCACAAGTCTTTAGAACTTCATCAAGAGTTTTATTCTTCTCTTCACTCAGTAACCTCTTACAATTTTCATACTGAATATCATTTGTCTCATGAGCATTTCTAAGATTACTTTCTAAGCAGCGAATAATATCAATCAGCTCATTTTTTGTCATATACTTTAATGTACTGTCGGAATATGTTTTTCTTCCATCACCTATTGACATGTTCCACCTGCTTTCACAATCTCAATTGCTTTATGTACGCATTCTTCTATGCACTTTTCATAAGGTGTGTTTCTGTAATAATCCATTTCTTCATTCCCATAGTCGCCTAACTGTTTTACGATACTTTCTACATCGTAGACACATTTCTGACTGCCAAGAATCTGCATTACATCCGATTTTCTTACAAATCCCATTTCCGATGGCAGTTTAGATAATTCTTTTCGTAATACTGTTTTATCAATTAACTGTCCCATATAATTATTCTCCTAATCGTACTCATAATCATCAAGTTCCACTTTCTCACCACATTCAGGACAATCACACCAAGCACCATCTCCCCAATAATCAGTATTGAAATCGACTTCTTCAAAATTCACTTCGACTTCTTCATGACAAAATGGACACTTAAAAGTGATATAAGAAGGTCTACTTATGATTGTGTAATTTACTCCATTATTCATTTTCAGTCACCTCCAAAGGAAAGAAAAATTTCATTCTTTATATGTTGTCTGTTTCTAACCACCTAACAATTGGCTCAGATGTGCTACCTTTCTCCCACACGAACCACGCATGACACATTGTAGTTGCCCACTTCTTCCCAGTTTTTGGATCTTTCTCTAATCCACTATTCCAAGTCGCCATTCTATTCCTAAACACATATATGTACTTAGGTGGATATTTTTCAAATAATTCTTTTCTTTTTACACCCTCAAGAAATTGAATTTTAAGAAACATTGCCATCTGACCATTATCTGTTAATAAATCCATTCCTTTTTCTACAAATTCTTTTGCAAGTGAATATGGTGGATTGGTTATGATGCCTTCATATTTTTTATCTGTTTCATATGTAAGAAAATCAGCAACAATTGTGTTAGGATATCCTCTATCAACTAAATCAAGTCCTGTAATTTCTCTTTTATTCTTATAAAATTCATTTATTGCATTGGCGATATGACCACCACCTACACACGGCTCTAATATTGTCTGTGCAAAAAAATCATATTTTGAAAGCAGCATTTCTACTGCTTCAGGATTTGTCGCATAGTAGTCATTTTCTACTCTTTCATTCTCTGGATTACCACCAGCTAATTTAGCACCTGCTAATACTTTTTTCTCCATTTTGTGTTACCAGAAAGCTCATATGATTTACAGTAGCTACACTTTACATCCTTTCTGATATTCTATTATTTACTGGGATTCCCATAGCCGAATGGCTTAGATATATTTAACTGTTACATAACATTATTCTCTCTTAAAACAAATCACATCCTGATTGTTTAAAACTTTCTACTTGTTTATTCCATTTTTCTTCATCCATGTTATACATTTTCATAAGACACTTCTTACAGTAAAATTTACTGATATTTCTTCCATGATATTTTAAATTCATACCAATAACATCCTTTGCTTTGATTCGCTTCAATTTACCAGATTGAGACTTGCATCCATTATCACAATATTTGTTAAAATACTGCGCAGCAATTTTCTCATCCAAATTACTATACTTGGCATACTCTTCAATAACCCCTTTTGTTGGTTCGTTTCTAAACACACCACCATTCCAAGCTTGATTGATATATTCATCTACTGTGCAATTCATAACTAACCATTTTGAATTACTTATAAAGTCTTCTCTTAAAATATTCTCCCAACGATTTCTCATTGTTGGATACCAATATTTATCAAGAATCCACGTTGATTTGGTGTAGTAAGGGCACGATACGGCACAGCCAACCCTTGAATATCCCTTTTTATACTTTGAATTTATTTCAATATTTTTCCATATTGTATATAACCAGACATCTATTTCGTCCCATTTTCTTATTGGTAGTATTCCCTGCCAACATGTATTTCCCCATTCAGCTTCGTTTACCCATTCATCTTGATATCCGCTTCTAGTATTAGATTCTTCGTTTCGCATACCCATCCACATTAAATATGGTTTGTTATGGTCTAAACGCCTAACCATTTCACCTACTTTGAAGATTCTACAACAACCACGAGAAATTCTATTAAATATAATATTTTGTTCTTTAATATATTGGTAAAATCCCTTCTCAGGATTCATAATCTCACAATTAGGAAAAGTCTTAACCATTCTGTATGTATCAGCACAGTCAAGCGATGTATTATTAAATATTGCTTTTGTTTCTGGATATAATTTTCTGACTAGATGACAGGTAAGCATTGAATCCTTACCCATAGAAACAGGAATTATTGAAGTATATGTATTAAACTTCTCTGCTTTTTCTTTGATTAGTTCTAATGAATCAGCTTCAAGCTGCGTTAGATGTTCTTTCTGTAATTCGATTAAATCTTTCCAACTTGCTAAATCTACATCTGCTATATTGTCGTAGGATTTCAATTTGGTGCAATCCAATCTTTCATTGGAAAATTTGAACAGATAACAACATAAATGGTAGTTGCAAATGCCATAAAATCAAAGAAAGGTAAAGATAATCCTAGGTAAAAGGTTATGTACATAACACTCAGGTATATGAGTGAACCCAATTTACAATGAGTATCTTACATTTTTGCGAGATACGACTAAACAGCCATTGGAAGACTTAAAAGAAGGCTACTTTTGGCTTGATAAATCCATTATTAAAGGATTTGATAAGCAAGGAAATGAACATAAATTCTATCGAGTGAAGATTGAAAATTCGCTTGAAAGATTGGTTTACTACGACTTTTTATTTTCACATGTAATAACTGTCCCATTAGTTTTTAATGGTGTTCCTGTCGTTATTTCTCTAGGGATCATCTGGTCATTATTGCCACCACAATACACAACATTGTCTCTCCAATTCCAAGGAGTTGTTGTAATGGTAGTTTTATTTAAATTTCCATCTGAATATCCTGCTTGATACACTTCATCTAAAATCTCTTTTAACCTATCTTTCGTAATCACGACACTATTATTATCGTTTTCACATTCCTTAAAATCAAAATATACTACTGGTTTCATAATTACTCCTCTCCTGAATCATTAAATTCTCTACCTTCAATGATATTCTGGACACATACCTTACATTTTACTAAAGCAAGAGCATATGCGTTATTATAGATAAGTTTGTCATGTTCTGCCATTGGATTGTCGCATACGCTATCAATAGCTTCATTAATACCATCTATAAACCTGTTAAGTCTTTCACTTATTCTATAGTCTACAAACGCTTCATCATATAGTTTTGCAGTCGCTCTCAAACCTCTTGATTTATTCGCATACTCAAAAGCTCTCAACTCATCTTTTCCAAGCCATTTGATCCATGCACCGCAATCATCACAATAAAGTCCTATATTATTACCTTTTACTTCTGTATGTAGTGAAACGCTTCCACATTTCTTACAACAATTTTGATACATTTTTTCACCTCCAATGTATTATTCTCTCAAAATCCAAGGATATGTTGCTTTCTTGTGAAGTTACTTCATCATTACTTCAAGTTTCTGAGACATATATTCTTTAAGCTTGTCTTTCCACTCTTCCTTTAACTCATCAACAGCTTCATTAATAATATTCTCTCCTAGAGTCTCATTCACATCATCTGGATCAATAAGATAATACGAACTGTCTCTCAAATCTTTCTGCACTTGATCACAAATAATGTCAATGATTCTACTCTTCAACTCACCAATACCATCTGCTCCAAGCAATGAATAAAGTGGTGTTTTACTAATCTCTTTCTCAATATAATTAAGCCTATCTTCTCTCATATATTCTCCTTTCTCAAAGCCAATGAATCCTGAAATTCCTTACCAATAGTTACTAGAATCATTATCATTATGTTCAAAATCATCCGCTGTTTCTGAACACTTTCTTGACAATTTCATCGTATCTTCGTCATTCCAACCATATTCTGAATCAAGTTTATTAAGTCCCAAGTGTTTCTTAATATCATCCTGATTGGCTAAAATCTGACTCAATGCCTGAAATAATAATCTTGTTTCTTCGTCTCTCATAAACAATCTCCTTTCCACTCACCCAATTCATAGAAGTCGTTTATCTGGTCACTCAACTTTCTAGCCTGTTTTCTCCACTCGCTCTCTTTTTTCTTACTATCTGTTCTCTGACACCCCTTCCACAATTCTTCACGCCGCTTAGACAATTTATTGTATTTATCCGATACATCAATCTCATCTACAACTGAAATCTTAATCTTTTTGCCACAATGAGGACAGAACTGAATCGGGTAATTGTCTGTTTGCCCCCATTTGTCTTCATAAGCTGTATGTGAAGTGCAAAGTTGTGGGATAGAAACGTTATCATCTTCATATTCTCCACCAATATCATTTATATCTTCACCTGTAAATACAATAGCTTTATCATTCTGAATCTCGTCACAACAATACTTAAATGGCTTATACTTGTACGAATGAGTGTCGTCAAATTTTAATCTAATTAATTCTATCTTCATATCTTTATTCTCCATCCTTTTTATTTTCTGTTGTATTTTGATTGCAAAATCCATCAACAAAAATTTTAAAATTGGTATATAATTCTTCAATCGAATCAGCTACCATACTTGTACAAGGATTGCTCATGAATAAACTATACTGCTTATTCTTATCTAATCCATTAGCGTCCATATATTTTGAAAATGCATCCAAACATGTTCTTAGATAATTACACGCTAAAGCATATGTTTCAAACATATATGCTGTTTCTACTCCAAGCATATATTCTTTTTTCTGCTTGTCATATGTAATATCTATATCATTCATGGTATACATATTGGCTTCGTGACCAGATAAATCATCCCAGCTTGTTATTCCCCAAATGAATTTCCAATCATCTGTTTCTATACAACAATCTCCATATTTCTTATCCATTGCTTCATTATATTTTTCTTCTTTTTTATATGCTCTCTCAGTACGCCAATAATCAATTTGCTTGAATGGAAAAAGTTCAACGATTTTACCATAGTATATATTCGATAATGAATTACATTTGCCAATTGGATAACCAGATTCATCTTTTTCCCAACTGTCCATACAAGCGTAATCATGATTCTTGTTAAGTTTTCTATATTTGCAAAAAATACAACTATATTTTTCTAATAGTTTCATAAATATTTATTCTCCACTCTTAATGATTTCTTCTAACGTAGCAAAAGGTCTATTATCAAAATTAGATCCTTCATCTGTTACATTTTTATGAAATAAAAGTAAATCACTTATAAAATAATTCATAATTTATTCTCCAAATATAATTTTTCTTGCCCAATTCATAGTTGTAGAACCACACATCTTGCCAAAGAATTCACCAGCTTCAACAACTAATTCATACTCTTCTTTCACACAATCCTCAAAAATTCTCTTAGGTAAATTTTGTGCAATAATCTTCATATCCTGTGCTTCAATCTTTTCAGACAAAATACCTTCATCAATCATTTTATGTAATTCTTTCTGAACTCTATTCTTTGTAACAATTTGTTCTACAATATCAGAAGCTTTTGCTTTAGCAGCTAATTTCTGTGGATCTTCTACTTTCTGTCTGTGATTGTCTTTCTTAATTTCACTGAACTGTGAGTTTACAATTTTTAAAACAAATGGGGTTCTTGAATTTGGATTGTTAAGTTCTGTCTGATTCTTAACAACAATTCCTTCAGGAACATCAACTGCAATATCTGACTTGTGCATAAACGACATACAGTGCTCCCAAGAAATAAACTCACCGTCATAAAATGTCTGTACATATCTCAAATTCAACTCAGTAGCGAGTCTCTTAATCTCTGACTGTGGTAGATAACACTTATTTTCCTTATCATATACATCATAAAAATAAAATTTCTTATATGCGTCCTGAATATACTTAATAGTATGAGAAGTCAACCACTCCCCAAAGAATACATAGTTTGGATATTTTGAAAATGGTTCGACCGCTAATGTCTGTACCCAATTCCAAAATCCATTTAATGTATTGTTGTAATCAAGAGTCTGTCTTCTTGAAAATGCAACTAATTTATTTGTTTCCTTATCATATGCAATAGCTGAATTGCTTCCATCTACCTTTTCCTGAATTACAATATGATCTCCTGCATGAAAACCATCTGTGTTCGCCACTGTTAATTCCGTATCTTCTTTGATGCGTGATATATCCATAAATTTCTTCTGTTCCAAGTTCCTCTTACCTTAGTAAGTAGTGCGCACTTTATCTCATGAGAACTTTTCTATTTTTCCTTTCTTTTTTAATCTTCTAATTTGTTACCTTTAGCTTCATTACAAAGCTTACACATTGTTTGATAGTTACTAATATCATCAATACCACCTTTTGAACGTGGTAAAATATGATCTTTTGTCATTAAAATTTCATCACCATTATCATCAACTGCATACAAATTCAGATGATATGTTTTATCCTGAAAATGTCTTTCTTTTGCAAAATATTTACCTTCAATTCCGCAAATTGCACATTTACAACCTTTAGTGAAAAAAGTCTGGTATCTCTGGCTATTACCTTTTATTAAATCCCCATCGAAATCAACTTTTGCAAGTCTTTTATCTTTTTCAAACAAAACATCTTTTGTTTTTTCTTTAACTTCATCAATAGAGTAAATTTCTTTGCGAATCAAATCCTCATGTTTTAATTTTTGCTTTAGTTTTGATTTGCAAAATTGCTTAGTTAATAAAACATTACAAATATCTTCATTACTCAAAATATTCAACAAATCTTTTACTGTTTTAATCTGGTTAGGAATATAATCAGAAAGTAAATGTCTATTCCAAACAATCTTAAAAATTTCTGTATCCAAATTTGGCGATAATGGATTATTATTCTTGGGAAAACTCGTATTTAAGAAATCTTCAATAGTTTCATATTTGTCTAATAACTCCTTATCATTAAAACGATAATGAAATTTAAGACCTTTAAAAAATTGCCTTTTGCTCATGGTGACATCTCCTTTAAAATTTTATTGTCACTTATATATTCTCTCTTTTATTTGGAAATCGTGAGCAGAAACGCTCTTAGATAAAATCAAAATGAAATGCTTCTTTACTCTGACTCTTTATTTTCATTTTTATGTTGTAGATATTCAAGGAACTCCTCAATCATATCTCTATCATCATCAGACATAACCTTTTCTGGTTTCTTAGTTTCAGATAGTCTCTCCATTAATCTTTCAATTTTGGAATTAGTATCATCATTTGATAAATTAACAATTGTTCTAAAAATGGTACATAATTCATCTGTTCCATCTAAGTAATTACACCATACTTTATCTGCTGTCTCTTTATCTGTCGCAGTTTTTAAATTTTCATAGCTCCAAGCCATTCCTTGTGCTATACCTAGTTCATATGCTTTATACATTGGTGTTTCTTTTGAAATATCTTCCCACTTTTTCGCAATGTAATTACTTACCTTATATTTACTCATAATCTTATTCTCCCATCTGATCTACAATACTCTGTAATTTGTCAATATATATTTGAGCTTCTTCCTTGTTAAAAATTTTAAAATCACATGGAACAATAGCAGCTCCGCATTTATCTAAAATTCCTGCATTCTCCCAAGCTTTATAGAACTCAACAATGGTGTCAAAATCTATATATTCACTATCTGGATTCCACTGAAGAACTACAATATCACCTTCACTTGGATGTATCTTCCTTAGCTTTACCATATTTTTCTTAATCAATTTCTTTTTCTGCCTCTTATTCATTCTTGTAATATTCTCCATCACCATATCTACAATTCCATAAATCTATCACTTTATCGGCAAGTTCCTTTTCTCTATATGTAATATTTAAATGCTGCGAAGAAGCTCCGCATTTTGTACATCTGACATAAGCTGTGTTTTCATAACTCCAACCACTCTGAACATACTTTATTTCAGCTTTCCCACCGCAAAACGGACAAGGTTTAAGCTTTATTTCATTATCAGTTGTATTATTTTCCATCATTCTCACCTACCTAAAATATTGATACATGCACTCGTTTCTATATTTTTATATTAGACTTTGCTCAATCATCTTTTTCTACTTGATCTTCATTCAACAAACCAAATTTTCGTAAATAATATTGTTTGGTTTTATCATCGACTCTACAATAAAAATTATGTCTTCCTGATTTCTGTAAAGATAATGTGTTTATATTCAGTTCTGCATTCATAATAATCAGTAATTCGTTTAATGTAACATCATAGCAATGGAACGTTTCGCCTATTAAAAGCTTATAATATTTCTTTTCTAATTCTGTTATTATTCTCACCTACTTTCACAATCACAAGAAACGTGGTTTTTATTTGATTTTTACAAATCTTCCTGCTTCACAGACCTCGTAACCTCAATCTCCACAGGCTTAACATCCGACTAATACAGCCGTACTTTGTATATTTAAGATGCTTGTCGCAATCTCAAACCTTCTGTTAATATATTCTCTGCTGCGTTTATATCCCTATCATGCATCGCTCCGCATTGAGAACAAATCCATTCTCTTACAGATAAATCCTTAACGCCTTTATTCTGATAACCACAGCAACTACATATTTGAGAACTTGCAAAGAATCTATCTACCTTTATATATTCTCTGCCATACCATTTAGCTTTGTAAGATAATTGTCTAGTTAATTCATACCAACTACAGTCAGATACCGATTTCGCAAGATTATGATTTTGTCGCATACCCTCTATATTCAAATTCTCACTCACTATCACTTGGTTTTCGTTTATAAGCTTGTGAGAAATCTGATGTAAGTTATATAATCTGATATTACGAATTTTCTCATATACCTTTGCTACTTTTATTCTCTGTTTTTCATAGTTGGTACTGCCCTTTTGTTTCTTAGAAAGCCTTCTTTGTTCTTTTGCCAACTTATCTTCATATTTCTTTGTAGTAAGAATGTTATTAAATTTCTCACCATTGGAAGTGATAAGTAAATCTTTAATGCCTAAATCAATACCAATTGAATTATTGCTCTTTGGCAAATATTCGTATTCTGTCTCAAATAATATTGAAGCATAATATTTGCCAGATGGATCTTGTGAAATTGTCACAGAACTAATTCGTCCAACAATTTCACGACTATATATTATTTTTAACATTCCGACTTTTGGAAGTCTTAATCTATTCTTTTCAATAAATATAGTAGGTTTCCCATTTGGGCTTATATTGCGATTTGTTTTATATGACTTACGATTATTCTTCTTACTTTTAAATTTGGGATATCCCCTATTTTCAGTAAAGAACTTTTTATAAGCAGCATCCATATTAAATATAGCGTTCGTAAGAGCATATTTATCTACTTCCTTTAACCATTCATATTCTTTTTTAAGTACACGATTGACATAATTGTTGCAATCAGTTTTACTCATTGAAACTTTTTCAAATTCATATTTATCTTTTTTATATGATAAACATTGGTTATATACAAATCTCACACAGCCAAAAGTTTTTTGAATTAGTTCTTCTTGTTCTTTGTTTGGATAAATCCTATATTTATAAGCTTTAAACATTTATTATCACCTCCGTTCCTTTGATTTTCCAACCTCTTAAAGCCTTTATTTTAGGGCATTTCAGAGATTACTTTTTATTATTCTCTACTAATCTTGATACTCGACATGATAATCTGCCATTTCAATTTCATCTCCACAAGGTAATTCAGGAATTGCATCTTCTCCATATTCCCATCTAATAGCAAGACTTCTATTGCAATCACAACCAAAATTACCTTCTGTGAAATAGAAAATTGCACTATCTTCTGGATATTCATATCCTAAGTCATAATGAATGACAAATGTTTTGTCCTTATATTTGAGAGTAGCAACAAAAATTGTCCTCTTATGAGTCATAATTCCATGTTTACAATCAGTTGCCAGTCCTTGTTTCTCGTATTTATCCTTCCTGATTAACTGAATAAACTTGTTCTTTTCTTCTTCAGTATTAAAATAGTAATAACCCTCTTTTATACCTAAATCTTTCTCGATGGATGGATTGGCATCGTGGTTCCATGCACCACCCCAAATATGAACCATCCATTCTTCTTTCTTGCTCATATAATTATCCTCCTAATGGTCTTTCATATGTAACCAACTTCTCAACAATCAGATCCTTTGGAAGTAAATCTCTACAAAAATATGCTGTTGCAAATGGACTACCTTTAACAACAGCATCCATATGATCCTTATCGTGATAACAAATTCTTGCATCAAAACTAAGAATCTGAATACCATCCTTAAAATACTTATATCTTGTTTTACCTTGAAGGGAATTTAGCGGCAGAAGAACCGCAAATGGTTTGTTGAACGAATAGAGTCTTTCTAAGACCTTATCCTTAATTGAGAATGGTGGATTACTTACTATTAAATCCCAATGTTCAGGTTCGTATTCAAAGAAATCCTGACCTTCAGCTAACGAACTTCTTACTACTCTATAACCTAATTCTGTCAATCTTTTGTTAAAAGAAGACCATTCCTCATCAAATGGAAGCCATATAATCTTACCTTTTGGAAGATATTTGACAATGTGATCCACTGCATAATAAGGTGTGTATAACTCATTGTCTTCTTTATCTGATGTTAAATATCCTACATTTAATGCCAATACTTGTACCTAAGTGCTGCGCAGCTTACCCATGGTACTCTTATCCTTTCCTTAATTGTAATTACATTGATATATTCTCTATTACTTCTTTCTAATACTCCATAAATAAGGACTGCTACATCCACAATGATGAATACCATCACTCAATACACATCTTCTACAATCTTCATATTCTTCATGTGTGCTACAATATTCTTTAACTGTATTTATAGCATTTATGATTTCTTCATTTATGGATTCTGGTTCAATATACTCTCTTTCTTCAATTCTCATAATTAATCACCTTTGTCCTAAATATTGTATAATTTTCGTGACAAACCAAGAAACCAAAATTTCTTGTTAGTTTTACTTTTCACTATATGTAAATAACTTCTCGATTCTAATATTCTTATCATCACTTTTTTCTTTATTACTATCTAAAAGTGTTTTCGTTTCTTTCTGCCAAATGCACTTAAAATCATCAGGCATGTTATATTCACTAATTAAAACAGTATTATTTACACTTGCCTTCTTAACCCATTCGTAAAATTCTTCATATGGGAAGCCTCCAGTTGAATACTTTGTTGTATCACGATATGGAATGTCACAATAAATAACATAGTTTTTAATTTTGTCTAATGGGATATCTCTGAAGTCGAATACTTCAAATTGAATATTTTTAAGATTTGGGATTTGTTTGATAGTATTTTTATATGCCTCTAAGGAATAATTACGTTTTCCAACTTTATCTCTTCTGTATCCACCAAACCATTTTCCACCATATGAAAGCTGAAAACCAACATACCCAATTAAATAATCTGGATATTTTTCTTTATTGTTCTTAATATCTTTATATTTTTCTTCTGTAATTTCTTCTGGCGGTATCCAACCTTCTGATAACTTTTTAAGTACAGCAATTAAATATTTATGATTGTCTGTACCTATCTTTTTATTACATTTAATTTTATCAATCATATTAGCACCTCCAACAAAAGGCTCTAAATATCCTTCCGTCTCATTAGTTATATATGACTGAATAATTGGTGCTAAATCTTTACTTAATCTATTTTTGCTACCAACGTATTTCATAAATTACTTGGAGTAAGGAATTCCTTCTTGTGTACACGAACCTCGTCTCCTTTCATTGTTCTTGTTCTCTTAATCTTCCCAATCTAATGCCTGACCGCATTGATCACAATATTTAATTTCGGTATCTTTATATCCATCATCACACAATAGTTCACCACAAGTAGGACAATACCATTCAAACGGAATTCTCTCTCCGCTATTTTTCACTTTCTTTGGAATTTGTTTTTCAAGTGCTTGTATTGCCATATCAAAAGCAACACCTTTATCACTCTTATGGTCATCAAAACCACCCTGTAAACGTCCATTTACCATTTTGCAAGTTTTTGGATGTATTTTATTCATCTCATTAATAGCTTCAATTTCGGTCATTTTTCTCTCCTTTATACTCATCCACTCTCTTACTTCCAACCTCAAAAATATCCTTATCCTTCTCAAAACATATGTAATTCCTACCTGTATTCATAGCTGCAATCGCAGTTGTACAACTTCCTGCACACGAATCAAGAATTAAATCTCCTGGATTGGTGTAAGTCTTGATCAACTCTTCAATCAGTGCTACAGGCTTTTGTGTCGGATGAAGTGCCGACTTTTGAATATCCTTTGCAAATGTCCATACCGACTTAGGATATCTTTCTGTACTATCATAAGTAGTAAGACCATGTTCTCCATAATCAGTAGTCTCTTTACAGTTAGTCTTATGTTCTGCTTTGCTAACTTTTCTTGGATGTCCAGTTGTTTTTTGTGGATTATATGTTGGAAGTTTCTTATAGAAAATACAAATATCTTCGTGTGAGCGTAATGGCATTTTCTTAGCATTTAGAAATCCTGTTGGCTGTGTTTTCTCCCAAATCAGATTATATTTCCAAAGCTTACGATTACTTTGCATTAAATCTGCAGTAAACATACCATTCGCAAATAGAATAATTGCACCATTGTCTTTGATGATTCTTTCATACTGTTCCCATAATGGTTTAAATGGAATAACTGAATCCCATTTATTTCGTGAAGTTTGTCCATAAGGAAGATCCGTAATAATCGCATCGACTGATTTATCATCAATCTTTTTCATACCTTCAAGGCAATCTTCATTGTATATTTTGTTAATTTCTAACATTTCTTACTCAGAGCAAATCCAGATTTAATGCTGCAGCAAATCTCTCGCTCCTTTCAATGTATTATTCTCTTATTTAATTCCTTTCACATTCTCCTTTAAAACATCAACAATATGAAATTGTTGTATCTTTCTCATTGCAATACAATTTAGATATTCTTTCCAATCAAAAGTTGTAAGAACTCTAACAACATCCTCTCTTAATTCTTCATTATTTATCTTGATTTTATATTCTGCTGAATAATGCTCATCATCAGAAAGTATCTTACCTGCACTTCCATCTCCCCAATAACACATACGAATATCAAAATCCTTCTCGTTATATCCTTTACTGTCTTGACGATAGATTGTAATATCTTTTAATTTTGATACTGGTTTATTATGTAATCCTCCATTTTGAGGTCTACGATAAATATTAAAGCAGCAATGCAAATCTCTATCCGTATAATGTCGAATACCCAAATCTTCACTGTATACTAAATCAAATTCATACATTGACCTCGTATTATTCAATTGACTTATTGGAAGAATAAATGCGATTGTATCTGCAATTTCTACAGACTTTTTAAAGAATTTTTGTGCCATATTCAAACATCTACCATATGGAGGATTGCCAATTACAAGCCTTCCCCAAAGATATTTAATGTCAGCACTTAAATAATCTTGTTTAAAGATGTGTGTAAAATTTGATTCACATTCTGGTTCAATGTCATAAGCAAAATGTGGTAGGTGTTCTTTATGGTGAAGAAAACTACCATTGCCTACACTTGGTTCAATAATCTCTGATATATTTTCTTCGTCAACAATCTCAAAAACCTTATCCCAACAATAATTTGCTAATTCTGTTGGCGTGTAATATTTGTCATTTTGTAATTTCAATAATTAGTACCAAAGCGGTTGCAACCTTTAAAGCCAGCTACTAATTATCCTTTCTTTGTAATATCTCTTATTAATTTAAACTTCCAAAGAAACTTCGGTTTACTGTGTTCTATCTTTAGTAATCTGAAATGATACAAAATTACCGTCTGTAAAACTCTCTGAACATCTTACGCAATCTACTTCTACTCTATATTTAACAAGAACTCTTCGATTAACAGATACATTTTCTTTCTCATAATCTGGAAGATATACAATTCTTGATTCCGTATCATACTCATAGTTAGTAATTTCTTTTTCTACAGCGCCATCTTTTGAAACATATGCTAATTTAATAGATTCATAAATTGCACCATTTTTTAACCTAAATGCATTGCTCTGGAACAAGTTCATTTGGGGCATTATAATTTTATTATATTTATAAACCATATCTTAATCTCCTTACTATCTCAAAATCTTACTTAATCTCTTCACAACTTCTTCGCAAAATCTGTACAAACAAGTCTCCTTAAATGCTATTCTCAAATCATCAACAGCTTGTCTATATTGCTGACGTAATTCGTTATCTATCATATTATTCTCCAAATATTCATTATGTTATGCCCACTTACACCATATAAAGGGTTCGAACCTAGTACAGCCCCACTGACACATAAATCACCAACTAGTATCCACATTTATGTCGTTGTCAATCTGAATTGAACAGCCCTACAATAATGAATAATATCAATTAATGTCTGCAATACTTTCTACAAAGCAATTGTAATAAATATATCTCTTACCGTTAAAGTCAAACTTGACATATCCGCCATTATTTGTATCAATATCAATCTTTCCTTCATATGTTGCAAGTTCTTTACCATCTGCCGTGTATACAGTAATCGTTCTCTGCATACCTCCATTTACATCGCTTTTCATATCTGTTACCATTCTGTCCCATGACGCACATCCAGTCAATCCAAAACATAATGTTAATCCTAATGCAACCGCTAAAATTTTCTTCTTCATATAATTTATTCATCCTCCTTCAATACAAGAATTGCTTTATAGTATCTACTATTACATGAGCTAGATTCTACCTTGTATCCATCGTCTATATAATTATTCATTGCTTTTTCGAAATCCTTACTGTTTTCCATTTCTAAAATCACACACTTCTTCATATGATTTATTCTCCTAAATCTACTATAATATTTAATTCATGAAATCCATCATGCGCTTTAACCGGGGACGCAAGTTTACACTGGCTGCTTAAATATTCACTAATAAGTTCTTTTGGAATAACCGATTGAATGTTTAGAAAATCTTTATTTAAAATATCGGTTTTCATCTTTTTAATGTCATCTCCATAAAATCCAAGAGCTTCACCACATCCAAGACACCATAACCCAAACCCATTATCTGTGTCATATACGATTAGATAGGCATTTGTTTGATTTAGCGGTTTGTTTTCACAAAGAATTATATCTCCTGTTCTTAACTGATATAACATATTTTTCTCACCTCCATTTCTCCAAAAGAAATCTATGTTTATTGCCCTATAATTTTGTCTATACACTCATTCCAAATTTTGTCTTCAGACATCTCAATTGATATTCCATATGCAGAATGATAACGTTTATGTGGCAATTCTTTTAATGGACACCAACTTTGTCTAAAATCTTTCGGATAAGGATAATTAATTGTACGATTATTTAAAGCCATACAACACATATCAGAATAATGACCACAAAAACATGGACATTTATCACAGCTACTTGGCATATCAATCACTAAAACAGCTTTACTCATTGTCTTGTTCTCCTATTCCTAAACTTTTCAATCCAATCCTCGTAATCGTAATTCTTCATAAAATCATCAATATCAATCCAATCCTCTTTTATGATGTTTCCAATTTTAGTAATACGAGAACCCCATCCGTTATCCTCATATCTAACATACTTCCCTTTTAAATCTTCCCAACTTCTTACACCTACAACTTCCATGATTTTTCTCATACAATCTAATCCAGCAGGCGAAGATTTTCTTTCATAATCCCATCTATTGTCATTTTTATTAACCCTAAATGACTGATCCAGTGCATATCCTCCTAATGCACAACCCCCACTACCAAGATCAAGACCAATGCTAAATGTTAAAATATCATGGTCTTCAATATACAGCTTTACATAGTCAATTTTCGCATTCTTTATCTCCATATTCTCTCCTTTCACCACAAGAAATTCCGCTTTCCTGCGAACTTCATATTATGTTATTCTCTACTCGATCTTCTTCTCAACCACAACAATTGTATCATTGTGCCAACCACCATGAGGAACAAGTAAAATTTCCTGAATTTCAAAGCCATACTTCTTACCAATGCCACCACTATTCCAGCTACAAGTAATTACAATGCCATTTTTCTTTACAATTCTTCCTATCTGTTCCTTCTGTTTAGACCAATATGAAGCTTGTGTTGTCTGCATATTTACTGTCTGTCCAAGGTTTTTATAACATTCGCTTACCTGTCGTGGCGAGTATGGTGGATCATATAACACTGTATCTACTGAGTTATCATCGAATATCTTTAAGAAATCTAATGCGTCCATATGGTAATCAGTATCATATTGTGTATCTAAGTCATTTGTTACTGTTGCTAATTTATTACTATTAGCAAACGGATCAACAATCTTACCAGTTGCATATTTCTCAATCAGTTCCTTAATTGGCTTAATTGAAAATGTGTTGCTATTTGGCATCTGCCAGACTCTATTTATTATCATTATGTATCAGGAGTAAACGCTGCGTTTTCGGTATACCAAACCTCTTACTCCTTTCTTTTATTCTCTTAACCCACTCAAAATCCATTCAACAGTAGGTTCATTCCATCCATTGCCCATCAAACTACATCTTTTTGAGTATGATAACCAACGATTGTTAAGCTGAATTTTTGTAAAATTATCAGGCAATCCCTGTAATCTTTCATATTCAACTTCTGTAAGTTTTCGTGGTCTACCACTATCTAATACTTTCTTTTCGTGATATCCACCATTGATACAAGTCAATGTGCAGCACTTAAAATCTGGATTATAAATTCTTCTATTCATTTCCATAGAATTAACTTTTAACTCTGCGCATACACGTTTGTTCATATCCAAGATTTCAAAATCTTTCTTATAGAAATATTTCTCATCTACACTATTCTCCATAATATCTTTCAAAACCAATGGAGATTCATCAGGTAATTTACCTAATGGTATGTTTGTCCAATAATATCTTTCACGATTTTGAGACGAAAATCTTCCTGAATCAATCAAAATAGGTTCTACACCAATACATTCTGTCATTGTCTTCAGATCTTCGTCACAACTTGGTATTACATTCTCAAACATGAAATATTTGGGCTGAATTGCCCTAAGACACTCAATTGCTTTAAAGAAAATTCCTGACTTACCATCAAGACCATTATTGACCTCTTTGCTTTCAATTCGTACTCTTGAAATTGACTGGCAACAAGTTCCTGCCAACAGTAAATCAAATCCTTTGAACTGTTCAAAATCCGCTTCATATAAATCGCCATGATGTACCACAAACGGAAAATGGTACTGAGAAACTGCTATGGCTTCTGGCAAAATTTCATATGTATGATATTCTCTTATAGGTATTCCGAGCTGCTGTAACGCATACAATCCTGTTTCAACGCCACCACATAAACTTAACACTCGTAGCCCCTTGAGAATTATTTTTTCATTATTCTCTGTCAAAATACACTATTTTACAGAGGTTATATAACCATAATTACCTAGGAGTTACTGCTTAATTCCTTTCTTCTTGATTATTTTGTTGTAAAATCCTATGGAATTTGCACGTCTGCAAAAACCATAAGAAAAAAATATTTCATTTTACTTTTTTGGATAATTTGGCTGATCAGCCGTGAATAGAATTAAAGATTATCCGAAGATTTCTTCAACAGTTTTTAACTTGATACTCTGACTAAATTCAGATCCAGCAGCTTTCGGATGACCGCCTCCACCAAATAAACTCGCTACATCTTTACCAAGATCAATATTTTCTTTAACTGTTCTATAAGATACCGTACAACCATCAATATCAATCATAGCCACAAAATCAATTTCAGGATGCATTTTACAAAGTTTATTACCTAATTCACTGACAAACCTATCTGCAAATACAAAGCCACAAACCTTACCGCACATAGGACTGGTAAACATAGTTTCATTCTTCTCTTCGATATATCTATCAATTTCATCCTGTTTAATCTTTAGAACAACCTCATCTTTGGCAGATAATAATGGGAATATTTCACCACGTATCTCCGAAATACACCAATGAATAAAATCATCTCGACCATACAGATAAAGTAAGTCATTTACCTGCTTACAAATAACACCTTCATCACCGAGTTCTGACCATCTCCAAGTGTCATAATCTCTTACTAATTCAGCAAATCTCTCTAACGCTTTATTATTCTCTAACTCTTCACTCAAACAACCATTCATACCTAACCAATGATAAAACAACATGGTTCCCGATGTTTTAATTCCTTTAGAATCTTCGATAACTACATTGCACCAATCATGTTTATTTAATCCAAGAGCTGTTGGGTGATGATCTAATAACTGAACATTGCCTCTTTTATTCAGCAACTCAGCAGTTTCTTCATTGATACGAATATCGGTAATATAAATTGAGATTGTGTCGTCCTGTTCTGTTTCCAAATATTCCTTTACAGTTGAATCAATATTGTCGTAATCACAATATGAAATTTCTACATTATCTTTACCAAATGCAAGTTGTGCTAAAATACCACAACCGATTCCGTCTAAATCACTGTGGCTAAATAATCTTACCATTATAATTCTCTCCTAAATTCATTCATTCTTTTGTTGTTTCAACATATTTAAGTAGCTCACTTTTTTCGTTTAGATATACACCTTCAATTACTAACTGCAAAAGACAATTCAGTGTACTCCCTATTTCTTTTCCTGGTTTATATCCAATCTCAATCAGATCCTTGCCATTAACAGCTAAATCTTTCAATGAGAAACATTCATCTTTCTGTAAAACTTCCTCTAAGATATATTCGATATTGTCAATTTTCTGAAGCCTACTCTCTTGTTCTGTATAAGCTTGTGCTTTAATATCTGCTCTACGAACATTCAATAGTCTTCTAAATTGTTTTTCTCCAATCTTATTGAGCCATCTCTTGACATACTTTTCACCGACTTCAAAAGTTGCATCATGATAATAAACAAGCTGAACAACCTTTTCTCTTGTATCATTATCAAATCTTAATCGCTTCATTATTTCATCAGTCATATCAGCACTAACTCTTCCATGTCCTTTAAAATGTCTGATACCATCTTCTCCGTCCTGATAACAATGTGGTTTTCCTATGTCGTGGAAGAACACTGCTAACGCTGTAATTAAATCTATTGGATTTAAGTCTTCTTCACAATCACAAGAATATGCTTCTACTGCATGAATTGTATGCCCCCACACATCATAAATGTGATATGGATTATTCTGTGGAAAATCAAACATATCTTTTATTTCAGGAATAAACAATGATAATACATCGCTATATAAAACCATCTGTACACAAAAATCACTTGATGCAGCGATTTTACAGAATTCACTATTTATTCTTTCGACTGATATATTCTCCAAATTCTGATACATCTTATGCAAAACATAATCTGTATTTGGTTCAAGGACAAAATTTAACTGAGAAGCAAATCTAATTGCACGTAAAATTCTCAAAGCATCTTCATCAAATCTATCTTCTGGTTTACCAACACACTGAATTTTGTGATACTTTATATCTTCCATGCCATTAAACGGATCAACAAGACCAACTTCATCATTATATGCCATAGCATTAATTGTAAAATCTCTACGCTTTAAATCCTCTTTAAGACTTTTTGTAAAAGTCACTTTGTCTGGTCTACGATTGTCAGAATAATTACCGTCAATTCTGTAAGTTGTTACCTCGTATGGTTCGCCATCAATGATAATTGTTATTGTTCCATGCTGTAAGCCAGTTTCAATAATTCTTTTGCCCTTGAATATTTCAAGCATCTCATCAGGTGTGGCAGATGTTGTAATATCATAATCATGAATTGTTCTTTTAAGAATGCTATCACGAACACATCCACCAACTAAATATGCTTCATATCCTTTATCTTGGAGTGTATGAATAATCTCATTTGCACCAGATGGGATTTTAATTTTTAATTTAGATTTCACCCTTAACCACCCTTTCGTTTACACTTGCAACAAACTCACTAATTTTCTTGTAGTCTGGATTGTCAGGAAGATTAGTATTTTTCTTTGCATAATCCAATCTCTTCTCATAGTCCTTTACCATTTCAAAGAACTCAGGAATTGGCTGATCGTTGCTGTCGAGATATTTACCATTACGAATGTCCATAAGCAAATCATGTTCATCTCCTCTATATGTGATTATTCTCTCTTTCTCAAGAATATCTAAACACATCATATAAAGTCGAATAAGATGCATTGAATGTTTTGCAATCTTACCATGTTCAATTGCTTTCTCATTTCTTTTACCAATCTTTCCATACTGACGAACTGTGTTCTGAAGTTCATTCCACATAGAGCAATAATCTCTCAATGGATAATGAGTAAGGTTCACATCCATAAAAATCTCTGTGTCATATCCTTCCTGCACAGCTTTATCAATATATAACTTCATTGAATCATCTGAATATGGTGTATATTTCTTTGTAAAATCTGTCTGCATAAATTCAAGCGTCTTTAAAATGTGTTTCTCCAATTCTGACTGAGACATCTTATGTGCGGCTTTCTGGTTCAATCTGTAGAGCTGCTGATTCGCATATCCTCCAAATGAGTGGCAAGCTCTTTTTGATAAAAATAAATGCGCATTGTCAATAAGCTCCTGACCAATAGGAGATACATAGAAATAATGTTCTGGCTTATTTCCAAGCATTTCTATTGTATTAGGGTTCGTATTACTTAACAATGCTACTAACTTATTAAAGGCATAAATGGTTGTGTCTGTCTCATTGTTTACAAACTGCTCAAAATTCTCATTTGTGAGGATCTGCATCTTGCTATTCAAAGCACAACCACGAATATCTAAATCACTGCCCTCATTATTTGTTCCATATGCATGACTTCCACCAAGAGTTAAGATAATGATATTGTTGCCCAAATTCTTATCTGTTCTCAGGAAGTCATATTCTTTTGATTTTAATTTGTCCTTGATCTGTTCAATTGTCATTGTCTTAACCTCCAAAAATTCCGAAGAAATGTGCGTTTCTTTCTAATACAATTTATACACCATATATAGTATATATTGTATTTTGTAATCACTACATATGGTGTATTGATAGAGTCAGTAGGCTATGACACCTACCAACTCTTGAATTATTTATTCTTCTTACGTTTTCCTACAATAAAACCTGCTCCAAAGCATACACCGAGACAGATTACGAAAACTCCAATGTTTAATACAATCATTACTTATTACCTCTCTGTCTCTTCATATCATCAAGGATCTGACGAGCATTTCGCTCTCTTTCAGAATTAGCAAGTCTTCTCTCATTAGCCTGTGCGCTAGAATCATATGCAATTCTACTTCCTTCTGCACGTTCTCTTGTCTTTCTTGCTCCTTCACGAACTCTTTCAAGCATTCTATCGCTCTCATTATTCGTATTAAGACTATCCATACTCTGATGGAGTTCGATAATCTGACTATCGGCTTCCATCTGAAAAAGAACCTGTTCCTTTTCCTCTTTAAGTTTCTGCAATTCTTCGGCTGCCTGATCACGAATGTCTTTCTGGTGAGTCTGTGCTTCTTTCATCTCTTCGATTGTATCTTTTAATACATTAATCTTATTCTCCAAAGTAGACTTCTTCATTGCATACTGCATTGCTTCATTTTCTTTATTTTCATCAAGACAAGCGTTAATCTGCTGTGTAACACGCATAATATCTTTATTTGCCTGATATAAATCTTTTTCTGCTGTATCACGCTTTCCTGAAATTTCAGCATATGTAGCAGATGCCTTGTTATAAAAATCTTCCTTTTCTCTAATGGCTGCGTTGTAATAATCTCTAGCACCTTCTGGTGTCTGTGCATCCTGACGCATTACTTCATCCGTTCTTCCTCTAAACTTTACTCGAAGCTGTTTACCAAAAGGAGTAAAGAAAAGAATCAGTGCAATTAATACAATCGCCACAATTATAATAAACATAAAATTTGTCATACAATCCTCCTACTCTGCATCAATTCCATACTGATTACATAATGCCTTTAATCCACCGTTATAGCCACTTCCTACAGCCTTAAACTTCCATTCGCCATTATGTTTATAAATTTCAGCTACGACTAACGCAGTCTCGGTAGAGAAGTCTTCACTTAAATCAAAACGAATAAGTTCCTCGCCTGTCTCTTCGTCTACTACACGCACATATGCGTTTCCAACCATACCGAAGTTCTGAAGTCTACTCTCAGCATCATAAATTGTGACCGTCACAGCAAGAGTCTCATAGTCTGATGGGATTTTATCAAGTTTAATCTTAATAACCTCATCATCTCCATCTCCCTCACCTGTACGGTTGTCTCCCATATGCTTTACACTCTTTGAACTATGTTCAAGATTACCATAGAAAATGAAATCCTCATCCTTACCAACCTTACCATTTTCTTTTGTCATAAACACAGAGGCATCGAGATCAAAATCTGCTTCTCCGTCATAATGATTAATATCCCATCCAAGTCCAACAAGAATGTTTTTTAATGACGGTCTACCCTTTGTTAAATCTACTCTCTGTCCTTTACTTAATGAAACTGACATAATTAAATCCTCCTACTTGTATCTTCTTGTTAATTCGCTAACACTTGAATCATTTGTTCCCTGACCAATAGCGTTAAATTTCCACTCTCCATCTTTCTTATAAACCTCTGCAAATACCATTGCTGTTTTGCCAGCATAATCATCTGAAAGATTGTATTTACAAATTTCCTTACCAGTTGACTCATCAACAAGTCTAATGTACGCATTCTTGATAAGTCCGAAATCCTGCTTTCTTGAAATACAATCATAGATATTTACTACAAATACAATCTTCTCAACCTTGTTTGTAATATTCGCAAGGTCAACTGTAATCTGTTCATCATCACCGTCTCCATCTCCTGTGAGATTGTCGCCATGATGATACACACATCTGTCTTCTGCTGATCTGTCACCATAATAAACACATGTACGATACTTATCATCTTTTCCTAAAATAATTGCTGAAGCATCGCAATCAATGTTTGGCTTAGAACCAAATAATCCTTTCTTAGCAGCATCCCATCCAAGTCCTACCATAATCTTTGTAAGACCACCTGCTACTTCCTTAGATAAATTAATTTTCTGTCCTTTTACTAAATTTACTGACATATATATTCTCCTTCCATTTTATAAATCAAGACCAAAATTTCTACCAATAGCAGCTAAACCACCATTGTAACCTGAACCAACTGCATTAAACTTCCATTCACCGTTCTTACGATACAACTCACCTGCAATAACACCTGTCTCTAATGAGAAATCCTCATTAAGTTCATATTTGAAAAGTTCCTCATTTGTATCAGCGTTGTATGCTCTAATGTACGAATTATCAACCATTCCGAAATTCTGTAAACGATTTTCTGCATCATAAATTGTCGCTGAGAAGCTAATTTTTGTAATATTAGATGGAATCTTATTTAATTCAACAATCATTGTCTCGTCATCTCCATCACCTACACCTGTTCTATTATCGCCAGAATAAATCAATGCTCCACTTGGATGCTGTGGCTGACCATAAAATACAAAATCCTGTTCGCCTGTTACCTTTCCTGAATTATCAGTAAAAAATGCTGATACATCCAAATCGAAATCTGCATTACCATCGTATCTATTTGTATCCCATCCAAGACCAAATACGACTTTGTTTAAACCTGCATTGCCTTTTGTAAGGTCAATCTTCTGACCTTTAACTAAACTAATTGACATATTATTTGTCCTCCTTATTCTTGGGAAGGCTGTCAACCTTCCCTTTTAATAATTTAAAAGAAATTGGGAATGTGAGTAACGTCAGAAAAATAAATGGAATAAAGCGTGTAATACATGCTACAACAACACTAATTGAAAAACATATAAGAGTAATATTCTCTACTTTTTTATAACTTTTATCTCTCCTTATCATGTTCTCATCTCCTCAATTACTTATTCTCTCTTTTCTTCTCAATAATCTTTCTAATAAGATCAATTGGAATAACCATAAACGCTAGAATTACAACTACTACCCAATGTTTGAAATCTAAAGCTGTAACCTTAATAAGATTTTCTGCAAAGTTGCAAAGAGCAAAAGTCATTACAAAAATTCCGATTGCAATGGCTGAGAACAGTTTGTTCTTCCCAATACCATTGAATAAATTAATGTGTTCTGTACGAATATTAAATCCATTAAATACTGCCATAAAGCATAACAATGCGAATCTCGCTGTCATAGCTTCTGTTTCAGATGCAAACATATTTGCAATAGGACTGAATGTAATAATTCCATAAAGTGCAATAAATGCTACTGTACTGATTGCAATACGTTTCTTTGCACCTCTGATGAATAAACCAGAACCTTTCTTAATAGGTTTCTCAGTCATATATTCATCCTTTGGAGGTTCGCCACCAAATGATAATGAATTAAGAGAGTCCATAATGATATTTACAATCAGAATCTGAACCGATGCAAGTAATGCACCTGTTGCAATCATTGGATAGATAACACTGAGAATCAGAAGTGAAATATTGATAGGTAACTGGAATTCAAGGAACATCATAATATTATGCATAAATGTTCTTCCAAGTTCTACCGCCTTTACAACACTTGCAAAATTATCATCTGTTAATACAATATCTGATGCTTCTTTTGCAACATCTGATCCACCTTGCATACCAAAACCAACATCAGCTCTCTTTAAAGCAGGACTATCATTTACACCATCACCTGTCATTGCAACTGACTTTCCAATTTCTTGTGCTAATGTGACAAGTCTGAGTTTTGTGTTTGGTGAGCATCTTGAAATAACTCTTAATCGAGGAATTATACTCTTTACTTCATCATCTGACATCGCTTCAAATTCATCATTTGTAAGTGCCAAATCTCCATCTTTGTAAATTCCACACTCTGTAGCAACTGCAACTGCTGTCTCAATACAATCGCCTGTAATTTCAATAACTTGAATACCAGCCTTATGTGCTGTTTTTACAGCACTCGGTACTTCATCTCTTACAGGATCTACAACACCAATAATTCCAAGGAATGTCATGTCATTTGGTATTTCATTCTCTACTAAATCACCATCTACCATTGTAACTGCAATGCATCTCATCGCATTACTTGTCATTGCTGTAATTGCATTATTTAATGTGTCATTGTCGTTATTCTCTATAATTTCACCACTTGAGTCCATTACTTTTGTGCAATGCTCAATCAGTTTCTCAGGTGCGCCCTTATAGTATGTAATTCCATCCTTTGTCGTAAAAGCTGAATACTTATTACTACTATTAAATACCTGCTTTAACTTAACTGGATATTTTTTCTGAATGTCAGCATATGTTTCAGGATTTACAAGGCTAAGAACTGCTCTATCAATTGAATTACCACCTGTAATATTGTTTTCTGAATCAAATGTTGCACTATTATTTAAAGAAATGTTTGCCTTGATATTATTCCAAAGAACTGAATCCTTATTTACTTCATTACCAAAACCATCAATAATCTTCTTTGGAGTCATAATACCTGTCGTAAGAGTACCTGTCTTATCAGTACAGATAATATCAACATATGCTAACTCTGGAATTTTACCAGGATTCTTAGCAAGAATATTGAATTTCTCCATTGTCTTTACATTCTGTTTTGTTACAAGTTTTACAATAAGAGGCAATCCTTCGGGAACAGCAGCTACAATAATTGTTAATGCTACTGAGAAGTTCTGTGCGATTTTCTGAATAATATTAAGAATACCACCACTGAAATATTCTCCAAATCCAACCTGTACAACTCCTGAAATTGTAAGCACCGCAAATGTAATAACTGCTGCGATTGTTCCCCACTTAGAAATGAAGTCGCTCAGATTATCAAGTGCAATATCAAGTGCTGTCTTTGGTGCTTCAAGTGTTTGCATTTTAACAAGTGTATCACCATTTACTGTATTCACACCTACATCAGTAACAATCATTTTTCCTTCGCCTGACATTACTGTTGTACCAGCAAATAAACAATTCTGATTCGTATAAGCATCTGTTGAAGTAGTTTTCTTATGAACGTATCCTTCAATTGGTGTTTTCTTACATTCTTTTGTCTCTCCATTAATAGCTGCATTGTTTACAGAAATCTTACCTTCAATGAGATATCCATCTGCAAAAACTTCTTGTCCCATTCCTACACAAACAAGATCACCAACTACCAATTCATCCTTATTAATTGTTTGAACTTTGCCATCACGAATTACGTCACAATACCTGACTGATGTTTTGGCTCTCAACTCTGCTGCTGATTTTTGAACACCAAGTCCAGTCTTAACAGCAATACATGTTACAATTGCTAATACAACAAGAATCATAATTGGATCTGATAAATCCATTACTCCCATGACTCCAAGGAACAACTGCAATACTGCAATTGCAATAAGAATCATTGTGATTTTCTCACTTAATGCCTCCTTTGCGAAGTCATACCACTTGTCCAACTTTGGTTCGGGAAGCTTATTGCTTCCATGAAGCTCTCTACTTTTGAGAACTTCTTTACTACTCAATCCATTCATTTGTTTTACTCTCCTTTTCTATAATTTTTATATATGAATGTTAATTGGTTACATATCTATATTCTCTTTTTAATTTGGGAATTTTATTGAGCTGAATCGCTCAGAAATTTTTACAATGAAACGAAGTTTTCTTGTTAATTATTGTAGATATAGTCAGCACTTCTAAACAATGTATTTGGAAACATATTTACAGCAACATTACGAAGTGCTACAAACAAATCTCCTCTCTCATCTACACATGAATCATGTCCATCAACTGTCTTAAATACATTTAATTCATCATCGGGATTTTTATATACAAAGTAATTAGTATCCTCATCAAGAACAAAACCCATATGTAAAGTTTCACATAAAATTCTAAATGCTTCTGCTGAATCAATATCTATAGTACATATTGCTTTTGTATTAACATTTACTTCCATTTATTTCCTCCAAATTATCTCTTATACTCTATCCACTTATCTGAACCCTTAAACCTTACTTTAATCTTCGTAGGACATCCATCTGGGATAGATTTTAATGATTTATAGTCGCCTATAATTGTTGCTGTTTCCAAAACTTTGTGATTCTTCTCACATTCCATTGCCTTTTCTTTATCTGCATAATCGGTATTACAGAACTGACAAGTATATAATGTTTTTGTAACCATATAAATCTCCTTTCATTTTCCAAAGAAATCGAACATTCTTGTCCTAGTAGATATGTTTATCAGTATCTATTTTTAAATCATCTACTTCTAGGTCTTCTACTAATGTTCTTCGTTTTACTATTCTTTTTCCTTTACAATAATTACATTTTTCTTCCCAATATTCATCTTCATTCCAAGTTATTCGTTTTGAATGCTCAATTTTTCCATTACCACCACATACAGGACAAATAATATTTTCAAATTTTTCTGACACTTCCATTTATCTCACCTCACAATCCAAAGAAAAGCACACACTCCTATAATCTCCTAATCGTTTCACAAGCGACCAATATTTCAAGTTCATCATCACAGTAAATACATCCATCAATTGCTCCAAATTGATTAAGAATATCCCAATCGAAGTATCCATTGTAATCACACATTGCAACAGAATAGTTCTTATTCGACTTAAATTCTTTTATGTGTTCTCCGTTTGGCTTATATGTATCAACACCATTATTTTCTACAATAGAAGCAACCCATCCATTCGGGAATACAATACTTCTATCACTTGTATGACGATGCTCTCTATAATCATTTATCACTTCTTTTAATCCGTATTTTTCTGAATATTCTTTTAACATTTCCATCTGTAAACCTCCTAATTTTCCAAAGAAAGAGAAATTTCTTATCTATTATTCTCCTAAATATTTCTTATCCAATCCAGCGCACAACATAATATTTTCTATTTGTTCTTTAGAATAATCATATTGTCCAGGATATTCATACTTTGCCACTTCATATGCTAGTGCTTCGATTACTTCCATGAATTCTGACTTACAAATTACTGCATCATCATATATTTTCATCGTTGAACGAAGTCCTCTTATTTTTTGTTCCATATAAACACCTTAAATTCCTTGTGAAATACTATTTGCATCTATAATACATGTTATAAACATACCATCCGTATCCGCATCAAATTCATTACATATAATCGACCATGCTTCATCGGAAAAATCTTCTTTATATAATTCGATTACTTTCTGATTCATATTATTGTCCTTTCATTTGAAACAAAACTTTTATTGTTTTTAAAGCAAACACACATAATCTTTATCTGGTTTATCATATGGATAATTATTATGTGTCCATGTTTTTATTTCGACTTTATCAATTCTCTCAAAATCATAATCTCTAACTTCCATATCTTTTGGAAATTTTCCTAATTCGTCAATTAGATCTTGAACTGTATCAATCATTAATCTTTATCCTCCAAAAGAAAACCACATTTTATTCTGGCAATTTATCTAATTTATTTTTCTTTAAATAGTCATAAATATTTTCGAAACAATATTTAGAATTTAATTGCGTATTAGTTCTTTTATCTAATTTATTTTTATAGATGTAACAATCTTCACATTCATGTTCTTCACAATATTCAATTGCGTATTCTTGTTTATTCATTTTTTATAAATTTCTCCCTTTCTTATTTATTTTTTATTCATATGACAGGAATCGAACCTGTATTTTCTTAACGCAAAGGAGATACTAAATATGAAAACATACAAACAACAAAAGGTTATTAAGATGTGTTGCCATTACACTACATATGAATTAACAGCCCTAATCGGATTCGAACCGATAAATCTAGCAGTCAAAGTGCTATGCCTTAACCGTTTGGCGATAGAGCTTTATATTTAAACAGAAATTGTACTCGCAATTAGATTTTATTTAGAAATTAGGGGGTATTTGTCAGAATAGACATATGTATAATAAATTTAGACACTTTCCAATTCCTGTTGTATACTTTATTATTCTCTTTAATTATTTGAATGACACTTCAATCGTCCCACCTACAAACCCTTCGAAAAATCTTGAACATTCTTCACATAAATCAATTGTAGGTGGCATAGTTATGTCTTGACCATGAACAATAGCTTCCATACTCACATAATTGTCTCTTGGATTTATGGTTTTATTACATCTATTACATTTTCTTACTAACATTATTATTTATTCCACCTGCCTTTACTATTTCAATTGCTTTTATGTATGCTTTAAATTTGCCTTGACTTTCACCATCTGAAAAGATTTGTTCTGCATCACCATAACCTTCTTCATCACATTCATCTTCCCTATTCTGCTCAGTTTCTTTCAGCCTTTCTAGCTCTTTCACTACCTTATCCACATCGTAGGCTGTTGGCTGATGTTCTAATAATTCTCGACATTCAATGCTTAGTTCTATTTTTCTTGCCATACTATCTGCAATGCTGGTTAGTCCATTCTCCATATAGATTTGTTGTTTCGCATCTAACTTTGCTATTTTATTGTTCAACTCTTTAATCGCTTCATCTGCGTTTATTAATCTCATTCTAATCACTCTCCTTATTCTGGTATTCCGAAGTTCTTATATGTTGCTGAAAAACTAAATTGTTTGCCACACTTATAGCAGGTTTCAGTTATAGTACACATTTTTTCTTTGTCGTTACAGTAAGTTTGTGTTTCCCCTGTTTTAAACTTATGTCCTCCTGTTAGCAAACACATTATTCTATTCATCCTCTTCTCCTTTTAGTTTCTTTACGATTTCTTCAATTTTTGTAATAGATATTGCATATTCATGATAATTTGTCTGACCATTATCATTTAATAAAATAGTCTCATTCTTTTTGATTTTAGCAAGCATATCATCAATTGCTTTTTTATATGCCTTTTCACAAAATTCTTCTGCTACATAATAATCTACATATTCATCATTAAATGCTGTTTCAACATTACTCCATAATTCACGTTTTAATTCTTTTAATCTATCTTCCATCTTCCTGCTCCTTTTTCAAATGCATATGTATGCAACATATGTTATCGTTCCAAAAAACAAAATTCCCATTTCTACTACAAAAATTATTTCACAAACAGCACCAAAATCACTGTAGTCTTCCTCGTTCTTAATAGCGTAGATAAAAATTACTAATTGGATTGCTATTAATACTGTAATTCCAATCGCCTTAATTAATCTAATCCAATCCATCTATTCCACCACCTTCACAATATCAATCGCAACCGAAATACCATTAGCATATCCTTTTGCTTCTTCCCATTGTGTTGTAGAACAACAAGAACACCTTTTTTTTTCTTCTTCTGCCAATTTTTCTTCTATTTTTAGTTGTTCTAAAACCTTATCCACATCGTAGGCTGTTGGTATCTGTTTTATTAACGATTCTAATATTTCCATATCCTTATGTTCGATTGCGTATTGTATTTGCTCGGCATGTTCGCTTATGAAATCCATCAACTCATCTACCTCTATTAATCGCATTCTTTTACCTCACCAATTCTTCCAATTTAATTTTAAAACCATCAAACTTCTTATTTTCTACATACTGCTTTGTATCGAAAAACAACAATGAATTTGTTTCTTTGTCAAACCCAATTGACATATTGTTCTTAATAAGCGACTTCTTTAACAGGTCTAAAACGATGCTAACTTCTTCCTTTATTTCTTTGTTCATCTTCCTACTCCTCACTCTTAAAATCTGCACAATCATATACTTCTGCACGAATAAGATGGTTACATGCTACACAGAAGAAATCATCATACCCTGAATATCCAATAGCATTAATACAATTTTTGCAACAATTTACTACACTATTATTATCCAATGCTTCGATATTTTCTTTATTATATTTTTCAATCAACATTAAACATTCGTGTGAATTTTCATTGCTACAAACTTTATGTTTAGCCCAATGTCTAGGACAATCATCAGTTTCACTTTGCCAACAAATATCTTTAAAAGGACAGTACTCTCCATAATAAGGTAGCTCGTCTACATATATTTTCATTTACTCCTCACTTTCTGCTAGTTTTGCATATTTCCAAAAAGTCACATCATATTCATCATCCACTGTCCAAGATGTAGCTCCACACACCCACGCATAAACTTTTCCATCTGCAAATTTAGCAAAATATCTATTCACCCATTCTTTATCTTCATTATTTCTAACCAATATTGGTGTATCAACCTTGACCTTGCTCCAATCGACCTGCTGTTCAGGTTCTATGTATTCTTGTTTTAACCATTGCTCGGCTTTGGATGGGCAATTGTCCTCTCCTGTATAGAACATACAATCGCTACACCTTGTTCTTCCACAAATCCCAATTTTTCCGTTTCTGTCTACTGCAAGTGCGTTAAGAAATGCTTCATGCATTATCTTCTTTAATTCATCTTTATAAAATTCTTCGTTTGTCATTTTTAACCTCCATTAACTAGACTCCCCTTCTAATTCCAGGATGCGCCACACGCTTAACCCTAAAATAAACAGGACATTCATCAGTAGTAATAATTTTAGTTACAATAACAGGTGCAACACCAATTTTTGTGTTACAAAAAATCATATCATCTATTTTAATATCTCTTTTGAACTTGCACCATGAATCGGGAACTCTCCACACATATTCTTTATTGCAATTACTATTGAGATGCTTCCCGTATATATACGTGGTCATTTTGTTTCTATAAGAGTCTAGTTTTGTCCCCTTTCTTATATACTGTGCTTCATCCACGCCATTTGCTCTTAAAATAAGATATTGAATATATCCATCTACAAGTACATTATTTTTATCGAGCACAATGTATTTTGTTTGCTTATGAGTCTTTTCATATTGCTCTTTATAATGCATCACTTTTGCTTCAGACGGACGTGAATCCAAAAACGCTTTTGTAATAATAATATCTGATAATTTTATTGTCTTCATATGTATATTCTCCATTTCTTATGCCATTGCAGCGCAATAATTATTAAAATCATTTTTCATATAAGCATAATTTACTTTTTGGTTGGGACTAAAATTAGACTTGTCCTTCTGATATTTGTCAATCCAATCTTCAAACTCTTCATCTTTATTTTCTCTTACAGCAAATCCCATAAGTCCTATTAATGCATTTTTACAATTCTGGTAAATAGGTGTATCAATTCTTACACAATCATCTATCATATCTGTATATAATTCGATATCTTCTTCGTCTATTTCTGAAGATACAGTTTCTTTACAGAATGTTAAAGCGTCCAAATTTGTGTCATTTTTTGTGTCTAATGACATATTATTGTCACTTAATTCTGAAAAATCCACACTTGAAATTGTGATTTCATTTTCGTTTTCTATTTTATTATTCTCTACTTCTGTTCCTAAAGCTTCATTATTTTCTTCAATATGTAAGTATTTATTCATTAAATATGTAATATGGCTTACCTTATGCTCAAGAACTGATCTATCTTTTGTGTGCTTATCTGCATCAAGATCAGTCCATGTAACTCCATTCACTTTAAATTCTTTCATTGTAATAAAAGCATTTAAAAATTCACCAAATTTTTCATCAGGCAAACTTGATTTATTAAAGTTGTCAAATACCATCATCCAAACAGCCATGTCTTTTGACACAAATAATTCAGAAACTTCTCTGTTGTCAACTTTATCAGAATATGGTGTAATTCTATTAAAATAGTTTTCTATTTTTCTAAATTCTTCCAATGATGAATTCTTGTTTAAATAATCACACATTTTTTTAGGATCTTTTTTCCATTCTTCCAAGTGAAATACAGCCATAACAGATTCATTAATAACTCTTTCCCAGTTTCCTTTATGCTTTTCATTTTCTGTAAGAGCTGTAGAATCCTTTAGAAATGTACTTGAGTCTTTAATCCTTTTAATTTCGTTTGCAAATTTTCCAATATATGTTAGAGATTTCTGTGATACATTCATTCCAACATGATTATTGTATAAGTTTACTAAATTAGAAGTTTCTTCAGGTGTACAATTTTGATACACTGTTGCCATTAAAGGACACTTGTTAAACTGTCTCTGAAGTTCTTTTGGTAAATCAGGATATCTTTTATTTCTTAAATCAAATTCTTCTGTTTCCCATATAACATCATCATATTCATCACGCATAATATTTCCATTTTCATCAAGTTTTTTCTTACTGTAAGTTACAATCGGATTACGGATCGTTGATGTTATTTTATAGTCAGCATATTTAAACCTTCTTAATGCTTCTGTTCTATGTCCTCCATCGACAACATAAGTAATAGTTACTTCTTCCTTATTCTCTTCAGCAAGAATTAAATTTGGAATGTATACTTTTTGAGATACTGCACTTGATATAATGTTATTGATCATTTCATTACTCCAACAAAAATCTCTTTGCACTGCTTGATCTGTTTTGATTGTTTCATTCTGCGCATCGTCTAAATACTGTCCTACGTTTGTTGATTCCATTCTAAATCCGTTCATATTATCTACCTCCAATTAGTACTCTTATAATTTTTAAATTTTTTTCATCCATAATATTTTTTAAGTTATCTCTGTATAAACTACTGCTCATATGTAATATTTCTTGTATTTCTTCTTGTGAATACCCCTTTGTAAGATAATCAAGAATTTTTCTTTGCAATTTAGACAATCTTGATAAATATTCTTTCATTTCACTCGAATATTCAAAATCATCTTCCTTTACTTTTACATCCGTTTCGCCCGGTATTACGTCTTTAAATTCACCACCATCTTCTGTCGGATAGTCAAGCGAAAGTACTTTAAGATGTACAGGTTTTTTCTTTCCGTTTTTATCTTCAACTTGCACAATTTTTCCTTTGTCATCTAATAATAAATGACTTCTCGTTGCTCTGTAAAAATTATCTCTATACCAAGTTGAAAAAGATCTCCTTAAATTTCCTGATAAAAAGGTATTAAATCTGGCTTTTTCACCGTTGAAATCTTTTATACTTTCTATTAATACTATCAGTGCTTCACTATACACATCATCATAATATTTTTCATCCACTCCAGATTTTAATAAAAATAAATTTCTACAATATTTTTTTAATTCTCGCATTTCATTTTCACAATAGAAATTAATTATTTCCAGTTCCTTATCCGTAAATTCTAACTTGTCTACTTGTTTCCAATTCATAACATCACTCCTTTTCTAAAAATCAAATAATTCTCTTAATACTCTTGGTTCATATGTACGCTTGTCCATTTTTTCTGCTGTTTTTTGTATCGTATCTTTGGCTGTTTGTGACACTTTTTGATCTAAAATACTATCAAGAATTGATATTTCATCTTTTATCTTTCTTCTTAATATTCTCCGTTCTTTAACCATTTTATATGCTTTATAACCTTGTGCAGCATTTAAGTTGCAGAATTCTATATAATGAAGAATGTCACAAAGCTCTTTATCCACCAAACTCAATTCCTGACACAGTTTTCTTTTTCGATTTATTGCTTCATTCGCAATATTGCTCATATCTGTTGCCTTATCTAACCAATATTTAATATCTTCTGAAACCATTACTTTTCCAGTTTCTTCAATGTCTTTATCGGTTACAGGTTTAACTTGTGCTGGAACTTCTTCACTAGTTTTTTCAATATAAAAAACTCCTCTTAATGCCTTGGTTAAGGAACTGTTGTGTATATTTTCAGCTTGCTTTTTGCTAAAAATATCAGCATAAGATTTAGAAGATGTAGGAACATATCTTCCTTTTCCATCTTTCATAATCCAACGAGTTCCATCTGTTATGACATAATTTGCCATATAATGACCACCTCTTTCTTATTTAATTTTCTTGAAAAATAGTGAAATTTTTGCCGAATGGCTGGAAAAAATTACCAAAAAAGGTAATTACTTTTCTTGACTTTTTGCTTTATAAACCTTAATATAAAAGCGAGAAAGTAAATAATATGTATTTATTATGTATCACTATTTTCTCATTCGTATTCGTAGAGTCAGATATTATCGTGTTGCCGCACATTTTATCTGGCTCTATTTGTTTTTACAAGAATTATTTTAGAACGTTTGTTCGTTTTTGTCAATCTCTTTTTTCGAACATTCGTTCTTTTATGTTATATATAATATCATATTGTTAGTCCAATAAGTGGACTTAGAGAAACTTTTTCAAAAATTTAATATTAATTAGAACGAAACAAAATTGTACTTAACGTTCCAACTGATTTATAATTAATCGGATCATTTTGTCTTTCAGTGAATAACCTTAGCTGGTTAGCAAATTCATCACAAACTTTTGCAATAGTTTTTGCATCTTGTAACAATTCTGAACATTCACAGAATTTCTTTTTTGTAAATCCTATATTACATTCCTCTCTTTCTAAATCCTGTTTTGCTACAAGTACAATAGCATCTTTTTTTGCAACTCTTTTTGCTTCTTCAAGTGTCATTGTTACATATTCCATTATTATCCTCCCTTAAATTATCTCAAAATTTGCATCGTATGCACGTTTAATTTCCTTTTTGTCTTCAAGTTTTGTTATTGAACCCAACTTCTTTATTATTCTTTTTTCAGATATTTGTCGCACACATTCTCCTAGCAACATAGAATCTTCCTTTAAGCCCTTTTCTTTGTCCTTACTGAAAAAAGAATGTGTAGGTTGTGTTAAATGTTTAATCTTTGTAGTCATTGGAAGAACAATTGTACATGGACTATATGTATTTCCAACACAATTTTGAATAATTACTGCTGGTCTAATACCTGCTTGTTCACCAAAGAATTCAGCCGATCCAAAATTAACTAAAATCACATCAAATGCTTTGTAATTTTTAACCATCTCAACATCCTCCTTTCTTATTTTTTCTTTTGTTCTACCTTTATATTCCACATTATAGCCCCTTTAGGATATAATGTCAAGTATATATCCTTAAAATTATATTTATTTTTTTAAGAATATATGCTAAACTGTATATTGTTAAGGACACATATATATTATTTATCAAGGAGAATACTATGAAATTATGTATAAAACCTTTAGTTGATGCGAAAGGAATGAATCGTAATCAACTTTCAAAAGAACTTAAGATAGGATATAAAGCTGCGTGTAATTTATACGAAGGAAAGATAGAACGAATCTATTTTGATACATTGGAAAATCTATGTAATGTCCTCAGTTGTACACCAAACGATATTTTAATAATTGAAAAAGACGATACTAAATAAGTATCGTCTTTTATATATTTACATATTGTCCAATACATTTACACTTCTACTTGTACCTGAATCGTAAACATTATTCATCATAGTATCTGATTTCCATCTGCCTTGTTCTCTTACGAATGTAGGATCATTTGATTCTCTTGTAAGTATAGTTGTATATTCATGTCTCATCATATGAGGTGTTAATTTTCCTTCACTGTAAATTCTAAACATAGCCTTGATATTATCTTCGTTCATTCGTTTGCCATTTTTATTCAAGAAAAGAGCTTCTGTATCAACAACAAAATCAAGAGTATTTCTATATTTAATCCACTCTGTTAATGCAGCAATAGCATCTTTTGTAAGATATACAATATCTTTTCCATCATCTGTGTAATCATAATTTCCCTTACTAATAACAAGAATATATGGTCTAGGATGTCTACTATTTATATACTGTTCATCAAGATACACATCTCTTACATCAAGACCAGCTAATTCCGATTCTCTTAATCCTGTTCCTCTTAATGTTCTAAAAACACAACTATTTCTTATTCGAATAAATTCATCGGGTTTTCGATTTATTTTTTCTATCATATTCTGAATGTCTTCATACAAAGGCATCTTTTCCATTTTCATTCTATTTGTTTTAACCGGTTTGTATTCACCGGATTTAATCATTTGTATAATATTGTCTTGACAATAATGATGAGTTTTCATATATTCCCAAAAACTGCTCATCTGATTCTTTTTTGTAAGAAGTGTGTTAAGTTTGATCCCAGATTCTTTTAAATAATCCATATATCTAATTATTTTTGAATCAGTTACTTTATTTAATATTTCAGGTGTAATTTCAGATAATACACTACATTCAATATATTTTTTATCTATTAACCAATTTAATAAATTTCTTATTGTTATCCAATAATTCAATCTAGCAGCTCTACTTGATATTGATAAGAAATAATCCTGAATAAAATCTGGGACATTTTCCTTTATAAATATTTTTTCTAATTTTTCCTCATTTCTTTTTTGTACTTCTGCCTTATAACACATATTCATCAACCTACCTTTCTGTTGTTCTCTTTGTCTATATTCTCTCTTGAATAATACATTTTACCCAACTCTTTTGCTTTATCCATTACTTCATCAAAAGAGTCGCAATACCTAACTTCAATACATTTACAAATCTCTCCATCACAATTTAGACATGTCAAATCTTTAATATGGAACTTTTTTCTTTGAGATTTTCGTTGTATTCCTTGTGCTAATTTGTTTTCTTGAAGGCATTGCAAACATATAAATCTTGATTGACGTTTTGGATTTCCATTTTTATATCTACTCAAATTATTACCTACTTTCTTCACTAAAAAAGAAGCAGTTGATTTCTGCTTCTAATACTTATTTCTGCATTTGATTTGCTTTCAACAAGAAAGCAATTTTTCTTTGTGTTATATCCTTAGTCCTTCGGTAATAAATCTCCTAAAACATCCTTCCATTCTCCAAACTTCATACTTTACTGTACTTTTATCTTGATATTCAACATAAGCTATATTGGTTTCAAATCCTTCTATATCAATTAAATTTACATATCCAACTTGTAAGTAATGCTCATCTTTTGGATCAATGCAAATAAGTACATCTCCTTCATTCATATAATCACCTCTATTTCTCTTGAAATCGTCATTTCTATCTATAATATAGCCTACTATGAATCACACTATCAGGAAATTTTTTACGAATCAATCTCACAATGAGTTTTCCATATGTTTTCAATGCAACTATATCATTCTCGTCATTTGTTTGAGCAGAACAAATATGAATAACCATATGATCTGCTAGATGACACATTTCTTCTTTCTTTACAGTATAATATTCTCCATTACAATAATAAAAATTGCCAGTATATTACTAGCAGTTATGTTTATTCTTTTGGATTATTCAATTTATTAATTTTTAACATTCCTTCTACGCTTGTCATCGCCTCTTTTAAATTTGTGTAATATCCATCTCTTACTAAACTTTTTGCAACTTTTTCTTTGTATTGCTGTATTTGCAAATCATTCACTTATTCTTCACCTCACTAGAATCAATTCTTTCATTAGATTTATTATTTTATCTTAACCGAATCTATTACGTCCCAAATTTCTTTTTCGTACATCACTTTACCAGTATCTGTTTTTGCACAATATGGATTAGAGAAGTGTTTTGATATAGCCTGCATTATTTTTAATTTATATTTTTCCATTTCTTCTTCCATAATTTTATTCATATCAACCATTTATATCACCTCTTATCTCTCGAATACAATTAAATTCTCTATATCATACCTACAATCAATCCAATGTTCATATAATCCAATATTTTTATCCGTTGGCTTTCTTGTTGCCGATGAAATATAATTATCAAATTTGACAATAGCATTATACATTTTTTCAAGATCTTCTTTTGTAATCTCGTTAGTATTTCTAAATTCCTTCACTATATCACCTCTTCCAATCTTCCCAATAAATCATTCTTTACTTCAATTAAAACTTGAATTCTATTTTGCATACTTATAACACCTATATCTCCATTACTCTTGTAATATTTTTGCAATTCATTTTCACACCTATTAATTTCCATATCAAGCTCACCAATATATTCTCTTATCTTTTCTCTTATATCTGGCTGATTTTCATACTGATATAGCTTTTGTAGTGGTTCTTGCATTTTTCGATTAGAAACTAAATCAGCTTCAGCATATACAAACATACACTGATTTTTTATAAATGGCACATCCCCATTTAATTTCTGTATTAATTTACTAATTGTCTTTCACCTCAATTCCAAATATCTCACAAAAATCTTTGTCCTTAATAACATCAGCTATCTTAAAATATCTTCTTGCAATCTCATTAAACATATCCCTTTCACAAATTGCTTCCGCTGCTTTAGGATGATTGCTTTCTATAAAAGACTTATATTCTATTACTAAATCAGAAAATAACTCTTTTTTATTTTCTCTTTTACAACTAACTCTAATATAACTATCATAGCATTCTTTTAATTTGTCATTTGGAATACCTATAAATAAATTTCTTCTTAACATAATATTCTCCATTTCTATACCAAAAGAAAGTTAAATTTCTTTGCCTTCATCTTTTTGCTTTATATAAACTGGATATTCTTTTTGTAATCTCTGATTATGTTCCATAATTTCACATCTTCTTCTGTGTTCATCTAAAGAAGATTTTTCTTTTCCATTTTCTGTGTAGACAAATTTTATATTCTCCATACAATATTTCCTCCTGAAACTTAGATTTCATTTGTCTTTTTCATCTGCATAACTAACTCCAACTCTGCAATTTCCGTTTTCAGTTTCTTCATATATAATAATGCGTTAATGGCATTGTCTTCATAATTTGATTGTTCAATGTTTTTTATATCAATTCTGAAATATTCTTGTTGATTTTCCAAATCTCGCTTCTTTGCAGCTAATCGCTGTTCCAATACGTCATTCATATCACTCACTCCTTCCAAAAGAAAACTTGGTTTCATTGGCTTTTTATATTTTAGTCATACCATTCGAAAGTTTATACAGCTCTCTTGCTGCATTCTTTAATATATTTTCTTCTCTCTTGCAGCTAACCTTTGATCTACACTGATTACAAAGTATCCCTTTAAGTCCATTATTAAAACAGTATAAGACGCCTGGTTCAAATCCATTTTTAAAACTAGAATATGCTTTATCTATAACCGTATTATTATTATCTATATTTTTTATTCCAGAATTATATCTTCTAATTCTCTCCGCAGTAACTTTTTCAATATCTTTTGTGATTTTTATATCTACACATTCTCTCTTTTTTAAATCAGCTACAAAATCATTAACTGAACTTTCATGTAAAAAATTCTCATATTGAATTTTTCCATTTTCTTCCCATTGTACATTTATCATAATATCATCTCCATTCACAAGAAACTTAGTTGCAATTTGTTGGTACATCGACCATATTCCATAAAAGACTTTCTCTTACAGGATATACTCTTTTATGATCAATAGATACAAAATATTTCTCATCGTCTGTCAAATACACCAAATCCCATGCCAAATCATTTGAGTTTTCTTTTATCCATATAGGCATCGTTTTTGCGGATTTGGGTATATGTTTATCTAACTTTTGAATAGCCATCTTATATTCTCCAATCTTCCAATGAATCTATTATTTACTTACTATACAACATCACTTAACAACTCAATCACTTCATCAAGTTTCTCATTCGCTTCTTCCATACTATCAACTGCATCTTCAGAACATATTCCTCTGTAACTACTCTGTAAATTACCTATTTCTTCCCCATAAGTCATCTAATACTTTCTGATCGCTTGGTAGATTTGTATGACTAATTCCAATAGTTTGTAACTTATAGTATTCTTCTTTTGTAATGTCGATTCCATAATCGCCTTTAACAGTTTCTCTATAGCCGAATTTATCCTGGCATTCAGGTCTGAAGTACCATTTCTTATAAATTGATTTATCTCCATGTTCCCATGCAAAAAGACAAGTAATTGTTCTACCAGTTGAAATCTCCGTTGTAACCGATCTTCCAAAATAAGGATTGTACTGCATATAAGCTAATTTGCCACGCTCAATTGCATCTTGCTTTTCACGTTCACTCATTTCGAATAACTGCTGTGTACCCCTCCCATAAGAAGTGTCATATACTTTACTGCTATTTACACCAACTGTAGAATACAACTTAACTCCATTTCTGTCAGTAGTTTCAACTCTCTTTACTCTTTCTCCATTGATATAATCATTACAAAGCCTATCCGAATAATGAACATTCCCTTTTTCATCAACTGTACGAGTAATTTTCTTCATATCATAGTTATCTTTAGCTGCCTTTGCAGCACTTCCTGCATAAATTCCTAAGAATGCTAATAGTCCTCCGAACATATTCCTCAACCACCTTTCTTATTTTCTCCACTTTTCCATTTCGTCTACAGACTTCTTATTTAAGTTATTATACATATCTTGTCTCTTACGAGATTCTTCCTTTTTACTAATGTGATAAGGAATACCAAATACAATGATAAATGCTATAATACTTCCAATCAACTCTCCCATAATCGTTACCTCCATTTCTATTTCCGTTATTTTTTAAGCCGTCATCTTTAAGTTGCTTTAATTATATCATCTTGTGAGTACTATAAAAAGAACTTTTACTCTATAATTTCATTATTTTCTGGATCATAAATTTCATAAAAATCTTCTTCAAAGACTTCATTTTCTTTGTCTTCCTTTTCATATTCTCTAATCGCACCTCTTGCTTCCTGTTTTGTTTTAAATTCATCAATAAATGTTCCTGAAATTCTATCTCTTACCCATACCATAATTGTCACCTCTTTCTTAAAAATTTGCCTTTAATTTTCCATAATACTTTCTATTATTTTCTTCGTCAGGATTGCCGTAATAAAATCCTTTAATTTCTGTGCTTACTAAGTATTCATCATTACCCTTGTATACATCCTCCATTATGAATGTAATGTCATTACGACTATTATAAACAGGATATATTTCTGTTCTATATGACTGTTTGCATTTATCACACCAAAATTCTCCTAATCCCCTTTTCTGGTTCTCTTCTGTTTCTAAATTAATAAGCTGTTTTCCACAACAATATAAATATTTCATCTTAATCACTCTCCTCTATAGTTGATAATATATTATTCTCTTGATTTCGCTTATTGCTTTTAAATGTTTTCTCAACATTTTCTGTGCAGCGTACTCTTCTACTGTCTTACATTTCCTTATTTCTCTCTTTTTAGCTTTCAATTCGCTTTCATATTCGTCTAACAACTCCGCAAATTGTAATCTTTGCTCTTTTGTCATAACAACACCTCTCTTTCTAATAAAAAAGATTGGATTTTTATTTCCAACCTCTTAAAACTTAGATTTTATCTGTACCAAAACCTTCGATTATAAACACATAATCTCCGTCTTTTAACGAATCAATTATGTCACATATTTCATATTTCCCTATACCAAATATTTTATATCCATCGTTTAGCAAATCAATAAATGCCTGATATTCATCTTCACTTTCTTCTTCACTAATTACATTTCCGTCATCATCAGTTTCCCAACCGTATTCCATTGTGTTATAGCCCGGCAACTCCGTAATCTCTTTATAAAGATTATAATTTAAAAGTAATGAACTTAAATCTAATTCATTTCCCTTATTCATCCAGCTTATCTTATAATTTTCGGCATCTTCCATCCAACCTACAAAGTATACTTTTTCGTCCTGTACTCTAAGTGCAATTATATTATTATAATATGGCTTGTCATATAAAAATTTATCTACTGTCATAAATTCCATTTTATCACTCCTGTCTAATTTAATTCCTGTTTACATTCTTCTAACAAATCGTCTACGGTCATTCCAATTCCATATGTATTTCTCCACCATAATTGTAAATTATCGTCTTGTGTGTTGACTTCTGCTAAAGGATCATCGAGCATTGGAATATTTTCATTATCACTTTGCATATCCTGTACAAATGCTTTCTTTGAATCCCATTCGTATTCCACATATTTCCCATCACAATTAATAACAACTATATTCAACATAATATTTCCTCCAATCTACAGCAAATCGCCGTTTTATATACTTTGAAAACATTTTTCAATGTTAGACTTTTCAATAAATCCATAATCATTCGTTTCAGTATCTTTGAATTCTACCGTTGTTTTACCAACATTGGTAATCTCTACAATATGACCAATCTTTGTATTAATTAAAGGATTTTTTAAAACTTCTACCTTAAATTTCATTCCTCTTTCAATTAACATAAAAAGTTCCTCCATTTCATTTTGAAATCATCGTTTCATGTACTTATCAACTTCTTTTAACATATCACATTGCATTATAGATAATCTTCCACCACCCATACGTTTTGCAATATCATAAATTTGTTTTCCATCAGTTCCATTTTTTAACAAATTCACAAACGGTTGCCAATATTGCATTTCAAATGCAAGCTGTAACTTTTCCTCATCTGTCATTTCTTTTCCTGTGTTGTACTCGATTATTTTTATTCTTTCATCATATTTACTCATAATTTTTACCTCCAATCTTCCTTGTAATTCCTCATTTCATTCTATTCGGCAGGACATTCAAAACAACAAATGTTAGCCTCTTCATAAGTTAATGCGAACGTCATATCTTTTTCTCCATCTGTATTTTTTAGTACAATACAATCTTCATTCACTTCAATAATTTCACAAGTTTCTCCATCCATACACACCAAACCATCTGTAGTGTACAAGTCATAATATCCAATTTCTCCGTTTTCATTATCCTCTGTGTCAATCCATCCACATTCAATTATCAATTCACTATCATATAATGCTTTGACACTTACAGTTACTTCTTCGCCTGTTATATATCCAATCTTACAGTTGCAAATTTTGCTATAATCAAAGCAATTTCCTGTGTATGATTCAAAGAAGTTATCACATAATCTTTTGATTCTTACATTGTAATGTTCTCCCTTATAATCAAAGTCAACACGCATATTTTCTAAAAATTCCTTATTTCCGTCTGTTAATATTTTTCTTAAATACATAATAATTCCTCCATTCTGCCAAAGAAACTCTTGTTTCATACTTTGCATTCTCTATATTCTTTTTCAGTTAATAGTCCTTCATCGCACATATCTTCAAGTGTTCTATATACAGCGTTTGCTCTCCAACTTGCATATGAAAAACCATCAAACTCTCCAATAAGTGCATCTCTGTTTTCTTCACTTTGTTTTTGTAATTTTTCTGCTAATGAAGAATTACGAAAGAAATATGCTTTATACATGGCTGCTTTAATTCTAAGATTCTCAATTTCATATTCTTGAGAAACTAATTTCTCTTGAGCTTCTAATAACTGTAACCCCATATTCCCTAATGGGCTTCTTTCAATTCTGTTTCCAAAATAAGTATAATTCATGTTTGTCACTCCTTTACTTCTACATCATAGCTACAATCAATTCCATTACTGTCAAGTCCTGCACTAACTGCTCTTTCTATATCTTCTACTGATGAATTATCGTATACTTCAATAGTTACTGTAATTGTTTTCATAGTTATCACTCCATTCTAATTAAAATCAACCAATACAATTTTTCTTTCCGTCAGTGCAGCGTCATACCACTCGCTACTATCATCGCTTGTGTATTCTTCCTGCAAAAATTTCCTTACATCTTTGTCGGTTATAATATCTTTATTGTCGTTTTTGATTTTTTCAAATAACCAATTCTTTTCAACAACCACAATAAGTTCGTTAAAATCTGTTTCTTCCTCCATAGAAGTTTCATTGTTCCATGTAAAATATTCATCACAGATACAAAACCCAACGAAATCTTTGTGTTTTGCAAAATCTTTATAATAATTATTATTAACTTCCCTTAATATTCTTTCTCTAACCTTGTTCATTGTTAATTACCCTCCTTTACCACTCTGACTGTGGTTTCTGTTTGTCATTATTTCCTTTTATTTTTATAACGATTTATATTTATTGAATAAATTTTATCAAGACGAATAGCTGTATATTCAATACAATAGTTTGAATATATTGTATAAGCGTTTAATTCGCCCAGTTCATCATCATTTATATCATTAATCGTTTTAGTTCCTTTAATAAAATAATCTTTATCGCCTTTTCTGTCTTCTTCCACAAAATGCAAAAGCAATTCTTTTACTGTTTTTTCTGTACCATAAAATTGATATATTATTAGTCCATCCGTTGCTGAATTATTAATTATTATAAGCCAATTTGTTTTCGTCATAATTACCATCTCCCTTCTGTTCTTTTGGCTCTAATCCTAACCGTTGTCTTATTACATCTTCTTCTATCATATTTGTATTTGCCTTGATTCCATCAATGATTACATTAAAATCTTGCATTGTACTTCCTCCTTAATAATCTCCGTTTAATCTTTTATCCCACAACCCATTGAAGTAAATAAGAGATTCTTTAATTGTTTTTTGACAATTATTATCGCAACCACATTGCCTATCACTATCACATAATGAACAAGGCATAATATGTTTACCACATTTCTCACAAATAATGTCCTTATCTATCATAGGCTTGAACCTAAAATCTGTTTCCATTCCACACCATGGACACAGTTCTGTTCCATTAAACTCCTCTAAAAGCAATTCTTCCTGTTTTCTTTTTATATCTTCTAGAATCCGTCTTTCTATTACATCTATATAACCCTGTTCTGCCTTCTCAACTTTATCAAAGAAGATTATTATCTCGTCAGGTAAATAATCACCAAAACGATTTTCCCTATTTTCGAAACGAACTTTATAATATTCATCTTCTGCAAATATTATTGCCTTGCCAAAATCATGTCCATCAATGTCATTTTCAACGAAAAAGTTATCCATCTTTGCTCCTATCTCATTAAAAAATACATATAAATCTTCATCTTCGTAGACTTCATTTTCTATGCACTCTACAAAATTTTTTCATTTCTCTTTTTTGCTTCTTCGTTATACTCCTCAATAATTTCTTGAAAAGTTTTAGTTTTTAATTCTTTCAATAAGTCTGTAAAATTCATTTGCCTTACCTCTCTTTCAATGTTATAATTTCCATATAGGAGTTGAGGACTTACACGACTGTAAGCCGATGCCTCGTTTGTTACTATGATTTGATATATTCCCAAGCCTCTTGCTCTGTTGGGAAAGCAATGTTACAACCCGGAATATACCAATCTCCATATTTCATATACGGCATATTAACACCTCCTATTATGTATATTTATAGAAAAAGCAGGGATAATTAATATCTCTGCTTTAACTACCTATTTAATATTCTCTTTTTTCTAACAACATTCTGTGTTCGCATACCAAAACCACGATACGCCATTATGACTTGCGTATATATCATTGCCTGTGTTTCTAAAATATTTTGGATAATTATTATTGTACATATTATTAAATCCTTTCTATATATTTTCTATCTGAATTATCTTAATCACCTCTAATCTTCTTTTACTTCCACCTGAAACCATCTATATTCTGGAATAATTTCATGTGTCTTTTCATCTACATAACTTGTATCAACAAGTACAACATCTAATTCGTTTTCTACTATATGGTCAATTTCTGTTAGTGGATAATCCCATAAATAATCATATCCACGTTCATCAAGTATTTCCCTTAATTCATCTTCTTTATATTCAGGAATCGGATAAAACCCTAAGAATTCGCTACAATAACTTGTAGTGTTATATATCTTTTCGCTTTTAACCATTTGTTACACCTCCTTTATAAATCACCTAAAATCCATTTCTCTGCAAAATCTAACACACTCTCAGGAAAACTTTCTGCATCTTCATTATAATTAAATGTTCTTCCAACAAGTATTGTTTCAATACTTTCGCTTTCCTCGTATGTGATTTTATATGTCTTTACATTTCCAATTTCTCTTACTAATTCAATTCTTAATACATTTATTGCGTTCATATTGTTATCTCCTTTTAATTGAAGCGGTTCTTTCATTTGATTTTATACAACTAATTCTTCTCTGTAACTCTTGAGTGTATGAATGAAATAATATGATAAATACACGCTTTTAGTTGTATATTGCATTTCAAACTTACCAGTCATATCATTATAAAATGTATGTAATAGCAGTTTACTATTTCCGTGGTAACAATTTTTTGCTTTTTCATAGGTATATGGTTTCATATTATTAGGAAATATAAAACCCTTCCGTAACATCTCATTTACCACTCTATCATGCTTCTCTTTTGAATTTATTTCATATAACATATTCATTCACTCCTTTTTAAAAAAGTAAGATGGCTTACGCCACCTCTTTCTTCCATTCTACCTTTGGACATCCATATACCTTGTGAGCAAAATGTGGAAGAGTTGAATATTTTTCCATAATTTTGTCATGTACATACTGCTCCGTTCTCTTGTCATTCCAATTCTCTTCCCAATTTTCAAGATACTTAATTCCCTTATCTGTAAGTTTCTTAATCTCGTAGTAATTAGTTCCATCATGGTGAGAACACTGCATATAGAAGTGCCCATTTTCATCATACAAATGAACATAATCACAATCTGTCATCGCTTCTCTATACATTTCCATAAAGTCTGTAAAAATTGTTCCAGCCTCAAAAGTTCCATTCCATCTTCCGTTTGTACCACGTAAAATCCATGTACTTCCATCATCAAAGAAATCTTTTAATCGTTCTTTTTCATCTTCCCAATTAATAGAATCCTGATTGTTTATCACATTCCAAATTGCATTTTCGCTTGGTTCTTCATCGTATTCTGACAGTGTTTCTTTTGCAAATTCTGAATAATCATCCCATAAATCATAGTTGTTATATATTGTTCTCGTTAATGGTTCTCTCATATCAATCAACCTCCATTCTATACTTCATAATCACTTACCGGTTCTGTGTAACCACTGTCAATTTTAATTTTTGTTGCTTCATAATCATCATAAACACTCTTTCGTGTTCCTCTTGTATGTACAATTTTTGCAAGCTGCATAATTACATATCTGCGTTCACAACCATGTTCCTCATAAACTTTATGTGGATAGTATAATGCTCTACCATCGCAAACTGTAAAATCATCAAACTCTTTTCCGTAGAACTGTTCACAATTACTTGCATATACATACCGTAATGCATGATCTCTTATGCATTGTTTCTCATCGTCTGTTAATTCATCTGTATTATCTAACAATGAAAAATCAAACAAAATATTTCTCTTACCAGTTTCAAACGAATCAACATATTCCAGGTTATTTTCTTTTGCTGTCTTTTTAGCTGTCTTGTATAATTTATATTCTTTAATCTTCATTCCGCTTTTCTCCTTTCCATTACAAAAGGCAGACACAATAACTTGCATCTGCCTTTATATATTCTCCAATTTACCATTCATTTTCGTCCCAATATTCATCGTCATATTCATCATTGCTCCAACCCTGATAAGGATCACTTAATGATGGGGAAACATCTTCATATTCCATTTCTTTTGTGGTTATTTTAATTGGATATTTTAAAGTTGCATTATCTTCATCGTAACAAGCCATTATAATTCCAAGATAACGGAGTTCACAATCAATTTCTTTTCCTTCGTAATATGCCTGTAAATTTTCAATATCCTTTTCACATGTGTTACATTTCCATTTTCCTTCTTTAATTTTGTTGATAATCTTCGGTATAATTTCCTTGTTCCATTCAGGAATCAGATTATATACATCGTATTTTCCAAAATCTCCATAACCATCATAGCAATCTTCATAAATTGCCTTTCCATATTTGTCTTGAAATGGCTTTGGTACAAGTAAATATGTCTCTGCATACATATCATCTAATAACTGTTTGTTTGTATCACTATAAATCCAACTGAACTGTCCCATATTATCACCTTTTACCTTTCTTAGTTTTTAATTTCTATAATTCCATTATCTTCAAGAATTGTCTTTACCTTTTCAAATTGCATATCTCTATCTTCTGTAGTTTCAACTGCATCTACAATAGATTCAATTAGCAACTCCATACTTTCACTTGTTAATCTAAATTCCATTTCAATCACACTCCTTCCAAGTAAATTACAATTTCCTTTGATTAGATATTCTCCAATTCTTCATTCAAGTCTGCAATTTTCTCTTTGATTTCGTTAATGTCTGGCTGATAACTATCAATAATGTCTGCTCTCTCTTCTGTTGTGAGTTCTTCATCGTCCAAATCATCAGCCAAATCATTCTGCAAATCTTCAAGTTCGCTTTCAGCATCCTTAATCTCAGCTCTAATCTGTGTTTCGCTTCTTATTCCAAGCCATTCATATACTGTATCAGCTTCAAACCACAACAGATCATTCAATTCTGTTTCTGTCATACCGTCAGGATAAAGTTCTTCAAGCTGCTGTTCTAATTCTTCACATTTACCTTCTCTTCTTATTCTATCGAGTGTATCAACTGCACCATTCCAAGCATTGAAACTGTTTAAATCTAATTCATATGTAATTGTCATACTACATCAGCTCCCTTCTAATAATTCAGACTTACAACTCTACCATCATCAAGTTCAAGATAATTTTCATCTTCATTGACTAAATCTTCTCCAAACTTGTCGTAGTTAAAATATCTTTCTGAAACAGTATCTCCGTTTTTAATATATCCAAGTGACCACGCTTCTTCATATCCTAAATCCGAGGAATCACTGAATACACTACCAATAATTCCTCTATCTCTGTAATCCAGATAATATTCATCAAATATCTTCTCAATATCTGCATCATCCAATGAATATTCATTCTTCATATATTCGATTTCGCTTTCAATGATTTTCTGCTGAAACTCTTTTGCTTCTTCAGATTTGAGCTTATCATAAATATGTTGTACTGATTTTGCTAATGTAACTCCCTTATTATAACGTTCATCTCCTTTTGTAATTCCATATCCTAAATCATTAATTGCTTTGTTGAACTGAACCAATTCGTTGTATTCTGCCTTGGTTAGTACCGTTTCAATATCTTCATAAGCAGGAAATTCATGTCTACTATAACAAGCTCCGTTTAAGTTCACACTTCCAAAATAATGATTGCATTCAAATCGTGGATTCTTTGAATCAATGTATGCACAACAATCTCTGTCATCGGCTACCTTTTCTCTATATAAAAATAAGTAACTCATAATCATACCTCCTACTGAATTTCGCTTAATTCTTCCATCTGTTCTTCTGTAAAGATTCTTGTTAAGTCTTTATATTCTTTGATTACTGCAATATAAATTCTTTCTGCTGTTCTACTATCTTCGTCATATCCAAACTCTGAACAAAAATCTTCAAATGTGCCTACATCATATTTCTCTAAACAAGCCAATACATCATACTCACTTGGAACTGCTTCAGTTTTTAACTTCTTCAATTCTCGCTCTGCCTTCTTTCGCTCATCGTATGAAAAATCTGAATATCTACGTTTTAATTTCTTTTCAACATATTCTTCTAAAGTCATCTGAGAAATTTCTGTATTATTTATGCTATCCCAAAATACATAACTCATTTTGCCTCTTGATGTAGTAATCGTTACATCATACCAATTTCTTTTTGCTGTTTCTTTCCATGTTTCATTCCGTGAAATCCCACCATACACGATTTCACATTTTGCATTTGCCTTATTCAAAAAATCCTTTGCTTGTTTTACATATTCGTTCATTTTGTTTTCCTCCTTGTAATAAAATAGGCAGCTAGGTATATATTCTCCTAACTGCCTTTGCGTTTTTATAAATCAATAAGTAATATCATTCTGTTTGAAAATGTTGAACTTCTTCTCCATTCGTAGTTTTTTACTTCTGCATTTAATAATTCATCTTCACAATTATTCATATTACACATACTCTCATACAGCGTATACAATCGTTCTCCATTAAGATTTTCTTCTTTTTGTCGTTTCATTCCTTTATATTTCTTTCTTGACACAATCCACACATCATCTTTCAGTGGTTCGCATTCTTTTAATTTTAATAATTCTCTAATCTTCATTTATATCACTCTCCTTTGCATATTTTCTTAAATTCCTTTATTATTTCTTTACTACAATTTTGTGCCACTGTTTCTAACCATTCATCTCCACGCAAATTATTAATATCGTGTAGCAACATATCTGATTCATAATAATTTAGATTAGCTTCTTTTGAAATTATATTTACTAATTCTTCTACTTCCATTTAAAATTACCTCCTATCACACTAAGAAATCTTAGTTTCAAAGCCTAAACTTCGGTTTCCTCTTCATCAACATTTTCTTCAATCAAGTCTGTTTCAAAACCAGCTATAAAGCAACCGTGGTCAAGATGCGTTCTTGCATCGCTTTCTAAAATATTTTGTGCAATTTCATTTGCCTTATCTTCAGACTCTGCACATATTTCTAATTCGTCCATAATAATCCTAACCGTATACTTATTCATAATTTGTCACCTCTATGATATTATTATCAATTTTCATTTCACTTGATGGATTTACAACTCCATATTGATTTATTCTATAGTTACCATATGTTATTGAAGTACAAGGATTATCTACAACAATAGATAAAATGTTAATTCTTTTTATTTTGTGTCCATCATAATCGTTTCCAGAAACCTCATCTGTTGAACCGTCCTTATATAAAATACGGAATGCATAATCACTCATATCATTTCCATATTCTATATTTTCAAGGTGTTCATCAATATATCCAAGAATATCTTTTCGTGTTGTTTCTTCGACAATCATTTTTTCGTCAATATCCGTTATTAGAAAATGTCTTGATTTCACTTAATCCTCTCCAATCTTCTAAAGAAATGCGAATTTACTCTGCACATCCAGTAATTACAATGTAGTTTCCGTTACCTTTGAGATAAAGTAACTCATACACCTCTCCGTCATATCCACCGTCATTCATATTGTAATCTTCTAATGTTTCGTACTTCTCATAGTTGATAATGTAGTCACACATACCCCACAAACCAAATTCTTTTGCCTCTTTCTTCCTGTATTCAACCTCATGCTTATCTTTGTATTTGTGACTATTTACACCATCATAACTACATCTTACAAATGGAACTTTCAAATATTCGGCTAAATCTTTTTCGATTTCAAGAAGTTCCTTTTCGTTTCGTTTTAATTCATATCTATTTCCAATCATTTTTCTTACCTCCAATTCTAAAGAAACACGTATTTCTCTAAAATTTCAATGCAACCGTATCTACCACGCTTCTAATCATTGCTCGCATATTCATAGCAGTTACATTTATTTCATATTTTGCCTTATTTATTTCAACACAGATTTTATCTGCACCAAAATAAGTCTCTGCCCATACTTCAACGTGGCTATCTCTATCTTCTGCCATACCTTTTAATAGTGGAATTAATAATTCAACCGCCTTTTCTATTTCTCTTTCATTCATTTTTACACCTCTTTCAATTTCATTTAGTATCGCCTCCAAGGTTGTATATTCTCCTTGTAAGAAATCTTCTTCAACACTTTCTCTAAATATGTTTTCGTATATGGCAATTACTTGTTCTCTTATTTTTTTGTATTTTTTATCTACAAATTCTACATCTACAATTCTGTAGGGTTCTTCAAAGCCGATGCTATCCAAAGCTGTTTGCAGTTTAAATTCCGCATCAATATGCGAAACATTTTGTAAAAAATACTTTTCTATGCTATAATTTGTTTTTATTGTAAAAATAATATTCATTTTGCCTACCTCCTTAAAATAATCCTAAGTTATGCTCTTTGTTTAATCGCTTTGCCATTGCTCCATTAATTTCTTTATCGTGAATAGGAATTGACACACTTTTAGTAATTTGCTTTTCCCATATTTCGTGTCCATCGTTGCATCTATCTTTTACGTATCCGTGTTCAGATAATGCCTTTTTGAATTTCCGTGTCGGAACTCCTGGTGTTGACATATCAATCACTCCTTTCCTTTTTTATATTCTCTTTTTTGTATAAAAATAACGACTACGTTTTCGCAGTCGCTACATTTCCCTTTGTATAAAATCTACTAAATATGGATTGTTCGCTATATCACGCATTTCCAATTCTGTTATCATTTCTCTTAACCATTTTGCAACTTCATAATTTCCGTTAGCCCAATCTTCAGCTAGATTATTTAACAGAAACATTGTTGTATAATCATCTACTTGTCCGTTTGCCTTCGACCAATCATAATTTTCCTGATAGTTTTTTGCATTCTGTATTACTTCTTCTTCTGTATAATATCCTTTCCAATTTTCATTTGCATATCGTGCTAGTTCGAAAAAATCTTCATATTTCATTTGCATTTCCTCCTATCTGATATTTATAATTACATCGTCTTCAATATTGTCTGGTGTTGCGTTGTCGTGCATTACCATTGAGTATACCTTTCCCTTTGTGTAATCTTCTTCATCAATTGCCCATTCATTTCCGTTTTCATCTACAAAATTTCCATCTCCTACATAAGTTGCATCTAATGTATACTGTTTTACATACTTGTAGTGTGTTGTGTTACTTTCGCTTTCGATTGCGTATGTTTCACTTTGTGATAATATAAGTATTGCAAGAATAATCATACTTGCTAATATTATTACTGCTGTTATTACTCTTCCGTTTCTTTGCTGTATTCTTTCTGTTTTTGTCATTTCCCTTTTTCTCCTTTTCTATAATCCTAATATGTATGGCTTAATATGTGCATAAGCCGTGTCATAATTGTATGCATCCTGATTTCCTTTGTAGAAATAAGGAACTTCTCTTTTATTATTCTCTGTTTGTCTTATGATTTTTGTGTAAATTTCCGTTGGTATACAAAAATCCTTGCAAAGTGTTCTAATTTCCTTTTTCCATTCAGCCATAGTTATTGCCTCCTTTTCTTGTTATTTTTGGGTATAAAAATAGCGGTTTCTATACATTTTAAAACCGCAAAAGTCACCATCTCCGTTCAATGCTTATTACACCGCACCTATACATTTCAGATGGATTGCATAGGTATTTTACATTCTTACATTTTGAATGCTAGTCACCAACACTCTTTCTTATAGCCTCCAATTCTGTTGGCGAATTTTTGGCATAAAAATAGCACCTACTTGTTAGTAGATGCTTTGCGTTTGCGTTTTGTTTGGTTGTTGGATTAATCTTGTTTTACTTCAATAGACAAACCGCCTTTGTCTACTACAATTCTACATTTCCCCTCTGAAAAGAATTTCATAAGTGCTTCCATTACAATGTTAGCCTTCATTCCATAAGCGTCACAATTTGCTTGAAATTCTTTTAAAATATTTTCATCATAGGTAGTTCCCCATTGTTTTTTTGCCATAATATGCCTCCGTGTTTTTTATTTTATAATAACATTGTGCTTTCTTGTTGTCAACTATTTACGGACTTGTGACCGTTATTCCATACACTGAAATAGTGCATTAAAGCGGAGCACAACAACTCCGCTTCACTCTGCAAATTATTTGATATACATATCACAAAATACAGCCATAAATAATTTATTAAACTGTGCTTTACTAATTGCTGTGTGAAATGTATTGTTTTCAACAATCTTCTTACTTGTTGCATATCTTGCTCCGAACATATCAGACATATTTTCTGCGAGTTTGTTAATCTGTCCCTGTTTACAATCTTCTATACCTAAGTTGTTAAGAAACTCAGTTATTGCATTAAGAAAGTCACCACGCTTATGCTCTGTAATCTTCTTATCATATGCAAGGTACATTGTATCTGGAATGAATGCATAAGTATCTTTTATTGCATTGTTTAAAGGTTCAATAATCTTTTCATGTTCAACCTGAGCCTTGCGTATTTTCATATCTACTTCAAGTCTTGAAAACTTCTTATCAACATCTTCCACACTCATACCCTGAGCAAGATCATTTTCACGGTTCTCAATAATTGTTTCTAACTCTTTCTTTAATGGTTTGAGTTCAGCCTTAAATCGTAAATCTTCTTGTGCTAATGCTATTGCTGTTTCTTTGAATGTTGTTAACTGTGCCATTGCTTCTTTGCTCATTTTACTAAAATTAATCTGATTCTTTGCCATAATAAACTCCTTCTCCTATTTTACGCATAGGTGCAATATATTATTTATTTTTTAATTAACCTATAAAATATTTATTTATATCATTATCACAAAAACATACGGCAAAACCGTACTCGTCATCTACATAGTCTATAACTGTTGCATAACACACATCATCAATTATAAAATCTGTACCTATTTTGCATAGGTTTTTATGTGTTTTTAAAAACTCATAGCATTGACGCAACACGTCTTCTTTATATGGTGTTTTTACAATATCTACCACCAAACCTAAACAAGTAATCATAATATGTTATACCTCCTTATCTTTTCGAAATCCTCTGCTTTCAACCGACTTGGAACGGACTTTGAGCGTAAATCTCAAAGGTAGCATTATTCCAGACCTCCTGACCTTCCTAACTTGTCCAAAGTCGTTTTTCTACTAGTGAGCAACCGTCTTTCATTTTAGACACTTACGGCGTAACCCATACCTTAAAGGCTTGTCTGCAAGCAGACTTCTAGTGTATAGATGCAGTCCTATGTTTAGTTGTCAATGTGCTATCTGCAAGTGCATAGAGTTTAATACTCCACTTCCTAGTTAAAGGTGTTATACAGATTTTCTAAAAATTTGTGGAAAGTTTTCACGACTTGTGATAGACTGGACTTGTTGAGGGTGTAAGTCTAACGCTTATCGTGTCGGCTTTCGCCGTGTGGTGTCAATGTTATTTTTTAATGTTAAGAATAAGTAATGTAAGTAAAGCAATTTCAAGTAAAACATTAAATAGTAGCATTGTAACACCACCTTTCACTATGTAATTTTAGGTTTTAACGACTTTTCCTTGTCGTTACCTAGATTATAACTTGTTGTTATAATGTTGTCAAGTAGTTTTTTAAAGTTTTTTTGAAGTGTACCGACCGCGTTAATCTTCTTTGTAACTTGTCAACTTCTTGACTTGTTTATATTATAACTTGTTACTATCTTTTTGTCAACAACTTTTTTATTTTTCTTGAAAAGAATTTTCTGAACGAAAACTTGTTGTTGTTTTGTTTGTAGCTTTATAGTAACACAATGTTGTTTAGTTGTCAACAAGTTTTTATAAATATTTTTCAAAGATCCGATAAAATTATATTCAAACATATGTTCGAGCGTTTGCCACTCAATAACCCAGATCTAGTTTTATCGAACGTTTGTTTGTTTTCAAATATACTATAATACTATACTATTATTATATGTTTCAGCTAACTAGGGGGTAGTAAAAACTATATCCGGAGCCTGTCTTTTCTGAATTTGCACTAGCTGATTCATCTACACACCAACTTAAAAATCAAACCCAAAAAATCCCCTTAAATTCAACCAATTCCCCGATTTTCACTCATCAAACCCCTTATCGTACCCCTTATCGTCAAAGCCCTTATAAATTAACCCTTTCACCCACTTCACAACCCAAAAATCAAACTCCACTCTCGCCAAAAATCCATCCACAAACCCAAAATCTTCCTTATATATAAGCACTTTCACCGATAACGATTTTTCCTGAAAAATTCCAAATCATATAATCCCAACATGGGGGCTACCATAAAACTACACGCAAAACTATCAAGACAGTAATCGCACTGTCTTATTTTTACGCAAAAAAATAATATCAAACAGAGAATATATAACTAGAAACTTATAAAAGAAAATAATATAAAAACAAGAAAGGATGAAGAAATATGGACAATCAAACAGCATTACAAGTAACAGATTTTAATTTTTATGGAGACAACCTTATTGCACTCAAAGACAATGCAACTGGTGAAATCTTCACAGCAATTAATTCAGTATTAAGAAATATTGGATTTACTGAAAGACAAGTTAGACATAATAGAAATAAATGGGTAAATGATTCTATTGTTTCCAAAGGGTGTCAAAATTTTGTCATACCTGATAGAAATAGTATCAATCAAGATACATTATGCATTTCTAATAGAAAACTTCCTATTGCACTTACAAAAATAACAATTACACCAAAAATGAAACAAACTCAGCCAGAATTAGCTTCAAAATTAGAATTATATCAAGACAAATGTGCAGATGTATTAGCTTCAGTTTTTATAGATCATAAATCAGCAACTGAAATAAATATGCAACCTATAACAGATACATTAACTTCAATAACAAACACACTTACTACTCTCACACAGACAATGACTTCTATGCAGCAGGAAATAAACAGTATAAAAGAAACACAAAGCAATAAATTAACTCTTCCAAAGAAGAAATATTCATATTGGACAACAAAAATGTTTCCAAAATATCAGCTCTTAACAGATTATTTTCAAATATCTTATACAGAGTTATACAAGAATCTGTACAGAGAGTTACAAAATATATATCCTGATGTAGACCTTAACCAAGAAATAGATGATTATTGCTATGAAAATAAACTTGAATCAGCATATACATTAGATGTAATAGAACATAATCTTACACTTCGCAAGCTATTTGAATTAACAGTTGATAGTCTATTAAACAAATATAATTTAGCAAATTCATACAATATTAATGCAAAAATACCAACAATATTTGATACAGAATTTTAGCAAAAGCATCAAATCCTGTACAGCGTAAAAAATACCACCAAATTTTAATTTTATATCTTAATCAATAAAGTGAACGCCTAATCTCTAAAATTGCAAATTAGACACCATTTTTTACGTCAAAAATCTATACCAAGCAAAATCTCTCCGTATATTATTCACAAATAATTATTTAATTTTCAAAAATAATTATACATTTTGCACAAACCAACTAATATTTAGAAAATTAATTATTGAACAACAAAAAATAAAAATAAAAGAGAATAATATATTGAATCAATAAAATTAGATTAAAAAAGAAGGGATAGATATATGAAAGAAAACATGATAGATTACCTGTATTTTTTGTAGAGGATATTTGTAAAGATGCTTACGTAAATATTAAACAATAAGAAAAATAAAAAGAGAACATTAACATAGGTACATTACACATGTGTACCTAAATAACATTTACAGTCCAAAATATAACATACTTAAACTAATCAATAACAAAACACAAAAATTTTAAAGAGCTTGTATAAAGCGTTAGCGAAATACAAGCGTAATATTCTTCTCTTGATAATATGAGTCTATTTATATATTGACTGGTACAAATCCACACCTGACATGTACCCAAATGAAGAAAAATTTTACATTTAGGTACGCTATACATGTACCCAAATGAATTTTAACAATTTTTACATTGCAAAAAAAAGAATATACAAATATGAAATTAAACAGAAAGAAGGTGAGTATTATAATTTGAATTATGTAAAAATTCCACGAGAAATTATTTATGATAAAAATCTTTCGTCTAAACGTGTAATAGTTTTTTCATACTTATGTGCAAGACGTTCATTAGATGATACTGTTGCGTTTTCTACTACAGAACTTTGTCATTGGTCTAAACTAAAGCCTAATTACAGAGATGGAAAGATTAATCAAAAATATTATGAAGTTCTATTACTTTTATCTCATTATGGATATTTTACTGAATATCCTGATTTTGAGAAAAGTCTAAAAGAAAATACCAATTCAGTAAAGTATCAACAAGTAAAGTTAAATATTGAAAAATTTGATATTCCTGATAAGTTTGGAATTATTTATTTTGACGAATTAAATAAAATATTAAATTATAAGGAAGAATTAAAAAATTCAGATATGGAGTTGGCAAGAATGTCATCTGCTTATATTTTGCTTCTACTTTCTTATATTCGGGTTAATATTAATCGCCTAAAAGGAAAACCATTATGTTGTTATAGATATTTTAAAACTATATCAGAAGATATTGGATTATCAGAAAAATATGTAAAACGTATAGTGAATATTTTAGAAAAACTTAAAATCATAAAATGCCAACCTATGAAAAGAGAATCTTATATTAAAGATGGTTGTAAAAAATTTCTTACAACTCCAAAAGTATTTGCTGACTATAGGCATTTTATCAATGACGAACATGGTCAAAGAATTGATGATAAATATGATGCTGTATTAGAAATCAATGAGCAAATAAAACTTTTAGAAAATAATTAGTTTAAAACCAGCAAAACAAACAGAGAATAATAAAATGTAATCTTCTATCACTTCTATTCTCATCATTCTTCATTCGAAGAAAATAATCAAAAATAAACAAACAATAAAAATAAAAGAAAGGAATTAAAAATATTGAAACTAGATGAAATTATAAATAATACACATAACACTTTTGGAGGATATATTTATCCTTCTGATTTCAACACAGAAACAGGAAGACATGCTAATAACTCAATATCATGGGCAGACAGAATTGCATCTGATTTAAAGTTTGATGAGCAATGTAAAAGAAATTGTGAATCAAGAAAAATTAATAATAAGGAGGAAATATATGCTTAGATACGAAATTATGGGAAATGTTACTTTAAAAATCAATTTACATAATGGATATGCTGTAATTGCAATTGCAAAATGGAATAGAGAAACTGAAAAATATTTTGTTAGTTTCTATTTGCAGGACGTAAAACACAATATTAATCATTTTGACTTAATTGAAGATTGTGAAAATCTTGAATTTGATTCAGACATTAAATCAATTAAAACTGATATTACTTCTTTTGTTACTACTCTTCTTTCTGAAAATGCATTAGATAAATATATTGCTCGTTATGAATATGAACAGAAATGCTTTGAGATTGGAATTACGGAAATGGAGATTAAATAAATGTGCGAAATATGTAGATGCAGTCCTTGCACTCCCGGATGCCCTAATTACGAGCCACCTAAAACGAGCCAAAAATGTGACATTTGTGGAGAACATATTTGTGTTGGCGAAGAATATATAGAAAACTTTGATGGTGATTTGGCTCATTTTGAATGTTTAGGTTGTACTGAATCTGATTTAAATTGGTTAGGCTATAAAGTAAAGATTATGGAAAAGAATTGGAGGTAGAAATATGGATTTTAGAAATATATGCCCTTCATAAGCAATTTGCCGAATGTTATTTATATACGATGGTTAGATAAGGAATGGTTCATAAAGAAATTTTGGACTTATTAAAAATATATAGGATGGTGATTTAATCTTACATGAGTAAATTTGGAATAAAAATAAAAAATATAGAGGCTGCTACTCTTTATGAATATAATAAAGGACTAAGAGAGCATTATGATTATAAAGATGCTATGTTTGTAAACAGTTTATTCAAAGATTTTATGTGTGACAATGGTTTAAAAGTTTGGAACGGTGAATTTACAAGAGATTTAATTTGTATGGAATTTAATTTTGGGACAAGATCTTATGAAGACGAAATTAAACATATTAAAAAGATAGCTAAAAAGGCACGTTTAGAATATAAAAAAGCAGCTAGTTCAAAAAGTAAAAAATTGATGGATATTCAATTTAATAAAAAGAATAAAATTATGCAATTGTATCGTTTTGCAAACAAACACAAAGATGAATATTTTCAATTGTCAGCAGATAATATTCGAGAAGAATTTTATAAAAACGGTGTTGATGTTGAATATATTACCAGAAAACGTTCAGGAGAAATAATCAAAAAAGAAGTAATACATTATAAGATGCTATATAGAAGTACTGGTAAAGCAAAAAAGGGTTCTTGTATGTTCATACGAGATAAATTATACAATAAAGCTTCTTCTTTCCTTAGAATGGGAATTAAACTTCCTAAAAAAAATGCAGATATAGTTGGAATCAATGCATACTCTCCTCTTATAAGTAGTGGTATTGTAGGTAAGGTTAAAATAAATCCTAAAAACATCTTAGTTTTAAAAGACGTAGATAGATTTTTTACTACAAAAGTTGTTTCTGTTGAAACTGATAAGAATAAGCGTTGTATCGCAAAAACTATTGAAAATTATAAATTAAAAAACACGTTATTTGATGGACAGGCATTAATTGATTCAAGTATTTTCCCTGATTGGGGAAATGGGTATGTTCTTTTACGTCATCATTTTTGTAAGATGGCTGCCTTTTGTAGTAATATTCAATTGTTTTTCCGTGATTATTTCGGCGAAGAATATTATACCGCCACAGTTGAAGATATGTGGGGAAACAAACATTACGTAAAAGATATTGAATTAATTACTACTGACAATGCTATGAAATGGATTAAGTATAATGTTTCTTATGACTATTGGTGTAATAAAGTATATGAAAATGGCTGTATGTTTGGAATTGTTAAAACTGCCCATTGTAGTAAATTAGGAAATGTTCAGAGAATGAGTTATCAAATGGTTAACTCTTTAAATATTGATACTATGAATGAAGTTTGTAAAGAAAGTATTAAATATATTAATAAGTTAAAAACAGATGATGATTTCTTTTTAGATTATTTAAGAAAGAATATTAATTTTTCAAATGATTATGAGGTATTAATGGCTTTATGTAATCAAAATAAAGATTTTTTAAGAAGTTCATATTTTAGAGAACGAAAGAAAGCTATTATTATGAATTATGTTTTAAATTTTAAAAGCGGAAAGATAATTCAAAATGCTGATAATCTTGTTATTGTTGGTTCTCCTTATGCCATGCTTTTGTACGGAGCTACTGGAAATCCTGATATTGTTGATGAAGATGATACTTTTTCTGTTGAAGATTTAGCAATACAATGTTATACAAGTAGATTTGCAGATGATGAATATCTTGCAGAATTTCGAAGTCCGTTTAATGGGAAATATAATTTAGGATATTTACATAATATATATGACGAAAGGTTTAATAAGTATTTTAATTTTTGCGACCAGATTATTGCAATAAATATGAATGGTACAGATTTCCAAGATCGTAACAATGGATCAGATCAAGATTCTGATAGTATTTATACTACAAATCAACCTCAAATTGTTGACCATGCAAAAAAATGCCAAATGTTATACCCAACAATTGTAAATAATATTCCGAAAGATTCTAATATATATAATAATACTATGGAAGATTTTGCTAAACTTGATAATAAATTGGCAGCTTCACAATTAGACATTGGGGAATCAAGTAATTTAGCTCAACTCGCACAAACTTATGACTGTACTTTTGGAAATCAAAAATACAAAGACTATGTGTGTATTTTAAGTGTCTTGGCACAAATTGCAATAGATAGCGCAAAACGTTTATTTGATGTAGATGTTAGTTCTGAAATTAGACAAATCAAAAAGGACATGAATGTTAAAGAAAACAAATATCCTTCTTTTTGGAAAATAATTCATAGAGATTTTAAAGATAAAAACATAAATCACGATTTATTATGTCCTATGAATTATTTATACAATCTAAAGCTTGACCAATTTAGGTCAAATCAATCTACTATTCCAATAGAGTATTTTTTCAAAAAATTTAAACTAGAAAAAAACAGAAAAACTTGCAAAAAGGTTGAAGATATAATTGAAACATACATTAATAAGTCATCAAGTAATTTTTGTTCTGATAATGAAGATGCATATTTTCTTTTAAAGATGGATTTTGATAATATGATTAATGATATTACAAGAATATATGTATCAGGAAATTATATTGGATTATTTAGTTGGTTAATTGATCGTGCCTTTTGTTTGTCAATTGCACAAAAGCAAAATCAATACAAATTAAAGTCCACTATAAAAAAAAGACGTTCAATTTTAATTAAAGCATTGTACAGTATAAATAGTGCAAATTTACTAAAATGTTTTTCTAATAATTGTTGATTTTGCTCAAAAAATGGCTGTTTTTAGGGACACCTAGACAAATTTAACCTCTGGAATTGCCCATTTTTAGGGCATTTTTCACAAGTTCGTTAAGTTGCATAATGAGGAGAAAGAACTTTTATTGTTTTAGTACCTCTCCGCTCATAAATGCAAATGCGGAATATAAATATGCAACAGCTGTTTAAAATAAAAAAGTTGCCTATAGGGCATCAATTACATACTGCGTCCTTCAGGGACATTAATTGTGTACATTTCATGTTGTACTCTTCTTTTCTTTTCGGTGACTGTACTATCGTTCTGATGGTATGGTTGCCGATTATTCTTTTAATCTCTTATAGCTCAGTTGGTAGAGCATCGCACTGTTAATGCGAAAGTCGTAAGTTCGATTCTTACTGGGAGAGCTTTCTACTTTTGTAGGACTGGTTGGTTTCGGATCAGGAGATGTTAAATCTTAAAAATAAACATGGTGACATGTATAAAGTGGTTTTGTCGTATTACAAAGCTGCGACTGTAGAAATATAGTTTAACGGAAAACACATAGGATTTATGCCTAGCCTTCTATTCAAGGACGACTGTTGGCGAATATGGTTAGGTAGGTATCTTGATATAGGTACTGTATTAACACAGAAATGTGGGGATAATCCATGTATAAATGGTACGAGTTCCGCAAGAATTAGTGCTGTTTAAATTATTATATAAACATCTTAAATCGAAAGATAGGTGTTTTGTAATGAAGTATTCCGATAGCAAGGAAGACAGGGTGGTGATGATTGGGCTGTATCCAAAAGATGCGGATGATCAAATGTACACCTCATCATCCATAATAAGTACATACTTTTGAAGAATATTTATATTTTAGATAAATAATAAAAAGAACAAATAATGATATTAATAGCAAAAGTGTGTGCGACCGCAAAGAGAAAAACAACTTATTCACCTGTAATATGGTGACATATAGCACTCGCAAGGTGTTACATGAGAAAGTACAAGTACGTGCAACTCTAATAGGCTGCAACCTATGAATCTCGCAAGGAAGAATGTGCAGAAAGAAAATCTATAATACTTTGTGGTAAGAGTTTGCCGATTATGTCAAAATCGGTGTTGTTGCTAACTACAAGCTAATCGCTTGTGTGATAAACTGTGTCCAACCACAGTAGATGTTAGTGTATTGAGTCAAATATCTCAGCTCATATTAAGTAAAAGTCTCGTGTTTTACACGGGATTTTTTATTTTGGCTAGTAGAACAATGGTAGTTCAACTCCCTGTTAAGGAGAAGGTTGTAGGTTCAAGTCCTACCTAGCCAGTTTTCTTCCACTTCTTGTGGAAAATATATTATAAAGGATGTGAATTACAATAATTCAGATAAGTAAAAAGGAAGCCGCAGATCTAGGTAATATAGGTTATAGATTTGGAAATTATGGAATGATTCATAGAACGAAGTCACGTAATCCAAAATATTATCTTACAGAAGATTATAGAGCTTTAAAAGATTTAGAAAAAATCAGAAAAAGTAAAATCGCCAAGTAGCGAAATTTAAAGAGAAAGGCGGTGTTTAACATCGCAAAGAAATTTTATGATACAAATGCAGTTCTGTTTTTACAGGACAAATTATTAAATGGCAATGAAAAATTTGCCATTAGTTCAATTACTCTTTTAGAATTAGAACATATAAAAGTTTCTAGGAATAAAGATGAAGAAACTAAATATCGTGCTAGAAAAGTACTGCACATTTTAGATGAAAATCCCGAATATTATGATGTTGTTATTGTAAATAATAAAATTTTAGAAATTATTGACAATTTTGGATTAGAGAACACTCCTGATAATCAAATATGTGCATGTGCCTCTACTATTGATAATGTTTTGTTTGTTACAAATGACATCGCATGTAAAACTATTGCAAAATGGATTTTTGGATTAAATATATCTAGTGTTTTTAATAATGGTAATGAAATATATAAAGGTTACCAGGTAATACATGGCGATACAAATACTATTAATTCTATAATGGAAAATATGGATTATTCAAAATGGCATACTAATGAATATCTTATTATAGAGAATACTGATGATGATAGTTCTAAAGAAATGAGATTTAATGGTGAAACATTCGTTACTTTAAAACTTCCACCTTCCAGATTTATTAAAGGGAAAAACTCATTACAAAGATGTGCCTTAGACATTCTCAATAATCCTGATATAACTATTGCTGCCATTCTTGGTGGTTATGGATCAGGGAAAACTTTTCTTTCTATGCAAATGGCTTTGTATAATGTTCAAGAAAAAGGACGTGTAAGTAAAATTCTTGGAGTTAGAGAAGTCTCAGGAGAAGGAAAAGAGGTCGGCTTTTTACCTGGTGATATTGAGAATAAAGTTGGAAAATTTTTTGAACCATTAAGTCAATCATTGAATGGCGGAGAATTTGAATTACAAAGTTTAAAAATGTCTGGTGTATTAGATACAAACGTTCCTTTCTTTATGAAAGGCACAACGTACAATGACACAATAATTATTTGTGATGAGGCAGAAGATTTGTCGGAAAGTCAAATCAGACTTATTGGGACTCGTCTAGGGAATAATAGTAAAATTTATTTATCAGGTGATTATAAACAGTCATTACTTAATAAGACTATAAATAACCCTTTGGTAAAAATGTGTAATGAATTTAAAGGCAATGAAAAATTTGGATGTATTTATCTTGGTGAAGATGTTAGATCTGAAACAAGTAAAATGTTCGCTGAATTATTTGCGAAATAAAAATCTCTTTTATGAGAAATATTATGAAAGAACGAGGCGTTTTAGCCTATGGAATTATTTGAAATCCCCTTAATTGGTGATACAAAAGGCAGTGACATTCCTGAGCCTGAAGTATATACCTATTGGAAAGATAGAAAAAATAGAACTTTCTATATAGATTATGAAATTGAAGAAGATTATTCTTTGGTTGAGTTAGCAAAAATTATTATTCAAATGAATATTGAAGAAAAAGATATCGAAAACCCTGAACCTATCCGTTTATTTATACATTCTTACGGAGGGGATATTGAACAGGCACTTTTCTTTTGTGATTTGGTAAAATCAAGTAGAATTCCAATTATCACAATTGGTATGGGTGTTGCAATGTCAGCAGGATTTTTAATTTTCTTATCAGGAAAGAAAAGGTACGCTTTTCCTCATACTTCTATGTTAGTTCATTCTGGTTCTGCCGCTTTTCAAGGAACAGCTGAACAGATTGAAGAGGCTCAGAGAAATTACAAAAAACAAATTGGACAAATGAAGTCTTATATTCTTGCCAATACGAACATAGATGAAAAAACTTTTAATAAAAATAAAAGCAAAGATTGGTATTTATCAAGTGATGAATTGATAAAATTCGGAATTATTGATGAAATTATTACTGATTTAACCACGATTATTTAAAGGAGAGTAATATACTCTCTTATTTTAATGGATTTAAGGAGAAAAAAGGAAATGGCAAATTTTGCATATAAGAAAACTGTTACTACTTCAATGAAAGTTGCAGGAATTATTGATACTGAAAAGATGACAATCGACATTGATGGCGAAGAAAAGAATATTTCTACTCTTTTGTCTGATTTTAATGGAGCAGGCGTTGAAATTAATATAAAAGTTAAGGATGAAGAATTACTTAACGAGCCTACTGATACTGAAGAAGAATAAGAAAGTGGGTGGAGACTATATCTGATTTTACAAGATTAGAAAATGAAAATTATAATGCCTACATATGGAGGTTGGATAATTTAATTCAGTCTGGCAAATATAAGAATTGGAGAGAAATAACTCCAATGGTAAATAAAGAATTGTTCGGTGATGACGAATCTCAGTATAGGGACGAATCAGCCTATCGAAAAGCTTGCAAGTATGCAAGAGATTTTAAAGACGCAGGAATCTTTAATTCTGATGAAGAATATTTAAAGGAATTACAGATTCAGAAACGTGAATTAGAACGAAAAAAAATTCAATTTAGAGATGAGCGTAATGCTTGGCAAAAACAGAATTATACCGATGCAAGAGTTGAAGAAAAATTAAATAAATTAGAATTGGAATTGACTTCTTTAGGTCGAATAAATTTTGACAAACATAATAATGTTTCTATAGATTCTGATAATGATATGCTAATTATTTTGAGCGATTTACATATCGGTCAAACTTTTGATTCAATATTTGGGAAATATAATACAGATGTTGCAAAGGATAGACTTAATCAGTTATTAAAAGAGATAATTTCTATTCGTAAGTTACATAATTCAAAAAAATGTTATGTAAGTCTTCAAGGAGATCTGATTTCCGGAAATATTCACAAAAGCATTCAAGTTTCAAATAGAGAGAATGTTATTGAACAGATTAAAATTGCAACAGAATTAATTTCATCTTTTTGTTATGAATTATCATTGCATTTTGAAACAGTATTTATGTCAAATGTATCTGGAAATCATACACGTATGGATAGAAAAGATGATGCAATTCACGATGAACGATTAGATGATATTATTAGTTGGGCTATTGGGTTGTCACTAAAGCATATTGATAATTTTCATATTTTACATAGAAATATTGATACGGGAATTGCTGATATTCAAATTAGAGGAAAATCATATATAAGTGTACATGGTGATTATGATGGTTTCAATAAATCTGGTGTACAGAACTTATGTCTTGCTCTAGGATATTTACCTTACGCAATTACATATGGTCATATGCACGTTTGTTCAGTAGATGAGACAAATGGTGTAAAAATGATTCGTGGTGGTTCTCTTGCTGGATGCGGAGATTCATACACTATAGAAAAAAGACTAACTGGGAAGCCATCTCAGATGATTTGCATTTGCACAAATAAAGGTGTAAAGGCTTATTATCCCGTTGAATTGAATTAACATAAACAATATTGCAGTCCACCATTCGGCTTGGTTCGGCTAAGTAAGATACGCAGAAATATTCTTAACTGTAATTATAGAATGGAATCCGACCATTATTAATAAACGGAAATAACTTCGGTTATATGAGGGAGCAGACTCATTCTGAGCTGCTACCCTCTTTTTAGTTATAAAAATATAAAATAAAATTGCTGAAAAGGCAAAATGAAATTAATTGAGAAAAAAGGAGAAAACAAAAATGACAAAAGACATATTATTAAAGACAATTAGCGAAAGAGTTGAAGGTGCTTCAAAGGCAGATATTAAGGTAATTCTTGATACTTTTGAAGATGTTGTTTTTGATACATTAAAGGCAGATTCAACTGAAAAGATTAAATTTGGAAAGCTTGGTACATTCTCAGTGAAGGCAGTACCTGCAAAAGACGGTATAAGTGCTATTAACGGCAAGCCTTGGCATACAGATGCCCATAATGAAATAGCATTTAAGTTGTCTAAAGCAAATAAAAATATTTAGTCTGAAAGGTCGTGAGATTTTGAAGAAAAAGAATAAATATGAAGATATTGAAATGATAGACCTTGATGACAAGGCAGAGATTTCTGATATTTATATTGAACATTTATATAATACAGACAAAACTGTTGGTTTTGTTACTGGTAAAGAACTTGCAGAATATGTTTTACAAAATGTCATTAACCTTGAAGAAACAAGTGTTAAGGAAATAAATTTTATTGATTTATATGATATTAATGAATATCTTATATCTGTCAATGATGAAGGACACATTGTTGCTACTCCAATTGATGAACTTTATAACGTCTTTGATGATGTTGATATTGTTTACATTGATATGGATGGAAATATTGAACAGGATGTTATTGATTATTGTGTAAATGAAAACAAAGAAGTAATTTTGTTTGGCGAAACAGATGATAAAGACTGTGAATGTGTAAATTGTAAGCATACTTCTTCTACTTCTACTTATTCTATTAATGATAAAATTGTTAGTAAAGAAGAATATGAAGATGCTATGGCTAAAATAGATTTAAAGTATAAGGAATTTCATGATGAAATGAATAGATGGATAGATTTGTTAAGTTTGTAAAGATGTTAAATCTTGAATTTATAGAGAGTGTGTAGTTTTCTATGCACTCTTTTGTTTTGGGTATGTAGTTCAGTTGGTTAGAACAACCGGCTTTTAACCGGTAGATCAGGGGTTCGAGTCCCTTTATGCCCACTGATTCAAAGTTTCTGTGAATGGAAAACAGAGAATAAATATATGAATAAAAAATCAGTAGAGAATTTAGATCTTAATAGAGTTAAAAGAGTTTTGTAAGAAGTAGCTTAGTTACCACTATTCTACTTCTTTTTTATATATGAAAGGAAGTGAGATTTAATGAGTAGAAAAATACAGCATAACAACATTGTTACTGATGAGTTATTGGCTCAGTGTAATAAAGAAAATATAGAATTAGGAAATGATTTTTTGGATTATCTTCGTTCTATTGATAGATCACCAACAACAATAAATGCGTACAGACGTGACCTTTTCGTTTTTTGGGTATATTTACTTCAGCATTGCGACAATAAATTCTTTGTAGATTTATCTAAAAGAGATATTGCACGTTATCAGAGTTTTTGTCTCACTGAATATAAGTGGTCGCCAGCCAGAATGCGTAGGGTAAAATCTACTCTTTCATCGCTTTCAAATTATATTTCAAATATATTAGACGATGAATATCAAGGTTACAAACCGATAGTGAGAAAAATTGAAAATCCCGTCAACGAAAAAGTATTTACAAAAACTATTATGTCTGAAGAACAACTTCAAATACTGTTGGATTATTGTATTGAAAAGAAAAGATATGATAAAGCATGTTTACTTTCTTTGGCTATGAATAGCGGAAGACGAAAAAGCGAATTGCCTAGATTTAAAGTGTCATATTTTGATGACGAGAACATTATTTTAGGTTCTTTATATAAAACACCGGAAAAAGTGAAAACAAAGGGTAGAGGAAGCTTAGGTAAGAGGCTTACATTATATGTATTAGCAAAGCCATTTAAACCATATTTAGATTTATGGATGAACTACAGAAAAGAACATGGAATTGAATCAGAATGGTTATTCCCTAAGAAAGTAAATGGAGAATACATAGATGAACCCATGGAATCTGGGACACTTGATAGCTGGGCAGATACATTTAGCAAAGTCTTAGGAGAAAGCTTCTATTTCCACTGCTTAAGACATTGGTTCGTGACTCGTTTATCTGAATCCAATATTCCAGATAGTGTAATTCAAGATATTATCGGATGGGATTCGGCTGAGATGTGCAGGGTGTATTGTGATACGGAAGCAGATGTAAAATTCGCTAAATATTTTGGAGAAGAAGGTATTAAACAAGTAGAGCAAAAATCACTTTCGGATTTATAATCCTTCCGAAACTACTCAGATGTATGTAATTCGTGAAGATACTGAGGATGCTGATGAAGCTTTTGTCTAACGCTTCATCTAATTCCCTCTCCCACTTTTCTAACAAATCGAAATCATTTCAAAAGGCGATTGGTGAGGTCGCCTTATGCTGAATTTATTTTCCAACTCCGTTGTGGCATTGTTACTATACCTACTATGTAACAAAGCAAGTTACCGTCTTGTTCTTTCTTAACACGGATAAGCACTTGAGCGGTTTCAGTTCCGCTTATTTCATGTCCTTAGCTGCTTAGTTATATTGGGCTGGACGAATTCAAAACTGCTTTCATGGGCAATTCCTCCTTAGTCCGTATCGGGACAAAACTATTGTAGCATTTTTATAGATATGAAACAAGAGAATAATATAATACAAGCTGCTTACACTCTTGCGAGAGTAAGGGCGGTCTGCCAATTAGTTGGCAGACTTTTATATTGTTGAGTTACGAATCTCACCAAAATCGTATTATGTAGAGGTTACGAAGCCTGTAAAAATCGTAAGGTGAACCATACCTACTCTCCCACGATGGATAGCGCAAGATAGGACATCAACCTTGAGCGTGAAAGAAGTTGGATAGGATATGTATTCAGAAGTGGATTTTAGTTACATATCTGATGCCTTGTGATACTAGGAGCTTGAGAGAAAGTATCGGAATCCCAGATATAATCAGCTTTTTGGTGAAGTAGATGATATTATGAATTATTGATCTCTAAAGGCAATCACGTTAAAGAGAGTGTATTGTGGAGAATAAACCATTATAAAACAAACAGTGAGTGTCGGTCACTGCTCTATCCGACTAATAAATTGAGAGATTTAATGCATAGTTTTAGTAGATACCAATCGTAAAAACTACTATCGCTACTACTCTATGGCGGTTTGAAAACAAGTGAGCTGTCACTGACCGATATGTGATATAAATATAAAGGTCGGTTTGCGAAATTATTGACCTTGGAACGGTCTAAAATTTCCCACTGCTTACTGCTCATTGGCGGTGTTGTTTCACAATGTATATAACATTGTATTTTGACACAAGGAGAGGTCTTGCCTTAGTAGACGATTAACATATCTTGGCATTGCTATTCATGTAGCATTGTAAGTCCTACTACTGCCCTATGTCGCCCCAATTGTGCAAATGGAACGAGTGCACACGAAACATAGGGTTAGTATATATAAAATCGAAAATCTTCGAGATTTTCAGCAGAAGCAGTATCTATATCAATTCTGTTCTTTTGTGATTCTCTACATTAATGAGAAACTATAATGAACAAAAATCTTTGGATTTTTACTTGTAGTCGTGTTTACACGAAAACTTGATTTATGTATCATAAAAGCAAGATAGTTATATGCTCTTACTTCCATCGAGTTGTAAGTATATGTTGACAATAAATGCTGTACTGCTATCAGTGTTTATTCGAGTATTTCAGAGGTATGCTTAACCCTAAAGCAGTGTAGCGGAAAACGTGAACGAAAAGCACTTGCAAAAACATTAAAAGATTAAGACCATCCATCGAGTTTTGTAAGAAATGGCAAATTGTCTTTTCTGATTTTTACAATGGGAATATTGTTGGATAAGAGTCATTAAACCTTATCAATTGGTCTTTGCTCCCAAGACTGAAAATATGTGGAGAATAATATTGTAAACGGTTGCTCATATACATATCATGCATTTGACGTGTAAGACACACGAGTTAGGAATGAGTAAAATGTGGAAGCATGAATTAGGTTGCTGATAAGCGACTAAATTTTAAATAACTGCATGTGTACAGTGCAATATCAGCTAGTTAGTGCTTTATGCTGATTATGGTCTGTTTGTCAAGCGGTTAAGACGTTGCCCTCTCAAGGCAGAATCACGAGTTCAAATCTCGTACAGACTATTTCGGAATCTTGTCAAATATCAATTGTCTTAACTTCTTTTGGTATTTATCATAATGAGATTCCCAATTAAATTCTTTAGTACAATCTAAAATATCTTTTTTGAGATTTTCAAGTTGTTGTTTATCTATCTTATGTTGCATAAATATTGGCAATTCGTTAATCTCATTCTCATAAAACAATATAGTCGCAATAATGCAATTCTTGTTTGGGAATAATGCGACCAATTCTTGTTTTGTACCCAATACAATTTCAGCAATTGCTACTACTCTATTCGTAGTCATTGCTTTACGAAAAAGTTCATACTTCACTTCTGCTTCCATTTCAGGAATGAGATAATATGATTTTTCTATAAGCAAGTCTGATATTTCTTTTGGCTTGCAGAAATATTCTATCGTAAGTGTTCTATCTTTGGAAGTTGTAATAGATTCTATATCTTCTTTGGATAAGGTGACATATTTATCTTCTGCATATTTATATCCTTTGACAATATCTTCATTGTGGATTTCCTTGTTACAAGATGGACAATATTTGATGTATCGCACTCGTTCTTTTGAATCTTTGCAAAGTTGATTAAGTTCTATGGAATTGTTATGTGATACTTTGAGCATTTTCACTGGAATGTATAAATCTTTAAATTGGATTGTTGTTTTGTATGATGCATTCATAGGTAGTCTCCTATTGATTGATATTTTGGATTAGTATGTGGAGAAAAATTAAAAATTATGTATGCTGTTATGGCTCAATTGGTAGAGCAACTGATGTAATCGGTAATTGTAGGTTCGATTCCTGCTAATAGCTTTAAAATAAATTTTAAAATATTGATTATTGTAAAGAGTTGTTAAAAACGCAACTCTTTTTTGCGTTATAAATTATTAAAAATAAGAAAGGAGACATACATTGGGCAATATAGTTTTAGATAAAGATAATAAAATTAGAGCTAATAAAATATCTTCAGACAATAATGATATTTCAGAAATTGAATTTTATATACCTGACAATTATAATTATGATTCAATTAAAGTTCTAATTTTTGATAAAAATAATATTTATGATGTTTGTTCTTTAATTAAATTAGACGAACGGATGAATTTTCATATATGTAAATTAGATTTTTCTTCTACTATTAGGATATCAAATGGTGATTGCCAAATTGGTTTAATAATAATAGATGTGAAAAATCATACTTGTTATACTACTAATTTTATAGACGTAAATTTAGATGTTAAGAACTATGCAGCTTCACATTTAACATTTGTGTCTACTGAATTAAATAATTCTATTAGTGAACTATATCAGAAAATTGTTTCTATGACAGAAATGAATATAGAAATATATGATAAAATCAATAAAGCAAATGGAGGTGGGGATTAGTGATTACTACGGCAGAAGAATATAAACAAGCCCTGTTAGATATTCAGAAAGGTGTAACTGTTGTTCGTACAACACTTCCAAGTACAGAACCAAGAATTCCTATTGACTTAGATACTAGACAGATTAGTATTCCTGACGAATTTAAGTTTTTGGCTACGAAGAAAGAAACAAAGGCTGAAACTATTTATTTTGTTTGTGACCGATATTTTGATGATATAGATTTATCTACAAAGACATGTGTTGTTCAGTGGGTTAATACAGACGGTAAAATAACAAATCGTGGTTTATATCCTGTTACTGAAATAGATACTAATTCTGTTGATGGGAAAATCGTATTTGGTTGGACAATTCAGAGTGAATCTACTCAGATTGCAGGCAGAATTGAATTCGCAATTACTTTTTATGAAATTAATGAAGATAAAACAATTGACCAAAGTGTTTTCGAATATAATTTGACAACTCTTGCTACTTCTTCTTTGGTTCTTGACACATTAGACATTTGGGGTTCTACTACTCCACCAGGCAATCCTACAGAATTACAAGTTTGGCTAAATAAAATTAATTCTATTGCCAAAGAAGCAAATGATAATAATAATGACACAAAGGCTAAGATTAAAGAATTCAATGATAATTTTAGCGGCAAATTAACTGACATTAACAATACTGCTACAAGTCAGATTGATGCTATTAATTCTGTTGGAACAGCTAATATTCAGGGAGTTAATGATGTTAGTAAACAAAGTATTGATAATCTTAATAACGCTTACACTGAAAATTTAAGAAAATTTAACAACAACGCAGATAATGTATACAACGATAAGGTTAGCTCGATTAATCAAGTTGCTTCGGCTAAAATAAGTGATATTAATGGTACAGCACTAAGTCAGATTGATGCTATTAATAATAGTACAACTGCACAAATTCATGAAATTGAGAATCACGGCAATGATATTCTTGATAATCTTGGTATTGTAAATAATGCAAAGTTATATACGGATATATATTTTGATTGCCAAAGCTATAATCGCTTTATGATTACTTCATTTACAATTAACGGTAATGATGTAATTAAAAATGGAAAAGGTGTAGTTTATGTAACTAAATTAAAAGCAGACGGTTCTACAATCGTAGATAAGATGATTACTCTACCTACTGATTGTGCATTCAATACTGAAATTAATATTGGCAATTGTGCAAAGATTAAAATCAGACTTGGTTATTATCGTGGAGAATCTAATATTCCTGCTTCTTTTACATATGCATTATATAGTGATTATAGCGATGTTACTAATAAATGTGACGAGACAATTAATACTCTTAATAATCTTGCTTATCTTACAGTTGAAGAAGAATCTAATGGAGATGAAATACCGACTTCATATGCGACAGAAGCCTATGTAACGGCTCAAATTAACGCTCTTAGAGAGGAGTTGAAGTCTAATGGCTAAGATTGTTACACTAAAAGATAAAAATGGTGAAAATATCTATCCTAGTACGTTTTCTACCCTTATATACGACAATAATGGTAAATCTGTTGATTCTGCTCTTAATGGATTAAGGGGTAATATTAGTAGTAACACTTCCGATGAAGGAAAGTCAATTGTTATTAATGACAGTTGTAATCATGGGAAATTGAGTATCAGCGTTAAAGGAAATAGTTCTCAGAATAACAAAAAGGGAATACAATTATTTAATGTTAATGATAAGCGTTTAAGTTCTTGGAATTCTATTTTTTCAATAGATGATAATGATTACATAATAGCTAATATTCCAGCCAATACCACTGAAAACAATATATATTATAATTTTTATACAAATAAATCTAATAATCTATTAGAAAATACAGATTATTTATCAATAACAGAAATAGCTTCTATTCCAACTAGTTGTAGTATTAATATAATTTCTCCTAGTGTAGATTCGCAGTTTAAAGAATACGCAACATTTACAAAAACAAGTCTAAAAAAAATAACTTCTAAAGATAATTTTGATGAAAGCACAACAATGTGTAGAGGATATGTCATTGCCCTTCCTAATTGTCCTGGTGGAACAATAAAATTTAGAGTTTCAATAATAGAAGATACTTCTGTAACTATTAATAATTTTAAATATGAATCATTTACAAACAAAACGGTGACTCCTAATCCTGAATATCAGGAGAATATTATTAGTTGTGATAATCCGACTTTATACGTAAATGGGAAGAATTTGTTTAATTTAAATAATGTAATAGCAACAAATTATCTTAGAATCGGAATAACAAATTCTATTTTATTAGATAATAGTGAAATACAATTTACGGGAACAAGAAATGATATATATTATGGTTCTACATTTACCACTGGTAATACACCAGTACATCCTAATATAGTATTAACTCCTGTTTCGCCCAATACCACTTATTCATTTTATTTAAGCAACCAAGAACTTAATAAAAATTTTGTCAGTTTCTTTGGTTTCGATAAGATTGCTATAACTCCATTCACGCAATTTAAGACTTCACAATTCACTTTCACTACTCCTTCTAATTGTTATTATGTACATATTAGATTTGGTAAAGGAGATGCTGTGGTCGGACAAACATATTCTACTAAAATAATGTTTATGCAAGGTGATACAATTACAGATTTTGAACCTTACAAAGAACCACAGACTCTTAAAATTCCGTATGTATTAAGAGGTATCGGCGAGATAAAAGATGAAATAACAATTAGTGATAATAAAGTCGAATATATACAGAGAATTGCTGAAGAAACTGTAACGCTTAACGAGTTATCAGAAACAAGCGATTATGCAGGTAGATATATCGGGAAATATAAAATAAAAAATCAGTATAAAGCTGCTAGTTATGGCAACTTTTGCACTTCTGCTAAATATAAATCGTGGGCTTTACCTTCACAAACAGAATGGGTAATTTCTACTTCGAGTAGGGCTATATATATTTCACCACCATTAACAAGTGAATATACAGCAGATACTCTTAACGCATATTTATCAGATAAACCTATTACTTTAATTGGTTGTTTAGGCACTCCAATAACAACAGACATTACAGATACGGAATTTGGACAATCTCTTCTTAAATTGCATTGTAATTCTCCCACAACTACTATCTATACAGATTCTAATGCTGACATTACGGCGACTTATGAGATTTCAACAAGTAACTATTTTCAAAATAAATTAGCAGAATTAAAAACAAAGTTAGGAGGTGTATAAATGAGTGCAAGTTATATAACAGATAGCGAAGGTAACGTTTATTATCCTAAGACTTTAGTGAAGTGTGTTAAAAAAGGTGGTTATACTCTCGAAGAATATCTTAACGATGTTGAAGACGCTACATTAATTAAGCCGACTGTACAAGGTACAGAAATTAATCTAACTGATTCGTCAGATATGAATATTCAGGAATTGCATTTGTTTGGGAAATCAGAACAAAAGACGACTAAGGGCATACAGCTACTAGATTTGTCTTCAATGAAAAGTGGAACAGGTGATGGATTGACTTACACAAACAGAGGAGATGGAAGCGTTCAAGTGAGCGGAACGGCTACATCGCAAGTAGAGAACATATGGTTCAAAGGAAAGTACGGCACGAACAGCGAAAAATTAACCACATTGTTAACGTTAGAAGCAGGAAAAAAATACTATATAAAAGATTGTATACTTTTCGAAGGTGTGACAAACATAAATACCCAGACAGAAGTAATAGAAGTGTCCGCAGAAGAATATCCAGAAGGAAGGCGAATTACAGGCATCAGAAATCCAAGGCAGGTAGTTGGAAAAACATACAATGAAGTCATATATCCGCTTATCGCCGAAAGCTCAACAGCAGTAGATTGGGAAGAATACACAGGCGGAATGGCTGCACCGAATCCTGACTATCCCCAGAAAATTAAAAGCGTTGAAAATCCTGTCATAAAAATAGCTGGAAAAAATTTATTTGATTGTTCAAATAAAGAATTTTCAACAAAATGTTACATCAATGAGAGAGCAACCATATTAGGTAGGGCTTTACAAAATGATTCCGAGCTAGGATACTGCTTCCCTGTAGCACAAGGAAAATATAACATATCCGCATCAACAAATTTCAGGACAGCTTTTAGTCGTAAAAAATTAGATGAAAATGCAAATGAAACAATAAAAGTAAGCGGTGTTGTAACAACAAATGCAAAAGCGACAATTGAAGCTAAAGAAGATGGATACATATATGTTTGCAGCTCAACAGATTTTTATAAAAACGAAAAAAACTTAATGATTTCAAAAATGGAAGTTGATGAATACGAAGAATATAAAGAAATCCAGTCAGCACAGCCGACTTGTGAACTAAATGGAATTAATGATGTTAAGGACAAGTTAATCGTTAGAGCGGATGGAACAGGGCAGTTGATACAGAGAACAAAATTATACGATTGTTCGCAAATGCTTAATAATAAAACTATTGCCACAAATCCAAATAATACATACTATCTTTTCCGAGTCGATACATATAATACCAATGCAAAGAGAGTTATATCAACTCACTTTACTTCAAAGATATTTAATACAACATGGGGTAATGCTTTCAAAGTTAATGGTAATATTTATATTGGAAAAAAAGGAATACCTGAAAGCATAACGAATGAAGGCACAATGAAACAGTGGCTTATTGGAAATAAGGTGAAAATCCTTTTTCAATTAGAGGAGCCTATAGTCACCGAACTAAGTTCCGAAGAGGTTCAAAAAATCCTTGTACTTCACACAAACAAACCGAATACAACAATTTGGAACGACCAGGATGCAGAAATGCAGGTGACTTATGTAGCAGATACAAAATCATACATTGACAATAAATTCAAAGAGCTTAGCGATGCCATTGTTGCATCAATAAATAAAGAATAGAAAATTATTATAATTTTTTGTTCTACTCTACTACTTTTTTAAATGAATATTGATTTTAAGGAAAGAGCGGTTTCAACACCGCTCCTTCTTAAAATCAGATAAAAACCTTAATTATTTGACATATGAATTATAAACCTGATTCGAAAAACCCAAGAATGAAAAATAATTAAGGTAATAAATATTATATAATTAAAATTAGCATATGTCAAATAACAAAGAGTCATTTCATGTGAGATGGCTCTTTCTATATACACCTTTAGCTTAATTGGTAGAGCAACGATCTCCAAAATCGTCAAGTCTATGTTCAAATCGTAGAAGGTGTGCTAAGTGCGGAAATTGCACTTCCAAAACATTCAAAATATTTGTACAAATGGTTTTATATACAAAAAATAGAGAGTATTGTCAACTCTCCATTTAATTATACTATTACCATAAATCAACGGTATCTTTATTATTTACTTCTACCAAGTAATCTTCATCTACATTAAATGGTTCGGTGTTCTTATTGCACTCATAGCATAATGGAACTATGTACCATTTGTTGTCTCTGTTTGTTTTCCTAACATGTGCGCCTACTTTTGCATGATTATAACATTCCTCACATTGACAACATGTTGGGAATGGGAGTAAAGATTTATTTTCCCAATATGTTATCCAAGAGGAGAAACCTTTAGGATTTGAATATCTATCTTTTGATGTTCCGTTGATGTTTTTAACTTCAACCATTATATCATCTCCTTTTGTAAGTTTGGCATATTTTATCGCAATCTGTCGAATTAGTCAAGTGTAAATTGTGTAAAAGAGAATAAATATATAGCCAACTATGAGAGGATCGTTACTGTTTCGATTGCAGGTGGTTGGAATTATGGATGGAAGACACGTTGAGTAGCTACTTCGTGTTATGTGGTAAATCACTCACACCACTCTTCCATCTTGTTAATAAAAGTGAGTGAGAAAGTGAGTGAAATAATTATGCAAGGAATACCAAATAATCCAAAAGAATTTTTGGAACGAGTTAATAAAATTAGTCCAGAATTTGAAATAACTGGAAATTATACAAAATTATCTGAAACATATTTACATTGTAAATGTAAAAAATGTGGGCATGAAAGAAATTATTCAGCGAAAACATTGTTAGAAACACAACATTGTAGATATTGTGAAAGAATGAAAAAGTATGATGATATATTAAATATATCTGACGATGAATTTAAGAAAAGAGTCCAACCCAAATATCCAGATTTAAACATTACTGGCACATATAAACCTGGGCAAAAAGAAATCACATGTATTTGTAAAAAATGTGGATACAAAAATAGAATAAAAACATTATCATTATTAAATGGTTCATATAAATGTTTGATCTGTAAAAATGGAAAAGAAAATATTCAAATAGGTGTGAACGATATAAAGTCTATTAATCCTGTCTTATATGATTGTCTTGTTGATAAATCTATCAATGAAAAATTTACAATAAATAGTCGAAATAAAACAGATTTTATTTGCCCCTCTTGTGGTCAAATAATTAAGAATAAGACAATAGATCATGTTAATAAGCGAGGTCTTAAATGTAAATGTCAAGACGGTAATAGTCTTGGTGAGAAATATTTATATCAGGTATTGAAATCTGTTGATATAAATATAGAATCTGAGAAATATTTGAATAATAATTATTCTTACAGATATGATTTTTATGGTAATTACAATGGCATTGAATGGATATGTGAATTGAATGGTAAACAACATTATGAGAAATCTTTTCATACATTAGGTGGAAGAACTCTACAAGAAGAAATCCAAAATGACAAAGATAAGAAATTATATGCATTATCGCAAGGTATATCCATTTACATAATTATTAATTCAAAAGAGTCAGGATTTAATCAACTCAAAGATGCAATTATTAGAAGTGAATTTTCTAAGATATATGATTTATCTCAAGTTAATTGGGTTGAATGCTATAGAGAATCTTTAATGTCAGATGTATTTAAAGTTGCTGATTTGTGGAATGATGGTTATAAAGTAATGCAAATATGTGAAATTACTGGTTTTAGAAAAGGAACTGTTAGAACATTTCTGACAAGAGCCAATGATGTCGGATATTGCAAATATGACCATACAAGAAGTAATCACAGATATGTTAAATGCTTAGAAACTGGTGAGATTTTTAATTCTCTTAGAGAAGCCGAAAGAAAATATAATATAAAACGAGGGTATTTATCTGGTTGGCTAAAAGGAAGACATACTCTTCCTGTTGCAAATTATACATGGAAATATGTTGAAGAAGAGTCAGTTGCTTAACTACTCTTCTTTTTTTATTGGAATAAAAGGAGGTGGTCGTTAGTTTGGCTACGACAAAAGAAACACAGCCCACAAAATTAACGGCTGCACAATTAAAGAAAAAAGTTGAAACACAGGAAGAGAAAATCAAATCACTTAAAGAAGGTGCTTGGTGTTACATGTGTGATACACATAAAGCAAGGGATAAATTTTATATGAGTACAGATCTTATGTGTAAAAGTGGTCTTACTCCTATTTGTAAAGATTGTGCTCGTAAAATAGCATTAAAAGTAGACAATAAGAATGTTGAGCATGAACCTGATAAAGAGTCTGTAAAGCTTGCGTTGAAATATTTAAATAAGCCATACCTTGACAGAATATGGGATTCAAGTATGCAGGAAATGGAAAACCTTGCTTCTGGGAGAGTTAAATCTAATATTTGGGTTGCATATATCCGTCAGATCTCAATGGGACAATATAATGGTATGACATATTTTGATTCTGATTTTTATAAAGTCAAAACAAATATATCAGAAGATAGTTCTGACAATTCTTCCATAGAAAATGAAGATAGTTCAGATGAAGAAATAATGTCAGCTTATGAACAGAATAAAAAAGATGCTATAAGGCTATTAGGCTATGATCCATTTTCAAAAGAATCAACTGCTGAACAGCCTTTTTTATATGCAACACTTATTGGTTATTTGGATGCTGCTGAAGAAGCAAATGATGATAGAATGCGACTCTCCTCTATTATTGAAATTGTAAAAGGATTTAATCACATAGAGAAAATGAATGATATTATCGCAAGGCTTATGAATGACTACACAAATATTGAAGCAAATATATCTACCATTAAAAATCTCGAAGATACAAAAAGTAAAATTACTGCTTCTGTATTGAAACTTGCAGCAGATAACGGAATTTCGTTGAAGCATAGTGTTAATTCGACTAAGGGCGAAAACACATGGACTGGAAAAGTCCGTAAAATGAAAGAAATGAATTTACGTGATGCGGAAGTAAATTTATATGATGCGGAATACTCTGCTGGTCTAAAGCAAGTTGCAGATATCAGTAATGCTTCTATCTTAAAGCAGATTATGTTAGACGAAAATGATTCAGCAGATATGATTATTCAACAGAGAGAACTTATTACAAAATATAAGAGAATTGCTGATGAGTATGAAGAAAAAGCCCGTATTTTACTCAGAGAAAACATTGACTTAAAAGCTCTCGTAAAAGAAAACGGAATCAATATTGAGGAGGATTAGTTATGGCGTTTGAGACTACTGAATCTGGAATATTGATACCTAAAAATTATGAAATTTATGTCAAATCAACTGAATTTCAAATATCTGAAAGGAAGTTGGAAGGATATAAAAAATTAGCGGAAATAAAGCAATTTGGGATTAAATACCCGACAAAATTTATGAAAGAATTTATAGGAGTTGAGCTTCTTGATGCACAAGAATATACTTTTATGAATTCATGGACAAAACCATTTGTGTTATGGTTGGAAAGTCGTGCCGCAGGAAAGACGACATTACTTGCTTTATTTACCATAATAAAGGGACTTCTGTTTAACAACTACAGAACGTACATTTGTTCAGGAACAGCAGACCAGTCCCAAGAAACTTTTAAGAAGATCGAAGATATTGCATTAAAAAATATCGAATCAATGACTGGTCTTACAGATGTTTTTAAAAATGAAGTTGAAATATCGCAAGCAAACTCAAATGGATTTATTCACAATCCAATGGGCTTTACATATAGGCTGTATAATGGTAGCTTTGTAAAAACATTGAATAGTAATATCAACGCCAAAAGAGGTAAGAGGTGTGAGTGCGTCTGTTTTGATGAGGGCGGCTGGCTCTCAGAAGAAGAATTTAATGTTATTGGTGCATTTACAACTCTTGATTCAAATTTCAAACTTGGTGGAAATATTGATATATCTTCTCTTCCAAAGGAATTTCCACATCAGCTCTTATATGCTTCTTCTGCTTCTTCTATTGACACAGCTTTTTATCAAAAGTATCGTGATTTTTCCAAGAAAATGATGTTAGGTGATCCAAAATATTTTGTAGCAGATATTAACTGTGATGTTGTTATTAATGCTACTTTTCATGGCAAACCTTATGTTCCACTTTTGAATAGAGAAACCGTTGAGACAGAATTAAGAAATAATCCAGAAAAAGCTCAACGTGAGTATTATAACAAATTCACTCAAGACGGGAATGCGAACCAGATTATTAAAAGAGCTTTAATTGTTAGAAATTCTTATACTCGTCCACCTGTATTATGTAATGATACAAATGAAAGAACATTTGTTTTAGCATATGATCCAGCACGTTCAACCGATAATTCAATTCTAGGTATAGGTGAATTACTTTATAACGAGGAAGATGGATATACAATGGATATTGTAAATGTTGTATCCTTTTCCGATTTAGGTCTTAGACGAAAGACACCTATGATGACTCAAGACCAGATAAAAGAAATTAGGAAAATACTTCTTGATTATAACGGTGAAGCTTTGGATTATGACAATATTGAAATTTTCTTAGCCGATGCTGGTTCTGGTGGAGGTGGAAACTCTTGGGTTCGAGACAGTTTAATTGAAGATTGGAAAGATAAAAAAGGTAATGTTCACCGTGGTTTATTGGATAAGGAATATAACAATGGTGATGTGTATGCTAAAAGATACCCTAATGCAGTTGAAAAACTGAAATTAATTGAACCATCAAAATATAAATCTGAAATGTTTGAGGCTTTAATAAAAATGGTTGAAGCAGACAAAATTCATTTCACAGAAAAATATGATAACAAAGGTTATCTCAATATCATGGAAGTTGATACCAAACTTATGAATGAATCGGAAGAAAAGATTCGTGCAGAATTAGACAAATTGGATTTGAGCATTGATGAATATGAAAATGAGCTGGAAGAAAGACTTTCATTGATTGAAGCTGCTAAAACGCAAGTATATAAATTAACACCTGATGAAGAAGTTGCATTAGTTCAGATTGATGCAATGAAAGAGGAAATTGTTAATATTTGTAGAAATAAGCGTGAAGGTGGTAAGGATTCATTCAAACTTCCTGCGTATAAAGACGCTGATACAGGAGCTTCAGAAGCTACTATGCATGATGACCGTGCATATGTCTTGGCTATGCTTGGATGGTATTTATCTGAAAAGCGAATGGATCATATTAGAAACAAGAAACGTACAAATAACTTTGACATCACAAAAATGGTCGGTGTCTCAAAACGCCCTAAAAAATGGGGATTCTATAACTAAGGAAAGGAGGAAATCAGAAATATAAATGGCAACACAGAAAACAAATAATTCTGCAAAGAAATCAGTACAGACAGAACCATCACCAACTCGTAAAAATGAGCTGACTACTTCTACTCAGAAGTATGCACAGATGATTAACTTTCAGGAATTACAACGTATCTTACAGCAGAATATATCAAAAGGTACATCGAAGACATATACTCAATACACAAAAGAGAAACTTCAATCATACATAAAAAGTCCTCTTGCCAATATTGACAATCTTCGTGATATATCTGCTTTCTTATATCGTATCAGTCATAACTATAAAAAGATTATAGAATATTATGCTTACACTCCTATTTTTAGTTATAACGTATCTTACAATACTCCCGATTGGGCAAATCCCCCACAGGATGCATCTGAATACATTAAAGGATATCAAGAACTTTGTACCAGATTAGATAAAATGGATCTGAAAGAAATGGGTTCACAAATAATTGCCACTTGTTTAAGAGATGGTATCTATTGTGGATTTTGTTACGATGATGGAGATTCGTTCTTTATACATCCACTTGATCCAAAATATTATAAAATCGGTTCTCGTGCAGAAAAAGATACATGGATTGTAAAATTCGATGCTTCTTATTTTGATTCTGGTAACAACAAGGATTTCTTATATGGTACTGGTAGTGAAACTGATTCAGAAGAAGGCTTATGGGATGATGTTTTTGTAGAAGGCTACGAAACATATAAATCAAAAGGTAATGATTATAAATGGTTTGAATTACCACCAGAGAAAACTATCTGTATTATATGTGGTGATGATCCAGTTGTACCACTGCCCTACTTCCTACCTGTATTCGTATCACTCTTAGACTTGCTTGACTACGAAGCTCTTATTCGTTCTAAAACAGAACTTGAAAATTATGTTCTCCTCTTATCAAAAATCCCTATGAATGAAAATTCAGGCGAAGTAAATGACTTTGCTGTAGACCTTGAAATTGTACAAGCTACTCAAGCCGCAATTGATGAAGTATTACCAAGTCTTGTTGGTTCAGCATGGACTCCATGTGAAGTCGAAAAGATTGAGTTTGGTAATAAAAATCAGGTTGATGATACTAATGTATATTCACAGGCAATCAAGAACTTATTCTCTTCTCTTGGTATATCAGAAATGATATTCAATGGTCAAAAATCTGGTTCTGTTGGTCTTAAACATTCTATTACTGTTGATATGACACTCCCTATGGAATTATTAAAAAAAATCGAAGCGAATATTCAGAGATATGTCAAATTGAATATTACAGAGGATTTTAATTTCTATTTTCATTATGTGTCTGTATTCGACCTTGATTCGAAAATGTCACAAAAAAAAGACAAAGCTACATTAGGTATTGACACTATGGATTATGCAACACTTGATGGATCTTCTCCGTTAAGAGTAATAAATAACGCTTTTATGGTGAAGTCATTGGGATTATTAGAATATTTTACGCCACTTTCTTCTTCTTATACACAAAGTAATAAACAAGGTGGCGGTCAGACTAAGAAAGATGATGATCTTTCAGATGAGGGACTTGCTACTAGAGACGGTGAAAAAGATGAAGGAACACAAGCAGGACAATAAGGAGTAAAAGGATGAAACAAAATTTTATAAAGACATCAGATTCTGAAACGGCTTCTAAGATTATAAATCTCGGTTTTCAGAAAATCGATGAACAAAATGGTATTTATACTTTTCTGAATACTGATAAATTGATGTTTTCAGATGATATAGATAAATCAAAGATTCAGTATAGTAATATGCTGAACATTTAGCCACTCTCCTATTTCGAGTGGTTTTATTTATGCCTAAATTTTGAAGAAAGGAGAAGAAAATGGCTAAGAAAAGACTTCTTTATATAGAAGATTTGTATGATTTCTATTCAAATAAATACAAACGTTCTACGAAATTCAGTGCTGAAAAAACTGGTGAACCATTGGTTGTTCAGGTACATGGACGTGTAAATTTTGATGAGTCAGACAAGAACAAAGATGGGCTTCTTCCAGTTCATTTACAGTCATGCCATACAGATTTAAATGTAAACGGCTCTAATATTGAATCTTCTGTCATGGAAGCTGCTCTCCCATCTTTTAGCAATCGTCCTATTCTTGGATACATTCACAAGGTAACAACTGATGAAAATCCAGAAGGTCAGTGGGAATTTTATTCTCATAATATGCATGAAGACGAAAATGGTGATGTGGTTTATGATGAATATCCTATTGGAATCATACCTGAAAGTTGTAATGCACAGTTAGTTTATGATGAAGAAAAAAAGAAAACTTATTGTGAAGTCGATGGATATATTTTTGAGGAATATTCCAAAGCTGCTGAAATTTTACAGCGTGAAGAAGAATGCTCTGTATCAGTCGAATTGTCAATCCGAGAACTCAGTTATGACGCAAAGCAGAAGTTCTTAAATATTGAAGATTTTTGGTTTTCTGGTGTGACAATTCTAGGAAAAACACCTCAAGGCAATGAAGTAAAGCCTGGAATGACTGGTTCAAATATTAAGTTGGCAGATTTCAGTTCTAAGAATAACAGTTTATTTGAAGATTATGAGTCAAAAATGGTTGAACTACAAGCACGAATTGAAAATTTAGAGACTGCTTGTTTCAATAAAGAACAGAATTCTTCTGTTCGTACATTATCAAGGGAAGGAGGAAATAAAGAAAGCATGACAAAATTTGAAGAGTTACTTGCTAAATACAATAAAACAGTTGAAGATGTAACCTTTGATTATTCAGAATTATCAAACGAAGAATTAGAGGCTAAATTTGCAGAAGTGTTTGGTGAAGACAACAATACAGATGGTGACAATTCTGGTGATAATACAGCGAATGAACCTTCTAATGATAATGAAGGTGATGGAGAAAACACTACTGAGCCAGAAGGAACTACTGATGGAGATAATGAGGGCGAAGGTCAGAATTTTGAGAATATGACAAAGACATTTGAAATTTCTCATGATGACATTCGTTATGCTTTATATAATCTCTTGTCTTCTTATGAAGACGCAGATAATGAGTGGTATTACATTACTGGTGTATATGATTCTTACTTTGTCTATGAAAGTTGGGATGGCGGTAAAATCTATGGTCAGAAATATACAAAAGATAATGACAATGTATCATTTGATGGTGAACACTATAATCTGCACAAAGAATATCTTACCGATTCAGAATATACAGAAATTCAGGATATGCGTTCCAATTACTCTTCTGTTGTAGAGGAATTAAACACATATAAATCTGCTGAAGTATTTGCAGACAAGATGACTGTATTTGATGATGAAGCATATTCAGAATATCTTGATACAGACGAATTTAAAGCACTTATGTCTGAGGATTCTGTAAACAAATATTCTAAGGAAGAGTTATCTGAGAAGGCTGATGCTACTCTTGGAAAACTTGTTAAAAGGAACAAGACATTCTCTTTTGCAGGTAAAACACCACAGAAGAAACATGTGAGCAGAGTTGCGTTTAATGCAGAAAAAGAAACGGAAGATACATATAAACCATATGGCGATCTGTTTGATTAAAGCAAAAAACTAAATAATTTTTATGAATTAGCACTTATGGAAAATCCATAGGTGTTTTTTATTGCACAAAATTAGAAATTTTAAGGAGGAAATAAAACTATGGCTAGTAATTTCATTTCATATACTAAGCACGGTGTAGCTGAATCAACACTCTTAAAGGCTACAAAAGTTGGTCATCACTACAACTTAGTAAATGAGTCTAAGGATATTGACAATGGTTCTGTTGCTGTAATTGGCGACAGAAAGAAAGCAGATGTATTTGAAGCAAAAGTTCCTACAAAGGGAGACAAAATTGTTCTCATTTTAACTGCTCCAAAGATTTATGAGGAATATACAACAAAGATGCAGGAGGAATCTAACTTCTACAACGGTAAGGGTGAAGTTATGAGAGCTTATGAGATTCAGGACACTGATAGATTCACACTTTCTACAGAAGCTTTTAATTCTGATGCAGAATTAGCTGTTGGAAAATATGTATTCGTAGATGGTACAGACTTCAAGCTTACAACTGGTGAGAAACCAAGTATGACTGAGTATGGTTTTGTAGGACATATCTACGAGATTGCTGCAAATGGAAATTATCGTATTTGGGTAGATAAGAATGCCCAGGTATATGCGTAATTCGGTAGAAAGGAGGATTAATATACTATGCAGAGATTAAGATTTAATGAAATGAGCGATGTAATCGTTGAAAAGTTTGATGAGACAAAATATAAGAACTTCTCTCGTCTGTGTGTTGACACAGCAAAAGGTACTGTAAAGCAGTATTCTATCGAAGAAGCAAATGATAAGATTCGTAAGACAATTATCGAGATGGCAGGTCTTTCTGAAACTCCGACTCCTAATGAGGTAAGAAAGGCATTTAAGAAACAGTCTGTAAGAGAAGCCGTATTCGAGGTTATCGAGGAGACTGTTGAAGATACTCTTGTATCTGGTTGGACAAGTTCACCTGTATTCCAGAAGTATGTAGAGGTTAAGACTCTTGCTCTTGGACAGACAAATAAGTTCTATACAAAAGATCCTTGTATTATCACTGTTGCTGAGATTGCTGATGGTCATCACAGTATTGAGAGACAGAGACTTGGTGCTGGTAAGGATTTTGGTGTAAACGTTAAGTCTTATGGTGCAAAGGTTTACATGGAAATGTCAAGATTCCTTCAGGGCGTTGAAGATTGGAGTGAGTTAATCAATAAGATTGCAGAAGCATTCACAAGATTAATCAATACTCTTCTTCATGAGGCTGTTATGAGTGCTGGTACTTCTCTTCCTGTTCCTGCTAAGTGGAATATCCGTGGTGAATTAAATGCAGCTAACCATGACAAGTTTGTTAAGCTTATTTCTGATGTTCAGCTTGCTACAGGTGGTGTTGCTACTATCGTTGGTACAAAAGTTGCTCTTGCGGGATTAAAGAATCTTGGAGATATTCAGTGGGTTTCTGAAGCTGCAAAGAACGATGTTTATAACACTGGTAGAATTGGTACATTTGAGGGTACTCAGATTATCGAGCTTCCACAGGCATTTAAGGAGAATGACGTAGAACATTACCTTGAAGACGATACAAAACTTCTTATTCTTCCATCTAACATCGACAAGTTTGTTAAGATGTACTATGAGGGAATGGATGAGACTAAGGAAGTATCTGAGTCTGGTGATAATGCCGATGATACAAAAGAGTACGAGTTCAAGTCTCGTTTTGGTATCAAGACTATGACTAACACAAGATTTGGTACTTGGACAATCGGTGCGTAATCCATATAAATATTGGGACTGTATATCTAAATGATATGCAGTCCTTTTTGAATTGAGTGAAAGGAGAAAATATAAATGGCTTATCAGAAGAAAGCTACAACTACTTCTGCCGCAAAAACAAAAGCAGAAGATACAAAGGTTGAAAAAGATACAGTAAAAGAAACAGTTGCAGAAGTTAAGAAGCCTAAGAAGTATGAACCAGATGATTTAATTCCATGTCGTTCTATGTATGCAGGTACTCTTCTATTTACTGGTGATAAGACAAAGATCACATATGAATTTAGTAACATGGGCGATTTCAGATATATCGAGTATCAGGACTTACTCTCAGCTTTACTTGTTCGTAAGAAGTCTTTATTTGCACCTTATATCATTATTGAAGACGAAGAGTTACTTGAAAATGTGCATTGGCAGGAAGTTAAAAAAGTATACGATGGTTTATATGATAGAGAGGATTTAATAAATCTTATCAATCTTCCGACTATGCATTTTAGTGAAGAGTTTAGAAAACTTCCATCTGGCTTCAAGAGTACAATTGCAACTATGGTTTCTGAAATGATTTCAGAAGGAACTTTTGACAGTATGAATAAAATCAAGATTATTGATGAGGAATGCGGTACTGATTTGAAGTTACTTGCTGAGTAATATATTGGAGGTGTTATATGAATATCTCCTACGAAAAAGTCTTTGACAGATACTTTGGATTAATTGATGATGTCAAAGAATTGTCTTTAGAAGAGTCTGATTTGTATGAAATATTAGCAGGGCGATTACACTCTGCTATCTCTGATCCATTTATTCGTAGATTATTTTCCACATTAAAACTTGATGATGAAATTCAGCAACTTGAATTTGAATTAACAACTTCTGTTGATGAGTATTCTGATGAAGAATTTGTTATTGAACTTTTTAGCAAAGGTATGGCAATTAAATGGCTTGAACCAAAAGTTAAGTCATTGGAAAATACTGTGAGATTTTTCGGTGGAAAAGAAGAAAAAAAATTGAAGGACGATTTTTCATTGAATAAGGCATTGCTGAAAGAAATGAAAATTGAACAGCAAAAACTTATTCGTGATTATGGTTTTGCTTTTAAACCATATTCGTCAACGGAGTCCTAATATGCAATACATATATGGTGATTTCACAGACAAGCAAATCAATGAAGCAGTTCGTGCAATGCATGGCGACATTCACAAGCTACTGCTCTATAAAGACAAAACAATTGAAGAGAAAATATTTGAAGATGATGAAGCATTTCTCGTCTTCTTTGAAAATGTTATGTTTAAATTAGGTGGTACAAAAACCTTATTTAATGATAACGGACTTATGGTAACTCTTATGGCGACCTTACAAGGTGCTATGGATAATTTCAAGAGCGACCATTTTAGTTACAAAAAATTCCGTAGGGCAATCTTAGATTCTCACGGATATATTAAGCAGATGTTTGAAGGAGGTGTTGGTGATGCCAAGTTTACAGACAGCACGGCGAATCGCTAACGCCAAAACAAATAATGCGAAAACTTTAGGTCAGATTTATAAAGAAGAATCTGATTTTTTGATGGAAGAAACTTGGGATAACAGTATCACTTCAAAGATTTGTTATATTTATGATTTCTATCATGATGATCAGCCACGATTAGCTGAAGGTATGACATATGAGAATACAACCAAAACACGCATAGATGCAAAGTTTATTATCAAGTCCTATCAGTCAATGGATAAAGATCAAGTTGATTATTATGTTCAGTTCCGTCCTTCGCAATCAATCCGATTTTCAGAAGATGATGAATTATATTATTTTGAAACCGATTATAAGACTACTTATGGTAATACATTCCCAATCGGATTATATTTAGATATTCCGGATGATAGAAATGTTTATCACAAATGGTTAATCTGTCGAGAGGAAAAAGCAAATCAATTTCCAAAATATCTCGTTCTTCCATGTGATTACGAGTTGTGTTGGATTGAAGTGAATGGTAAAGATAGAATTAAGCGTAGAATGTGGTCTGTTCTTCGTATGCAAAGCAGCTACACTATCGGGCAGTACACCGATCGAGTATTTACAAGAACTGATAACCAAAATAAAATTTGGCTTCCGCTCAATAAATATACTGAAAAGTTTTGGTACACAACTAATGAAGATACAACAATGCGTATTGTAGTTAGTGCTCCAACTGAACACCCTCTGATATGGGCTTGTACAAAAATTGAAAACATTCAACCTGTCGGGATTCAGAAACTTACAATATATCAAACTGTATGGTCTGATAATCGAGATTATATCGAAAAGGACGAAAATGGTCATATTATTGGTATGTGGGCTTCATATTTCGATTCAGAAATCGCCCCAACAGATCCATCTACTCCAACCACTCCCCCATCTTCTATTACAGCAAGAATTTCAGCATCCACTTCAACAATTAAAGTTGGTGGTTCTTATAAAAATCTTACAGCAAATCTATTCAATGATTCCAATGAAGATATTACAACTGAATATGCTGACGCAACATTCACATGGACTTGCAATATAGATGATGAAGATTGGACTGATAAGGTTACTTGGCGAGATGGTACAGAATTCAATCAAAAGAAATTGAGGTTTCCAAATGACACTTCTACTATTGGCAAAATATTGTCTGTTAAATGTGAAATTATTAAGGATAACCTGACGATTGAATCTAAAATTTTGTCGTTGGAATTAACTGAATAGGAGGTGTTTTATGGCAGAAAAATTAGTTACGAAGAATGATTTGTTAAACAAACTTCGTGCATATAAGACTACTCCTGATGATGAAAATATTCAGTATAAGAAAAAGATTGAGAAAGCACTTATGCTTAATCCATGTCTTTTATATGCACTCAACGAGAAATCATTAGAATCAGAACTTTTCGATGATGATGGTAATATCAATTGGGAATGGAACGAAGAAATAAAGGAATACGAACCTCTTGGAGAATGGGATAGATATTTTGGTGGAAATTCAAATATCCGTCCTTATTTATTTATTCCTGACACTCAGACAGAGGTAAAACATTATATCTGTTATCAAGTATCTTTTGATGAAATGCCTCGCTATCAGGATACATTAAAATATACGAACGTTACATTTACTATTTTTGTTCATGGTAATGACAGAAACGATAAATTAACAGGTATTCCAAGACATGATCTCATTGCTTCTATTATAAGAGAGCGATTTAATTGGTCTAATATATTTGGAATGCAAACACATCTTATCTCATCAAAAGAATCCACGACAGATAATAATTATCTTGTTCGCACTCTTGTATTCCAAGTTGTCGATACAAATGGAATTGCCAACACTCCATATGGCGGTAAGACTTCCTTTAATAATTATCAGTTGAGAAAGTAGGTGATTGTTAATGGATAGTTTAAATATGCTTGACAAACTTCAAGCCGAAGTTCTTAAAGATAGCACAAAAAAATCATCAGACAAAAAGGAATACAATTTTGACAAACTCAGAATGTATTTTGGCGAAGATTACGAAGTTAAAGGCATTAAAATATCTATGCCAAAAATGGGAGATATTCTCCGAATTGGTGAAGATACTTTTTACGCAGGACTTGCTCCATTCTTATATAACTCTACTTCTATCAGAGTTATGTTGTGGGACTTAGGCAAGGACTGGACTGAGTTTAGTGATATTGAAATTTTTAGTTTATTGATTCAGACGGTTGTTAATAATCAAGAACCACTAAACTTAGTTTTTAAAAATGTAGACATCTTTGATTTTCAGTTAAGACAAGTAAAACGAACTCCTGAACAGGAAGAATATGAATTTGTATTATATTCTCCAAAGGAAGACATTCTTTTATATGAAGATGATTTTATGGAGATTGCCGAATACATTCGTGAAATATTAAATATGCATCCAAAGATTGAAAAACCTAAGAGTAAAACAGCAAAAAAATGGATGATTGAAGAAGATAAAACAAATACATCTATTGCAAAACAGCAGAATTTAAAACATACTTCTGCACTTTTGCCATTAGTTTCAACTTTAGTAAATCATCCAGGTTTTAAATATAAATTAGAAGAATTAAAAGATGTAGGAATATATCAATTTATGGATTCAGTCAAAAGAATTCAAGTATATGAGTCTACTATTGCATTAACACAAGGAAGCTATTCTGGTTTTTGTGATACTAGCAAAATTGATAAGAAACAATTTGATTTTATGAGACAAATTGATGATTAATTGAGCAGCTTATTACTGCTCTTTTTTAATACAAAAAATTATTTAAGGAGGAACTATTATGGCTTTTAAATTAGGAGACGTAATTATAGACAGACTTCAGTTTGGATATGGTGCAACAAAAAACGGTGTGCCACTTTATGCTTTAACTCAGTTATCAGAAATGAGCATTGAAGTAACAGCTGATTCATCAGACATTAAAGATAAGGATGGAAATCTTGTATACAGAAAATACAATGGTAAGACAGCCGAAGTTAATGGAACTAATACTTTCGTTAATCTGGCAGTTATCGAAACACTTTCTGCTACAGATGCTGAAATTGCAACAGCAGATAACAAAATTAAGATGCCTTACATTGCTACAGTAAAGGCAGGTGAAAAACTTGATATTACAGGCTATGTGAAAGACAGTGTATCAGTTAGTGCTCTTTATAATGGAGCAATGGGTGAAACTTATACTCTTGCTACAGGAGATGCTGCAACGGCTAAAGAATTTGTAATTAAGCATACAGACGCTGTAAATACACCACCTGAAAACAAAGCACCAGCAAAAGATGAACTTATTCCACCAACCGCTGATGGTGAAGTTGAATTCATTGTTAAGTATACAAAAGAAGTTGCTTCAGGTACTAAGATTGTTAACTCAGCAGATAAGTATCCAAAGGCTCATGAATTGTTCTTTAAGGCTCTTGCTGTAGATCCATGTGATAAAGAAAACTTCAAGCCTGTTATTATCAGAATTCCATCATTTATTCCAAGTCCAGAATTAACACTTTCATTACAGGGTGGAGATTCACAGACAATGGACTACAAGGGTGCTATTCTTGCAGATACTTGCTCATCAGATAAAGTTCTTTTCGAAGTTTACTTTATTGATGAAGATGAAGAAGCTTAATTTTTACTCAAAAAATGGGTGGTTTTAATACCACCCGTTTTTAATTTAAAAGGAGGACTATATGAAAAGAGAAAAAATCTGTGCAGTATGTAGACAGCCATATAAATATTGTCCACACTGTAGAGAAGACAAAGATAAACCTGCTTGGTATTTCACTTTCTGTTCTTCTAACTGTAAAAATATCTATGATGCTACTTCTTCTTATGAAAATGGAAATATACCAGCAGACGAGGCAAAAAAGATTTTGGACAAATTAGATTTATCTAAAATTGTTCCTGGCACAAGTTATTCCATGTCTGTAGAAAAAATTAATAACAATTCAAAGAAAAAAGTAGATGTTTCTACAAAAAAAGAAGTTAAGAAAACTGTTGAAAAAACAGTTGATATTGAAAAAAGTTTTAAAAATGCCAAGGAAAATAATAACAAGGCAAACAATGTTGAATAGTGATTTTGAATATATAGAATAGGGAACAATTTTACTATTTAGCCAGTAATTTGTTCCCTATTTTTTACGATTATATACTAAGGATTTAAAAGGATGATTAAAACAAATTTAAAAAATGTAAGAGATTACTTACCACATGAGGTAATTCGAATAGTTAATCCTAAGCAATATATTCTTTATATAAAAAATGGTGTTTTTCCTATTGATGTTTACCCTAGTATAGACGAAAAAACTAATAAGGATATATTAGCAATGGTTTTTCTTAGAGAAGATACTACTGAGGTATATAAAAAGTGGTGTAATTACGAACTAGATTAGGTGGTGATTATATGTATTTAGATAACGCATCCACTACTCCACTTCTACCGGAAGTTAAAGATTATATTATTAGTATATTAGATAACTACCAAAACCCCTCTTCTCTTTATCAATCAGGTAGTCATTCAAAACAAATAATTACCAAAGCAAGAGTTAATGTTGCTAATTTTATTAATGCTAATCCTGGTAATATTATCTTCACGTCAGGTGGTTCAGCAAGTAACACTTTAATGATTAAGGGTTATGTTCAGAAGAATGATTGTATGGTGTTATATTCGCCGATTGCACATAAATCAATATTAAAGTGTGTAGAATCGCTTGAATACAAAACATCATTAAAGGTTGACAGAAGAGGCTATATTAATATAGAAGTTTTAGAACATTTGTTGAAACAGACCACAATGAAAAAATTAGTTGTTATAGACTATGCTAATTCTGAAATAGGAACAATTCAGGACGTACAGAAAATCATTGAAGTATGTCATAATAATGAAGCAATGGTGTACTTGGATTGTACTGGTTCTATTGGTCAAATTCCTGTTGATGTAAAGGAATTAAATGTTGACGCAATTGGGTTTTCGGCACATAAACTTGGAGCGTTAAAGGGTACTGGTGTTTTATACAAAAAGTCTAATATTGAGTTAGAGCCTTTGGTGTATGGTTCTCAGGAACAAGGGTTATTTGGGGGAACAGAAAATATCATAGGCATTGCTGCACTCGGCAAGGCAGTCGAAAACTATGATTATTCTTCTATTAATTCAAATGCTCGTGACAGAGTACTTGATTATATTCTAAGAAACATACTTGGCAGTTATTTAATTGGTGATATAAGCAACAGATTACCACATAATCTTTATGTCTGTTTTAAAAATGTTCAAGGTGAATCTTTAATGATTTTATTGGATATGAATGATATTCAGGTTAGTACTGGTTCTGCCTGTACAAGTGGTGATTTAACTCCTTCCACTACTTTAACGGCTATTGGAATGGACAAAGATGATATGAATAATTGTATTAGAATTACTTTCAGTGGTAATGAAACAAACGAAGAATTAGATAATTTTTGCGAAATATTAAATAAAAATGTGTCTCTTCTTCGTTCATTAAAGCAAGGAGGAAAAAGCAATGAAAAAATTAAATCTTAAAGGACTTACTCCAAGTTCAATAACAACAGTTGTTGTTTTATTAATCGCATTAATTAATGCTGTATTACAGATATTTGGAATTAATACAATTCCTGTTACTAATGATGAAGTATCTGAAATAGTATCTATTCTCTTTTTAATTGTTACTTCTCTATATAGTACATATAAGAATTTCAATATAACTTCTGCTTCTCAGACTGCTCAGAATATAACAGACGCAATCAAGAATGGTGAATTGGTTGCTGATGATATTGAAGAAATATTAAAAAAGATTAAAGAAAGCAGGTAATAGTATGAATGGATGCAATAAAGGAACTTACACAGATTAATTATGGTACTTTAATTATTGCCATTTGTACTATTTTGTTAGCATTTAAATTTATGTGGACGTTATTTGATTGGTTCATTAAATTGTTAGGTTTGGAAACGAGGTCTATGCGACTAAAACGTGAAGAACATGAATTGCTTATCAAAACTTCAGAAGCACTTAATGAATTAAAAGATAAAGAGGCAAAAGATACGGAACGTGCTATAAAACATGATAAGGCAATAAAAGATGATTTAGCAAAATTAACAACGATGTTTGTTGAAAAAGAAATTAACGATTATCGCTGGGAAATTAATAATTTTGCAACAAAAATTTCAGAAAACAAGCCTGTCAATAAAGATTGTTTTAAGCATTGTTTTAAAACTTATGCCCTATATGAAAAAATATTGGAAGAAAATAATTTGAAGAATGGCGAAGTTGAAAACTCGATGCAAATTATTAATGATGCTTATCAAGACAAAATGAAAAATGGTAAATTATAAACTTTGAAAGAGCGATTTTATTTTGGAATCGCTCTTTTATTATATAAAGGAGTGAATAAAAATACAAGAATTAAAATTAGTGATTGACAACTCAACTCTTAAAGAATATGAAATATACTATTTTAAACAGCATCCTAGAGCTAGTAAAAAACCAATAGAAAACCCCTATCATCCAACGATAAATCAATGGATGATAATGAAAAGACCTATGATGAACGCTCTTAAAAAAAAATGGAAAAATTTCATATGTTGGTTTATTAATAACCAAGGTTATTCTAACCTACACATTGAAAAATGTGAAATGAGATTTATTACATACTATAAAACAAACCGTAGACATGATATTGATAATGGTACTCCTAAATTTCTCCTTGATGGACTTTCAGAAAGTGGCTTTATTATTGATGACGATAGCAAACATATAACCAAATTAATAATGGAATGTTATGTTGATAAAGAAAATCCAAGGACAGAAATATTTGTTTACATTAAATAATTAAATTTGTTCAACATATTGAACACCTACGATGGTAAAATTTACATAAATAAAATATTTAATCCAGAACACACTAAAAAATAAAAAGGTGTGAAAATGAGAAATTATTTGCAATTCATAATGTACACAAAAGGAATTACATATAGACAGTTATCTAAGTTATCAGGTGTTAGTATTGGTGAATTACACAATATTGCTATGCAAACTTCAGATCCTACGCAGTCCACTATGATTGCAATTGCAAAAGGATTAAATATGGAAGTAACCGAGGTTTTTAATCTAAAATATAAGTGAGGTGATTGATGTGGAAAAACAGTTTTTTAAATTAGTATGCATTGACGAAAATGATCCATTTGAGTACAAAGTTTTAGAAGATGTGAATAAAGGAACTTTAGAAGATGTTCATTCTTATGTCAAACAAAACATACATAAACACAAGTCGGCTAAATGGACTCTTATCCCATATAGCTGCAATTTATAAAATTAAATATTAATCATTAACTAAAGGGGTTGGTTTTTGCCAATCTCTTTTTTATTGGAAAGAAAGGAATTATGATCATGGAAAAAATCGGAATTAAAACATTTTGTGAAGAATATTCAAAGAGAATTGATAGTTTAAAAGAACAGTATATTAAGGATAACTTAAAGATAACACCTTATATTCCATATGTAGTAAAAGGCTCATTAGCAGATAGTTTATTGAAGATTACTATGGTTGATAAAAACGGTAATGTTAAGGCTAATTCTTACGTTGAATATTTATTACTCACTCGTATTTTTATTGAACAATACACAAACTTAAAAGTTGAAACTGAAGGATTCTTTGAAGAATATGATGCATTAAAGAAAAGTGGATTGTTCGATTTATTATTTTTCGGAACAGATGACAAGCTTTCACTAATTCCTTATGCTGAAATTGAAGAATTTAAGTTTATTATCAATGAAAAGAAAAAGGATATTATGACAAACAAGTATGAGATTCATAGCTTTATAAAGGAACAGGTTGAAAGATTTGGTCAGTTAGCAAATGTAACATTAAATCCTATCGTTGACGCTGTATCAAAGTTAATTGAAGATGTGCCGGAAGAAGATATTAATAAGGTAATCGAACTTGCAAAGAGAACTGATTTTAGAGAAGACAAAAGTGAAAAATAGATATATTGGAATTTAAAATGAAATTCAAATTTCTTGAGGTATTTTATGAGTGATTTTATAGACAATAAAATAATTATTCCCATGAATAAATTTGCAGACAAACATCCAAATTTTATTTTTCGATTACAAGTAATATTATGTATTATTTCTATGATACTTTCAATAGCAAACTTAATAATGATATTATCATCGACATAATCGAAATAATAAGGGCGAATACAGATATATAAGTTTTTATCCAATCTCTTCTATTAATAGTTTTTGCACGTTTTTTGTTGTCAAAATATTCTAAACATTCAGATTTAACAGTAATTTTCCAATATAAACTAAAATCTTTATGTGGTGACTTTGGCTTGGCAATAATCAGACCATCTTCATGTAAAGTATTAAGTATTTTAATGATTTCCTTTTCTGGAATTTGCAAAACACTTATATCATTTTTTTCTATCTTTATTGGGTTGGAATTATTGTTGTTAAATTCATTTATAAGTAGTTGGATTACTTTTTCTTTGTTATTCATGTTTTTCGCCTTTCTGTACCAAAAGGTACTCGAATAGGGTTAATAGTTACATAAAAATGTAAACATCTACAAATAGAATTATATCACAGATTGGTGAGGAAATAAACAAGCTCTATGCGTGTCAAAGCGTATAGAGCTTTTCTTGTGGAGAGCAGTTTTTGTACTGCTCTTTTTCTATTAAAGTTATGAAATTTATTAAATAAAAATTATTAAGTTGGAGGTGAATTATGGCTAACAATAAAGCTGTTTTTCAAGAAATTGAAAAGCAAGTAAAAAATCTTGAAAAGAATATTGCAAACAAAGTTGCTCCTAATATAAACAAACTTTTTATTCGGTCAGTAGAACGTGCAATTCAAAATTGGTACAACGATTATCCACCAAGATATTATATACGAACGGGGAATTTTATGAACGTTGTCAAAAGTGCAAAAACACGAGGTAACGGAAATATTCTTCGTATGTCTGTAGACTCAGGATATATGGACAATTATCACGGCTGGTACGGTTACAGTTTTGGAAATACCTATGATATTACACCTGGAAAGACTAACACGTTTAATGGACAAAAATTAAATGCAAGTATAGCTTTTGATTTTATGTTTGTTCAGGGTGAGCACGGTCATGGCGATTTATTGGCTCATAAGTCAATACCTCCATATATGTATGTCGAAAGAGACATTGAAGATGGTTTTGGTGGCAGAGCTTGGAAAATTATAGATAAACAAATTAAAAATATATTATTTAAATAATAACGAAGGAGGTATATTATGCCCGGAATGTTAGATTGGAAAATCAAGATATCTGCTGATATTAAAGATTTGCAAAACAAAATGCATAAAGTTGAGGGTAAGCTTGGGGAATTTGAAGGTAAAGACCATAAGGTTAAGCTGGATTTAGATACTAAGACTTTGGAAAGTGCTTTAAAGAAACTTGACTCTATGTTGGATTCTTTAGGTAAGGGAACGGGTGATTTTAAGCAGTTTGAAACCTTATCTAAGGATTTAGCAAAGGTTACTTCTGAACTCAGTGGTTTTACTAAGGCTTTTGGCAAGATAGACGACTCAGGAACTAAGAGTTTACTTAATATGGTTCAGAATATTGACAAGTCGTTAAATAATCTATCTAATCATGTTACTGATGAGTTTTTAAACAAGATTACATCTTCTGTTGGAACTGTTAAACAAAAGTTTGCAGATATTGGAGATGGCTCAGAATTTGAACCTCTTTTGCAGATGATTAATAAGATTGATTCATCAATTAATAATTTAGCAAAAGAAACTTCTAAAATCAAATTAAATATGAATCTTGATTTTGGAACTGAAATGTCAGAAAAAATGAATCAGCAAGTTTCTAAGGCTGTTAGCCGACAAGCACAGGCTTATAAGAATCTTTTTGAAACAATGAAGGGTTCAGGTAAAACAACTGAAGAAATGATTAAGTTCTCTTTGCCTGAAAATGCTTCCAATTCTGAAATAGTTGGTGCTTACAAAGGCGTAATAGAACGTGCTGAAAAACAATATGGTAAAAGCACATATAGCCTTAGACTGGGTTCTAAATATAACGATGCAAAGAACGAAGTTAAAAACGCAAATGCCGCTTTACGAAGAGCTGAAATTAAACGTGCAAACAGTAACGGTGTTAGTGATTTACTTGGTGGTAATTTCGGTGATGTAATCAATGAACTTTCAAAAATAGCAGCAAAATTAGATGAAATATCTTCTTCTGCTTCTGGCTTAAAGTCAGTTTTTGAAACAGGTTTTAATGTCAGTGCATCAGTTGAAGAAATTGCACAGCTTACTAATAAAGTTAAAAAACTTGAAGATGAGTTGCAGAAAGTTAAATCGGTTTCATCTGGTACAGTTTCTACTGGCGTTACTCTTGGTAATGAATCGAATATTTCATTAGAGAATAATCCAAAGAAAGACGCATTTCAGGGTGACATTGATACATCTTCAAGTGTGAAATCTCTTGAAAATCTTGAAGAAGAGATTAAAAAAATATTTACAGATGCAAATGAATTGCAAGAAATTCTTGATTCATTACATAATGGCAAATATTTTCATTTATCATGGACTACAGATGGAATAGATGCAACCGGTGCTGATGAACGTGTTCGTCAATTATCTAAACTTCTTAAAGAATATGGATATACAATTAATAATTTTAAAAGCGACTCAGACGCTTTTGATACCTCTGGTGTCATCAATGCTGTCAAAGAAGAGAGTAATGTATTAGAACAGAATACTCAGAAAGTTAAGGAAAATACACAAGCAAAGGAACAGAATGTCAATGTAAACCTTAATAAATATGATAAACGTTTGGATTCTTACAATGGTAAAGTTGATAAATATCAAGCCACTATTGACAGATTTAATGATGGTGGTTGGACAAGTGATACATATTTAAAAAATGTACAGGCTGTACGTGATGCTATCAAACAGTACGCAACTCTTCTCGACAATATAAAGACTAATCAAAATGGTATCGCTAGTGATGAGGATATTCAGAACTTAGACAAGTATGAAAAGAAAATCAAAGATACTATCGCTACTGTTACTAATATGTCGGCTGCTGAAAAAGGTTATAACTTTGTTTCAGGTCAGAAGGAATTAGACAAGATTCATAAAATTCTTGATGAAAACAGTAGAATGTCTTCTGAGGCGAAGGCTAAAATTAAGGCTTATTACAAAGAAATCGAAAGTGGTAATCCTAGCATGAGTTTAGATAGAATTCATGGCGAGATCATGAAGATTTATAATGCAGAAGTTGAAGCTGGTCGTGCTGGAAAATCTCTTATAGATGTTTTCAAAACAAGTAGATTGCACCAAATGGTTGCGCAAGTAGCTGGAATGTTCAGTGTGTATGATGTTATTAATGGATTGAAACAGGTCGCTTCTACCATTAGAGAACTAGATACTGCATATACAGAAATGCGCAAAGTATCTGATGAATCTGCACAATCATTAAAAAATTTCCAGAAAGAAAGCTTCTCTACTGCTGACTCGGTTGGTACTACTGCTCTTGCAATGCAGGATGCCACCGCAACGTGGATGCGTCTTGGTGAATCATTAGATGAAGCTAAAGAGTCAGCTAAAGATGCAACTGTTTTATTAAATGTATCAGAATTTGATAATATTGACGAAGCAACGGACTCATTAGTTGCGATGTCACAGGCTTACAAAGATCTTGATAAAATGGAAATTATTGATGTCCTGGATAAAATCGGTAACGAGTATAGCATCAGTACCGATCAGCTTTCAACGGCATTAAAAGATTCGGCTGCTGTATTAAAAACTCAAGGCAACGATCTTGCCGAAAGTGTAGCTCTTATTAATGCTGGTAATGCTATAACACAGGACGCTTCCAAAACCGCAGGTGAAACATTGCCTGAAAGATATAGAAATATATTTTATAGAACATATTTAACTGCAAGGGCAGCCTAAAGCTCTATGCCACAATATAGAGGAAACTACTATATGATGGATTCAAAAGTTAGAGATATTACAATGGCTTGTTTGCAACGAAGTACCCTAACGTATTCCGTAGACCATACGGTACTTGAGGCGAGGGTAAACGCTCAACGATCATTCTCCGATGAGGAGATTCAGACTTGTGAATAAAGGTGGAAATCCTGAATATCTGAATCATAAGAAGTACGGCTTAATCGCAAATGAAGTCGGTGAAAATCCGTTAAATGGAAAAGGTATGTTCCCTAATGCATAGCAAGGGAATAAGACATGATCTGTTACTCTTCCGAAAGGTAGAGAGATGCTATTATATATGAGGAATAAAAGGAATGAAGAAATTCGATAAAGAATATTCAACGCAATTTTCTCCTGAAAAGGAGTATTTATTGCAACATGGTGTTAAACCATCTTTTGTAAAGGAAATTAATGAAGTAACTACATATAAGTATACGAAAACGTCAGAGTTATTTAAACTACTGGCGATTTTTTATGCACAAAATTAGGAAGGAACAGATAATATATGGGTGATAGTAAATTGAAATATACAACAGAATATTTAAAAGAACTATGTAATGAAAAAGACTTAATTTTAGTTGGAATAGATAATAAGAACTTAAATGGTAAAAATAGACGTTGTGCATGTGTTTTATGTAATAAGCATAAGGACAAAGGGGTACAATGGATTCCTGTTGAAAAAATAGGCAAAAATAAAAAACCTTGTCAATATTGTAACCATTCAAAATTAAAAGAGACGTTCAAAGAAGAAATGAATATTATAAATCCCGATATCGAGATATTATCTGAGTATAAAAATTGGAATACGAAGGTAAAATGTAAATGTAAAGTATGTGGTCACGTATGGGATGGAAATGTGTCTTCTCTATTATATGGTAGTGGTTGTAAAATATGTGGACATGTAAAACTATGGAATTCAAGAGGAAGAAAAACAACGCAAGATATTATAAATGAAGTTGCAGAGGTGTCGCCTGAAATAGAGGTATTAGGTGAATACACTGGTAATAAAAATAAAATCTTATGTCGTTGCAAAATCCATAATACAAAATGGAAAATTCAAATTAGCACATTATTAAATGGTGCTACTAATTGTGAAGAATGCCAATTAGAAAAGGCAAGAAAGAAATTTGGATTAAACAAAGAAGTCGTATATACTAAAATTCATAAGGTGAATCCTAATATAGATATATTATCAGAATATGTTAATATTAAAGAAAAGATGAAATTCTATTGTAAGAAACATGATTATGAATTTGAAGCAGCTCCTTCTTCTTTTCTTTATAAGAATTCACTATGTTGTCCAATGTGTATGTATGAAAACGATAGATGCACAAAATTAATTGATGATGATTTATACAAATATTATGTAGAAGATGTTCATGGATATATCTATAAAGATAGAGAAGTTGTTAATGGTCATACAGTAATATCTTTCTTGTGTAAAAAGCATACCGATAAAGGTATTCAAAAAGTGCCCTTTCATAATATAAAATCTTCAAAATGTTGTTGTAGATATTGTAACGGATATTTTAGAACTACAGACGAATTTAAAGAAATTATAAAAGAGAAATTACCAAATATCGAAATTACAGGTGAATACACATTAGCTGGTGAACGAATTGGATGCAGATGTAGAACTTGTGGTCATGAATGGACACCACTTGCATATAATTTGATGACTGGATTTGGTTGTCCGAATTGCAATGCTTCTAATTCTGAAAACAATGTAGGAAAAATATTGGATAAATTTCAGCTTAAATATGAACGTCAGAAAAGATTTGATGATTGCAAGGATATAAATACTCTTCCATTTGATTTTTATCTTAACGACTATAATGTTGCCATAGAATATGACGGTGAACAACACTATATGCCTGTTAATTGGAATGGTAAAATGTCAGACGAAGAACTAAATAGAGCGTTTGAATTGGTTCAATTTCACGACAAAATAAAAACTGAATATTGCGAGGAACAAAACATTCAATTGATTCGTATTCCATATTGGGAAAAGAACAATATTGAATGTTTTTTATTTGATAATTTGTTAGAATTAAACATATTACAAGAAGTATCATAAAAAAGAGAATAATATAATAGTATCTGATACAAGGGTTGCGACTTGTATCAAACATAAAGGGTGTTCGTACAATTAGTCTGCGACTCGCAGGAACAGAAGAAGCTAAGGATGAATTGGCTTCTTTGGGTGAAGATGTAGATGATTTTGTTGTACAGACCAGTTCAAAAACACAGAAAATAATCAAAGATTATACTGCTGTTGCATCTAACGCATATCAAGGTGTTGATGTCTTAGATGCTAACGGAAACCTTCGTAATACATACGATATCCTTTTAGACATCGCCAAGGTCTATAAAGAGATTCAAGAAGAAGACAAAAAGGCTGGAACAAACCGAGCAAATGCTTTAGTGGAGGCTATTGCAGGTAAGAACAGATCCAATATTGCTTCTAGCATCCTGCTCAACCCAGAAATGTTAGAGTCTGTATACAATTCTGCACTTGACGCAGATGGAGCAGCAATGAAGGAACTTGACTCTTATATGGAATCTCTTGATGCTAAGGTAGCACAATTCCAGAATAGACTCCAAGAGCTTGAATCTGATTTAGTAAGCTCCGATTTTCTGAAGGGTATAGTTGATTTTGGTACAGGAGCAATCCATGTATTAGATCAACTTATTGACAAATTTGGTGTATTACCAACTCTTGCTTCTACTATTGCAGCAGCATTTTCATTTAAAAATGTCGGTAGGGATAAAATGTATTCCCTCACTGTTTTGAATATGCCGACAACATACATAATTTACTATGGATATATAGGTTTAAAGTGTGTTATTCGTGAGATACACGATGATAAATAAATAATCGGGACAATTTGCGGGAACTGCTAATAAACGGTCTGGTAATGCAGATGTATCACAACACTTCTATTATAGCAATATAATTAGAATCGTAAAATCGTGACGTTTGGCACAATCCGCAGGGACAGGTCTTTCCGAGACAAGCCCTCACAGTAGCGACAACTCCTACGTCAAGTTATATGCAACGATGCTTGGCGAATATGCGCTCGGCACTCTCTGACACAACAGAGGTAAATCTGTGATGGATTTACATTAAATGCAGAAACTTATCTTCTGATTAATTGTTTGGCGTATCATTCCAATGCGTAGATAAGATGGAATAAAAAATAGAGAATAAATAAGATAGGAGAAATACTCTTCTCTTAGAGAAAGGATTGAGCTTATGGAATTAAATGAAATTAAGAAACAAATTCGTGCAATAAATCCAATGTTTACTGATGAACTATTAGACTTATTACACGAATATTTTTGTCAAAAAAATAATATAGATATATTACATTCTTTGGACTCAGAAAAAATTAAAAATATAACTACTCTTCTTCTAAAAGAATCTCATAAATAGTTTCTTTTAATGTTTGTTTAGATACTTGAAGCACAGTTGTCATAGATGCAAAGTAAAGTGCTGAATTTTTGATTCCCGTACTTTCATCTTTTAAGGTGTCAGAAAATGACTCTACATTATCTGTAAAAATGTCTGTAATGTTTTCTACTGATTCAGAAAATGCTTTGTCTACTATTTTATCAATCTGTTCTTTTGTTAATTCTTTCATATATAAATACCTCCGATGTTTTGTTAATATGATTATAACACAAAGAACACAAAAGCCCACAGAATTATTCCGTAGACTTTGCTAAACTTATCCCCCTAAAATATTATAAATTATTTAAGAATATTTTGGTGTAAAACATATCGTATTATTTCGACTTTTATTGACTTGTTTTATCTCACATTAAGTTGGTGTTTTTATACAAAAAATTCTTTAAAAAATTATGTGTTTTTGTGAACATTTTTCTCCATTATTCGTATATAATATAAGTAAGAAATCAAGAGATTTCGTTAATGCAAGGTTGCCAACACCGCAAGTTGGGATTTAATGCTAGGTATGCTTCGACCGTAACTGAAGGATTTAATGCTAGGTGTTTCGCCACCGAAAGAGCGAAAATTTAATGCAGGGGCGAAGATTTTGTCTTCGTCCCATTTATTATACATAAGGAGAAATATGCTTAAATTCTATGATATAAATGAGGATTATATAAGATACTTGCAGACAATAGATGATCAAGTACCAAATATTCATTATAGCACAAATAATAAATTCGTTTGTGGAGTTGTGCTTAATATCAATGGAGTTGATTATTATGCACCAATATCTCATACTACGAAGAAATATCAAACAAGTTTGTTAATATATAATGAATCTGTTCCAATATCTTCTATTAGATTCTCGTTTATGATCCCAGCATATGATGAAGTATTAACAGAATTAAAGTTTTCTGAAATCTCAAAGCGTGATGAAAAGTATGCAGATTTGCTTAAAGTTGAGTATGATTATTGTAAAAATAATAAAATTGATATATATGAAAAAGCTGATGCTGTATATAAAATCGGATGCAACAAGAATCATAGATTAAATTATACATGTTGTGATTTCAAAAAACTTGAAATGGAATATATGAAATATAAAGAAATACTCAATACAGACGAATTACATACGTACAACTGAGTCTATTATAATGAACTGATCAATTATGTAGCCATGCACGTATGCATGGCTATTCTACTGTAATAACAATAGTATTATAATCTCACAAAGATCTTTCACGAGGGTTTAAGTTCTGTAATATTTGCAACAAAACACAAATCACTAAAAAACTGGCAGGTAAGCTGGTCTTTTTTGTGTGTATGAAAAATTCGAAGTTGAGTGATTTAAAAATCACTTTTGCAATTATTGTTTCTCATAAAGCAAACAATCAATGCTAAAATTGTCTACCACTTGCTTCCGCATCGGTTACACTTCCAAGTTTTACCTGCGTCACTCATTGCTCCAATTACACCAAATGCTGCCGTTTTAGCAACTTTAGTTCCAGTTGATATTTTATTAGCATCAACTGAACCACAATTAGGACAATTAGGCATACAAATATGTCATATAAAAGGAAGTACAAATAACAATACTGGATATTTTGATGGAATAATTACATGTGATAAATATTATAAGTTTAGAAACGAGGTGTAATATGATAAATAAAAATATAACTGCCATTGAGGAATATATAATAGAAATTCGCAATGGCAGTAATTCATTAAAAATAAAAAAAGACGGAACAATTATTTTTAGTTCGGAATTTGATAAATTCCATTTCCTAAATCAATAAGCTCTCCACTCGGAGTAACGATTTGTTCACTACCACTGATAACAGAAGTAACCGTAAAGCCGTTAGGATATGTCAATTTTGTTTCAACAATATTATTTGACATTTTTGATTCAATTTTAATATCCTCGGCTTTACATCCTTCTGGTGGTTTAATTGTAAATTCCATAATAAATTCCTCCTTTGCAACAAAACATTATATTTAATGATAATATTTTACCATTAATTTCCTATTATAGATAGTCTGAACATGTGTTTAGGTAATTTCATCTATTCTTCGGCTATAAGATTTCCAATAATTGAAATTAGACCAGGAATGATAAATAGGCTCAGACATATAGCGTTAGTTCTGGATATCTTAATCAAATCATCCAATAACACTCCTACAACATCCGCAATTCTAACCATCATTGTAAATTGCTTAATTAGAAAATAGATATTTATAATCCATAAACCAATACTAGATGTTATTGTGATTATGGCGCACACCTTGTTTCTTAAGTTAGATTGTAACGAAAATTGTAACATAAATATTGTAATTACAAATCCAGTCATTAGTATATAATTTCCATTTTGGAATAATACAAATGAAATAGCTGAAAAAATTACGTCTGTTATTATCAAAATAATACCTTTTATTTTATTATTTTTACAATAGTTTACAGCAGACACTACAAGAAGTATTAATCCTGTAAAAAATAATACATTTAATAATAAATAACTCACTTTATCTCCATTAGTAAGATTAAAAGGTTTTGAACTAAAGGATATTGTTTTATAAAAAGTATTCCTACCTTCACTTAAACCGTAACTTGTAATACTTCCAATAGAAATAATAACAAATAGCACTGATATTAAATTCATAACAACTGAAAAGTTTTTCTTTATAAAATTCATACACTTCTCTCCTATACAAAATCTTTTTCATAACCTCAAACATTATGAAAAATATTATACCTTAACATAGTATGATATTCAAGACAATAGACGACAATGATTCATTATCTGGACAGAGAATTGTATCAAAATTTACAGCGAGAAAAATTGCACAGGAAGAAGCTACTAAACAGTTAGAAATAGATATACAGTGTTTAAGAAACTACGAGGCAGAATGTCAAAAAGGCTCTGTATCAACGGAAACTTTCAACAACACAATGAAAGGTGCAAGTGTTGAAGCACAAAAATATGCTGTAAATATTAAAGAAGGAACTGGTTCGGCACAAACATTTGCTACAAATCAGAGAACAATTCAAGCTTCAATGTCTGAAACTTCTATTGTTTCTAAAGTTGCTGCTACTGGTCTTAGCATTTTTAAAGCCGCATTAAATTCCCTTATCTTTTTTGCAGTTATTGAAGGTATTCAACTTTTAATAAAAGGAATAGATAATCTTATTTTAACTGCTGATGAGGCAGAAGAAAAAGCAGAAGCTCTTAGAGGAAATATGCAGTCATTCTTCGATGAAGTTCAGTCTGGACAACAGACAATTTCTTCTGTGTCAGACAGATTTTCAGAGTTAAGTGAACATGTTACAAAAACAGGCGAAAATATAGACCTTACAAAAGACGAATATTCAGAATATCTTGATATTTGCAATCAAGTAAAAACGATTATGCCAGAACTGGTTACTGGATATACAAACGAAGGGAATGCAATTATCACTTTAAAGGATAATGTTGATAGTCTAACAGAGTCTTACAAGGAAAATATCAAAGCAAAAGCGGCATCATTTATAACTAATGGTGATGATGATGGGAACACTATTCAAAGTTTCTTTGATGATTATGATATCTTTACTAATGGTGAAAATGGATTATTTGCTCCAAGTGCAGGTGGTCTTTGGAATAATAAATCAACTGATTATGAAGATTATTATGGTTATGATAAGGTTCACGAATGGTTATCTGACGTTTCAGAAATGAGTCTTAAAGATTTACAAAATCTTCAAAAAGGTACTACTGAGGCTACATACCTTTATGCCTTGTTAAAAGAAAATGGTTATGAGTTAGCAAATATTACAGAAGATGATTATAATGCCGTACATGATGTTTTGACTACTAGACTTACTTCTCTTGAAGGCGAAATGACTACAAGAGTTAGCAATATAAAAATGTCATTGCAACAGATGTTGTATGCCGATGGAGATTATTGGAATATAGATGATAAAGAAGCATTGTCAGCACTTGATTCATTCTTTGCTTCAATAGATGATGAATTTATTAAACAAAATAACTTACTATCGCAAACTGCTTTACAATCATTTGAGAGTAATGCTGTTGATTTGTTTCAAAATAAATCTACAAAACAATCAATGATTGATATTTTTAATCCACAAGGCGAAGATGAATCAATCAAAGATTATACAACCAGAGTTGAAAATGCAATCTCTGAAATCCAGAAATATTGTGACGAGAATGGTATTACTATCCCATTTAATTTTGGAACAGAGGATGATCCAAAAGGCGTTCAGAAAACAGTAGATGATTTACAGAAATCTTACGATGATGCCATCTCGTCTGCAAAAGAAAAATACAGTGAAGACCTTACTCCATTCTTTGAAGAAAATTCTATTAACACACAAGAAGAAATTGATAAGTGGAATGAGGTTGCTGCAAGTTGTGATACTGCTACCGAAGCGAAGAAGAAATATTTGGGAACTGACGCATCCGAAGAAACACCGGTTTCATTCAAGAAAGCTTGGGCTGGTTTGGATAATAATGAAGATTATAAAAATACTAAAAAAGAAGTTCTTGAACTTGCCGAAGCAGGCAAGCTTACTGATGAAACATTCGCAAAAGCTGATGGTGGTAACGCCAAGAAGTATTTCGACTCAATGAATATTGGTGTTGAAGAAGCTGTTAAGAAAATTAATGCTACTGTTGATGCGGTTAAACAACTTTCTTCTTTGAAAACAGGTATTACTTCTCTTCGAGATGCTTATACTGAAAAGAAAGAAAGCAAAAATAATGTAGTAGGTTCAGATACTCTTGGTAAGCTTGAAGACGAATTTGGTAACTTAGGTAAGGCTTGGACAAATTATAAAAAAATCGCTGGTTCTTCAAAAAGAAACTTAAAAGATTTAAGTTCAGCTCAAAACCAACTTGCTCAAGCATATTTAAATTCCAATAACTTTTTATCAAATTTGGTTGATAAAACTGGAAAATATGATGAGTCAGTAAGACAATTATATATTAGTCAGCTAAAGGATATGGGTGTTAAAAATGCTGAGGAAGTTGTAGATTCGGAAATTTCCCGACAATTAGATGATGCTGCCGCAGGCTATGCAGCTCTATCTGAACAGCAGAGAGAAACTATTACCTCTACTTCTGAATTAAAAGACAAAACGGCAGATGCACTTATTCAATTATACTTAGAAGCAACTGGTTCAGAAGAAGCAAAAAATGCTTTGTTAAGATTATCTCTTATAAATACCAATTGGGAAGATTTAGATGCTACTGAAACTTACAATCAGTTAATAAAGATAGCTGAAGCTGCTGGAATTGCTACCGGAACAATAAAAGGCTTACAAGATTTAAAATTAGTCGCACCTGATATTAGTTCTGGAAACTCTCTTGAATATCTTAATAATACGGTTGGAAATTCATTAACTACTGGTGGAATTGTAACTAATCCTTTTGATCCTAATAATAAAAAGACTACCACAAAAACAAAAAAACAAGCAACAAATGAAGCATATAATGATTTACTTAAAAAACTAGGTGGAGGAAATTCTACTGTTAAAGTAAAAATTGAAATGCCTAATGTTAGTACTGCACCTACTGGTGGAGGTGGTAAAGGTGGCGGCGGAAAGAACTCTTCTTCCGATTCAAAAACCCAATTTGACTGGATTGAACGTAGGATTACTAACCTTCAAACGAGATTTGATCGTTGGAAAACCATCATTGAAAATTCTTCTCTCAAATTCATAGACAAATACTATAAAAAAGCCACAAGCTATGCTAAGAAATTAGTTAACACAGAAGGCTCTGCTTATACTAAGTATATGAAAAAGGCTAACGGTGTTAAACTTAATAAAAGTCTTAAGGCAAAGGTTCGTAATGGTAAAATCTCAGGCAAGACTTCTGACTTAATCAAGGAATACGGTAGTAAGACTGCTGATAAGATTCAGAAATATCAGGATTACTACGAAAAAGCCACTAGTGCATTAGATTCTTTTGTTGAAAAGGCTCAGGAATTATATAATCTTCCACTCGACAAAGCTGCGGGCAAAATCGAAAAGTTCAGTGATGCAATTGACCTCCTTGAAAAGAAGTTAGATAATGCTATTACTGCTACTGCTAAAAACAAGATTATTGATGACGAAGTTAAGCAGAAAAAGAAAACTTATGATGCTAACAAATCAGCCAATAACAAAGCTCAGAAAAATCTTAAAAGTGCTGGAAAAACATTAAAGAAATCTGTTGGCAAGAGACAGAAAAAATCTATCACTAAAGCTGTTAAGAATGGTAAAGAAGTTGATTTAGCTAAGTTCAAAGAAGGTTCAAAAGCTTACAAAGCTGCTGTTAAGTATAATGCTGCTCTAAACGCAAAGACAAAAGCTCAACAGGAAAAAGATGTTTCTGAGCAAGAATATAACTACTATAAGGATATTGAAGCTCCAAAGACTAAATTCGACAATGTTAAAGATGAATACGAAAATAAACTCACTGTCATTGACACACGTATTCAAAATCTTGACAACCAGATTGATAACATTGAGGCTTCTGGTGCTACTGTTGATAATTCTTTCTATAGAGAAAAGAAAAAACAGACAGACCAAAAGAAAGCTCTTCTTATTGAAGAAAAGAATAGACTTACAGAAAGTTTAAAGGGTATTAAGAAATATAGTGCTGAATGGTATACCGCAAATGATGAGATTAACAAAGTTAATGATTCTATAGCTGAATGTACCAAAACTCAATATGAGTTAAATGATGCTATTGCTGAGGGCAATAAAAAAATCTTTGAGAAGAAACTTGAAGGTTATCAACGTATCATTGACGAACAGGACTTCTTACTTGGTTTAATCGAACATGAGGACAGTGTTGATTCTGATACTGGTGTTCGTACTGACGCAGGAAATGCAAGATTACATTCTTATACTGCTGACTACTATGCTTCTGATGAGAAAGTAAATATTGCCACTGCTGAACGTCAACGTCTTGAAAATATGAAGGCTGCCAAAGAATATGGTGTGGGTTATGAATATAGTTCTTTAGAAGCCCTTAATAATGCAATTAACAATATTATTAAGACTCAACAGGAAAATATAGCTAGTAAATATAGTATTGAGAAAAAGATTGTTGATGAAGTTACCAAGTCTTACCAAGCACAAATGGCTGTGTTACAAAAGCTTATTGATAAAAAGAAAGAACAGCTCGAAACTGAAAAAGATATTTACGATTATCAAAAGCAAATAAAAGAAAAGACTAAGAACATCGACACTCTTAGAAAACAGCTTGCTGCAATGAACGGTGATACATCTAAGGAGGCGATGGCACAGAAGCAGAAACTTCAAGTTTCTTTGAATGACGCTGTTGACGATTTGAAAGACTCAGAATATGACCGTTATATTTCTGACGTTTCTAAGATGCTCGACAAACTTCAGAAAGAATATCAGGAATGGCAAGAAAAATTCCTTAAAAAGTTTGATGAACTTCTTGCTGAGGGTTTGGGTATTGGAGATAGTACGAACGGTTCTTATCTTGCAACCATTGCCAAGAATAGTGGTTATAATATTCAAAACCCTAACGCAAACAACAATGGCAAAGGTGGAGTTAATAATGATGGTAGTGCTAATGGTAATACCAATCCTGTAAAGTTGGAAGATAACAATTCTTCTAATAACAATTCTTCTAATAACAATTCTTCGAAGTCTAGTTCTTCTGCACCAAAAGTTAATAATAAAATTACAGCAATTGGTATTGAATCAGAAGAAACAAAAGCTAAACAATATATAAATAAGAATAAATCTAAAAGTACAAAACCTTTAAGAGAATATTCTTATGTTAATCAGAAAATTGCTGCTTTAACAAAAGATAAACACGGTACTTATGTTTTAAGTACTTCTCATCTTAAAGGATTAGCAAAACTTCTTGGTGTAAAACAAGATGGAAATTACAAAAAATCTGGTAAATTAGCAAAAAAATTACATTCTATTGGTCTTAAAGGTTTCTCCAAAGGTGGTGTTGTATCTGTTGATTCACTCAATAAACAGATTAGAGCCAATGGAGATGATGGACTTGCTTCGGTAAAGAATGGAGAGGCAATTCTTACTCCTGCTCAGACAGAAATGTTTAAGCAATTTGTCGAGAATATGCAAGGCAATTTACCACAGCAGAATCACAAGATGTCAAACAATTTGGCAAACTTAGCAAAAGTTATTCCTAATAATATTGACTATGGTGGAGTAAACTTTAACTTTGAATTGAATAATGTAACTAATGGTGATGAATTCATTCGTGAAATTCAGACCAACCAAAAGATGCAGAAAGCACTTCGAAGTGTTACAGTTGACGAAATTAACGGCGGTGGTCGTTTATCGGTTAACAGAATAAAATAATTATTATTTGAAGAGTAGTCTCTTTATGGGACTGCTCTTCTTATTTTAAGGAGAAAAATTATATGTTTAAGAAAAAGAAAATTGACATTGTTACTAATGATGTTTTATATAAAGAAAATCAGCGACTAATGCGTGAAAATGCGTTATTGCGTCAGGAAATTGAAGCTATACACAAGTATAAAAGCAATTATGAAGAGTTAATTGCTCAAGCTAAAGATTGTAAGAAAAGATATGAGGAAGCTCTGGATGAATTTAAAGAGTTAGAAAATTCTTACAAGAAAGAATTAAATAAAATTATAAATAAAAAATAACTAACATGGAAGGAGGTACTTGCTATGATTGCAATGGATTTTTGTTTTGACGGACTTTATCTTAGCGACTTTGGATGTATTATTGTAAACTTCAATAACGACAATAGAGAAACATCTGGTGGTAATACAGAATATGATTCTGTCAAAGCTCCTGGCAGAGATAAGTTCAGATTCTATGGTTCACAATACAATGAGCCATTAAGCACCACCATTTCTATTATGAAGAATCCTTGTTTAAGTGATTCTATTGAAGATATGAACTTTAATCATAACGAGGAGAAAAAAATTACAAAATGGCTAAAGAAAACTGACGGATATAAATTGTTTAAGTATGCACAAGGTAATGAGAACATTCAGAATCCTTATTTTTCTGTTGCTATGGGTAAAGAAATTGGCTCAGATTCAGATATTTGGTATCAAGTTAAAATTGATGTTGTGCCACATAGATTATATGATGATTTAATCGGATTCGACTTAACCATTACAAGTAATTGTGCTTATGGGTTTACACACACTATAACAAAACAGGCAACCATTAACAGTACTACTCCTTTTTCTTTTGAAGTAGATACTGACGCAGATGAATATATTTATCCTGAAAAATTTGAAATGAGTAATATACATACTATTGGCTCTTTCAACATAGAGAACAAATTTGATAAAGAAAGAAGCATTAATAATGATATGGCAACTTCTTTCTATGAAATAGGAATGCCTTTTTTAAGAAAAGATTTATCAATGAACGATTTGATGTGTCAAACTCAAAAAACAGTTTCAGAATTTGAATTTATAAGAAACAAAAAAATTGATATATCAAAGATTACTTATATTACCAATTTGTATGATTATACCATACTACATTTTTCAATAAATAATTCAATTTCTGATTATCCAAATGGTTTTAATATTTATTTTTCAAATGAATCACATGGAATTATCGGAAGTAAAAAGGTTGATTTTAGTTCTTTTGACGAAGATAAAAATGAATTTTATATATTTTTAGACACAAAAAAATATGCTCATTTGTCAATTGCGGGAGAAAATTATTCTTCTTCTACTTTTATCAATTTAATTAGTGTATCTACTTATTCTTCAGATTTTGAAAAAACTAGAATAAAATACGATTTAAATACAAAGAAAGTAATTGATTTTAAGTTATTTAGAGTAACTGATACACAATTCAAAAAAATTATCTTGAAAAAAGAAATTTATAATTCTAAGGATGAATTATTACACGAAGAAATACTTGAGGATTGCAACTCGTTAACTTTACAAAAAGAGTCCCCGGAAGAAAGCTATTGTGTTCTTACTAACCTTTATTTTGCCAATCCAGAAGGGTTTAAAGATGATACTTCAAAATCCTCTAGTTCAAAGGATGATAATAATAACATAAAACCAGGTTCTTCAAGTAGTTCAGGTTCTAATACCAATTTTCAAATTACTGAATCAAATAAAGATGAAGATTATAAGCCTGCATATTTTAATTACGACCTAACAGTATTTGAAACAATTAAAACAGATTTTCTTTCTTTAGATTGTGACAACGAAATCATCACAGGTCTTGATAATCCAAATCATTTTAATTGGTATTTTCCTCGTTTAATTGACGGAAGTAATGAGATTGTAACTGACTCAGTTAATGATATAGATATAGAAATTACTTACAGAGAAGCAAGGATGGTGGCATTATAATGGCAGTATTTAGTAAAGATTTAACAAGATTAATACGTTTAGATAAGAACACTTCAAAGCTTTCTAATCCTGAACTTCTTCTTATGACAAAGGACTTTCAGAAAATAGGTAAACTTGGAGAATATACTAATTGGAATGTATCTGTTTTAGGCAACAGTGTAGATGAAATATCTTTTGATGTTGCAAAATACGTGGATGGTAAAAAGAATCCATTATGGGACAAAATCACTGACTTAAAGGTTGTTGAAGTAATGAAATATGGTCGATTCGAGATTTCAGTAACTTATACTGACAATACAAAAACCGTAAAATCAGTTCACGGTTATTCGTTAGAAACCGAATTGGCACAATTATACTTGAATGATTTTCATGTTAATGACGATGATGCAATGACAATGGAAATGACTGAATATAATAAGGATGATTTTGATAAGGATGGTAATTTTATTCCTACTGTTTTCTATAATCCCGATGACAAAAATCATTCTCTTCTTCATCGTGTAATTGCTGACAAAGCACCGCATTGGGATATTGGATATGTAACTCCATACATTTCTTTGGATGATGATTATACCATAGAACAATCAACTCAGTTTCAGCGTACATTTACTGCCGATGGAACATCAATTTATGATTTCTTAACGCAGGATGTTGCTGAACAAGCAAATGTTGTATTTATTTTCGACACTATCCACAGACTTATTAACTGTTACAGTTTATCTAATGGATTAGACGAAAATGGAGATTTAAAGCATATTGCAATTGGTTCAGATACAAATGTTTATATTTCCAAAGAAAATCTTGCTCAGGAAATTGTATTAGAATCCAATAAGGACGAAATTAAGAACTGTTTTAGGATAAAAGGTGGAGATGATACGATTAATGCTTATGTTAGAGCAATTAATGTTACAGGTTCTAATTATATTTATAAGTTTGACAAGTTTCAACAAGAGGATATGCCAAAGGAACTTATAGTTAGATTAAATGAATATCAGAAAGAAATTGAAATTAGAAAACCTCAGTATCAAAAGACTGTAGAAGAATTATTTAAGGCATATGATAGAAAATCTGAATTAGAAAGTTCTATGATGCCAGGGAATGCAAATGATAGTGTAGATAAATGGATTGCTACGACAGCAAAAGAAATGTACGATAGTATTAAACAACAATTGATAGATAATAAGGTTGGTGTTTTTAAACTATCAGATTATAATAAAAATTATTTTATTGGAGTAAGCAACAATGTTGAAGCAATGGCTAACATCTATAATGATAGCCGTTTTACTTTAAAAATGATGAGTGACAAGTGTAGTTATGATCCTACTACTGCAACTTGGACAGGTAATTTTACTTTAACAAAAGTAGATGACGAAAGTGATTATTACCCAAAAACTGAAGAACAAAAAGATCAAACGTTTAGTGTCAGTATTGTTGGTGAAGAAAATGAAGGATTGTTCATCAAACAAAAAATCATGCGAAAATTAAATAGTCAGGGAATTCTTGATATAGATGAAGATATTTATAAATATCTTTCAGAAAATGAAGAATTTACTGATGAAAAAAGAAAAGAAGTTTATGATTATTTTAATAAATATTCTTTGGCTAGATTAAAGAGTTTTAGAGATGGATATGATGCCTGCATCAGTACATTGCAGGATTCAAATATTGTTTCCACCAACACACAAAAGAATTTAATATATGACCGTTATCGCACTCTTCTTGATATTACAAGTGAATTGTATAATTTACGTCAAAGTCAAGTCGATAAACAAATAAATCTCATTTCTGATATCCAGAACAAACAAGCCGAAATTCAGTCTGGTTTAGATCTTGAAACATTCCTCGGAGTTGAATTATATAATATTATGTGTATGTATCGTAGAGAAGATACTTATGAAAACAGCAACTATGTTTCAGATAATTTAAGTGACTCTGAATGTTTAAAGAAAGCACAGGAACTTGTTGACATTGCCACAAAAGAATTAAATAAGGCTTGTGTTGTTCAAAGAACCATTTCTACTACTCTTAATAATATCTTCGCTATCCCCGAATTCGAACCTTTATGGGATAGTTTTCAATTATATAATTATATAAGAATTAGAACTGATGATGAATTATTAAAGTTAAGAATTATTGGTGTTGAAGTCAGTGGTGATACTACTTCTGACTTTTCTGTTACTTTTGCCGACAAGATTGAAAGTGCTGATGGGACAACCAGTGATACAAAAAGTATTTTAGATCAAGCACAAAGCATGGCTACTTCTTATAACAGTACCGTTGTTCAGGCAAAGCAAGGTAAAAATGCAAAGAATATTTTTACCGATATTTATAATAACGGTTTGAACGCTGCAAATGCTATGATTAAGACCGATGATTCTGAATCTGTTACCATTTCTTCCGGAGGTATTCTCGCTAAACGTATGGATGATGTAGGTTTTTATGGTGACAAGCAATTAAGAATTACAGGTAACTTAATTGCAATGACAAATAACAATTGGGAGACAGTAGCAATGGCTATCGGAGAAACTAGTTTTACAAATCCATATACAGGAGAAATATCAACTGGTTATGGTGTTATTGCAGAAAATATTGTTGGTAAAATGATGTTAACCGAAAAGTTATATGTTGCAAGTAAAAACGGAAATGTGCAAATAGATGGAAACGGAATTACTCTTAGTGGTAAACAGGCAATTACATGGAATTGTGATAATAATAACACTTTAATAAATGAAACTCAAAAAGAATATTGCTTAATCGGACAACAGGAAAAACCAAATGTTAATACAAAATGGTCTACTACTATCCCAATTTGGACTGCAAATAAAATTATATGGTCGAGAATAAAGTATATTTATGCCTCTGATGTAATAGAATACAGTGAACCAATTTTAGAAGATGGATTAACTGAAACATATACAAACTTTAACAATTTTCAAGATAATGTTAAAAAGAATTTGTACAACGGAACAGAAATCACAAAAGATTCTGTTATTTCTCCTAAAATCGCTGGTGGCTATGCTTATTTTACCAATGGAAATTATTCTGTCGAAATTGATCCAAATAATAACGCTGGGAATAATACTTTGAAGGGGTATTTATTCTGTATTAGAAATGGTGAAGATCCTATTATGGGGGTTGACACAAATGGAAATGGTGTATTTAAAGGTTCTGGTTCGTTTAAAGGAAACATAGATGCAACCCAATTAAAGTTGTATAAAGATAATACTTTTTATGGACAATTTGACTTTGGATATCATACATATAATAATTCTGAATATTATGGTTTGGGAATTATGGTTGCCAATGATCAGTCTATAGATGGTGATACTAATCACAGACGAATAACTTTTGGTGTTGGAGCAAGCCCCTGTGAAAATATTTATTTTGATTTAAGAAGTGATAAAAGTGGATGGGACTCAAAACATATTTTTGATACTACTTGTATTTTTCAGCAACCGGCTTATTTTATAAAAAGGTGTGAATTTAATGAATCTGAATTCTATAATAATGTTGCATTTAGAGATAATGTTTCTATAAAGAATAACAGTTTACTTAAATTCTACCCTGACGATGGAACAAAAAACAGTTGGTCACAATTACAGTATGCGTCATTCCAAGGCACTAATGAAGATCTTGTATATTCTCCTAACTCTATTTATTCAGAAAAAGATATATATTCACGAGGAGGCAAGGTTCAACTTCAATCTTCATCAGATGTAAGATTAAAAAAGGAAATTCGTTCTTTAAATGATGTTAAAGATTTATATCTTGGTTTTAAACCAAAACAATATAAATTCAAAACAACTAATCTTGGAGACGATGAGCAAATTCGTTATGGTCTTATTGCTAATGAGGTAAAAAGTAATTTGGACAGATGTGGATATAATTCTTCTGATTACCAAATTATAGAAACATACCAAACAAATGGTTTTTCGGGACAGCAAGCATATATCAGAGACGGTGTTGGTTTAAGAATAAATTATGAAAATCTACATGCACTCCACATAGCATTTGGACAACAAATCTATAAAGAATTAACAGATAAAATATATGCACTTCAAAAGGAATTACAGGAATTAAAGGAGAAAATTTAAAATATGGAAAATAAAAATAATCAGGTTGAAAAGCCTATAACAATGGTTATTGAAGATACTAAGAATAATTTAATAAATGTGATTAATCAATCAGGGTTACATCCATTTATCTTAGATTCAATAATGAAAGAATTGCACAATGAAATACACATTTCTTATTTAAAACAGGCTCAGATGGAAGCTGAGAATTATAACAAGAGTGTTTCTAAAGAAAACTAATAAAATGCTCTAAATGGGGCAAAATCAAGGACTAGTTACTATTTGACTAGTCCTTTTATTATGAAAGGAGGATATATGGGCAAACAGATAGTTTTTAGAAATGATTCCAAAGCATTAAGTGTTTGCAACAGAATCCGAATATTTGAGGGCGAAAAGAATGTAGATTATTTCGAATTTCTTATTCCAAAAACATATAACAATCTCGACTTGTCATCTTGTGATATTGTAATGGTTTATATTACTGCTGATAATGTTGAAAATCGTTTAATGCTCAATGATTACCTACAAGATGAAACTGTTAATAACTGTATGATATTTAAACTTGTTATTGATGAAAAATTTACTTCCGTACCAGGCGAACTTAAATTTTATATTAAATTTTTAAAAAGTGATTCAGAAGATATTATATTAGAATCATCAACAGCAATAGTTGATATAAATAATCATCCACAGGGTACTAATACTACCCCTGAAGAAAAAAAAGATTTAATAGATGAAATCTTACTAAGAAGCAAGGAAGCTTATAATAAAGCAACTAAGGTTGAAGGAGAAATTGAAAAGTTAAAAGAGGAATGTCTTACGGACAGACTAGTTGTACTAAAAAATTTATCTACTATTAGGGTTAAGGAAAATATTTATTTAGTTAAATATAAGTCAAATTCTTTTATGGGACGATTTGACCAAAGTAAGGATTATGATAAAGGTGATATTGTTTACACAGTTGATTCTGTCCAAAAACCTGTGGTCGAATATGATGTAATGAAGAGTGAATTAAACTTAATTAAAAAATTAAATATTGATTCTTCTAAGAATGCATTTAGTTCTTCTACTCTTTTAGTAAATGGATATATGCCCAATGAGGGATTCGATTTAAGTTTTAATTCACAGTGGGCTTGTCAAGTTCCACCAATGAGTTTTGAATTTATTGGAATTGATTTAGAAACAGAACAAGTAATATCTGAATTTGATATTGCTTGGGTTTATAATCATCACGCAAACAAAGTGACATTGCAGACATCAAAAGATGGAAAAATTTATATGGATAGTCAAGTTTTTACAAGTAAACTATCTTATGATGGACAAGGAACAAGATATATATTAGATTCTCCTGTAAAGGCAAGATATGTTAGATTTAAATTTGAAAATCCAAACATTGCCGATGTTGGATATAGATTATATGAGATTGCATTGTTGAGTAATACTTCTACTACATATTATCAATTTAATAAAGATTTTTATGGCACGGGGAAAGAAAATATATCAAATTATGCAGATGTATATACATTACCTGATAATTTCAGTTTTGAAGTTGGAGATGTATATTATTGTTTAGAAGATTACAAAGGTAATAGATTAAATTTGAAATTTAAAAAAAAATAATTTTGTGAACTTAGAGAGTGGTTTATATCACTCTCTTTTATTTTGTTTTTATAGAAAGCGAGGACTTTATTATGACAAAGAAACATGATATTAGAATTAATAGAACAAAGTTGCATCCTTGGTTAAATTACAAATTAGGACTTTTATTAAAACAATGTGAAAAGAAAGGGATATACCTTATTATTACAGAAGGATTTAGAAGTAAGGAGTATCAGGATAAATTATATGCCAAGGGCAGAACTAAACCAGGCAACATTGTTACAAATGCCAAAGGCAGTGACTATTCGAGTCAGCATCAGTGGGGAATTGCTTTTGATATTGCGATTAATGATAGCAAATTATTATACAATGAAGCTACAATTAGAAAGGTTGCTAAGATTGCAAAATCAAACAAGGTTGGTTTAGCTTGGGGTGGTGACTGGACTAGTCCTGTAGATACTCCACACTTTTATTTAGATAAGTGGGGAGATACACCATCTAAGCTTAAAAGAACTTATAAAACATTTGATAATTTCAAAAAGACTTGGACTATGAAAGTTTCGGGTGCTAATGATAAAGGTATTAGAATCTTTGCAAAAAATAAGATTGCTGTACTTAAAAAGGGATTGAAAAATGGCACAAAAGTTAATGTAATGTACGTTAAGGGAAATTATGCTAAGGTTGAATACAAGGGAACTGTAGGATTCTGTAGGGTTAAATATTTAAAATAA